CTCTATATCGCCTTTGAGTGTGCCCAGTACTGCTAAGACAGTCTGGGGGTCTGTTAGTTCTGTCCAGGGTATAGTATCTGTTAACCAGTCTGGGTTAACGTCTCGGGTAATACATTCCTTGAGGTATGCTTCAGCCCAGTCAGGGTCTAGGTAACGTAAAGCCTGGGTACCTGGGAATAACTCCAAGCAATAGATCTGCCCTGTGTTTAAATCAAATACCATACTGGCCACGTGGTTCTCCTCGCCACCCCAATCCAAGTACTGGCTGTTAGGCCCCCAACACTGCCATTCAAACTTGTTGGTACCTCTGGGCTGGCCTAGTATAGGCAGTATCTCTAAGATGTTCAAAACTTAAATCCAAATATCGTATGACTAGCGGCATTGTGTGGTACGCTACTAAAGCGAGCTAGGAAACTGTCAGTCCAACAACTGTACTCCAAGGCATCCTTTTCCCTACGATAGTGTACCCATTCGTGCCCTAGGTCATCTGTGATCACGTGTATGATTTGAAAGTGATTACCATCACTGTCTACCCAACGGCTGTACTGCTCAATTTTTTGTGACATTCTTATCTCCAAATGTGTTAACAATGGCCTGGACTAAGGTCTTGGCTTCCTGTTCTGTTAGATCCAACTTAGTTGGGTTGATTCTAAAACTACGTCCTGGAAAGCGACTTTTGATAGCGGCAAACATGGTCTTAAAGTCTGGGCCCTGTGCTAGAAACTCACCTGACTCAGCAAAGGCATACCAATGACCCTGATGACGTTCTACACCAAATACACACTCTTCTGGCTCTGCGTCTACGTCAACAATGTCTCGGACCGCAGAGCTGACAGAATCCCCACGCATAATGCGCTCACGCATTTCGTCTTTGAGTATGGCTAAAATGCTGGCCTGTCCCAAACGAAAAGCAATCCAAAAGCCAAGGCCAATTAATACATAGTCCCAAAAGTTCATAGCAGTCTCCATGATTAATTATTTACACCAAGGGTTGAATCAAGCCAGGGCTGGCAAGCAGTCCAGGTACGATAGATATGGGCCCGGCCTCCACGGCTTTCCCATTGCATACAGTTATCTGTGCGGTCATCAATTAGGATATCTCCGGGTTGGCAGTGGTCCTGCTTGTCATGACTGTATGGCCCAAGGAATACAGGAATGCCTTCAAAGTGTTCATGTGCCCACCATACTTTATCTTGTATAGCCCAAGGCATGTCGTTGTTGTGTGGAATAGCACTTAAGAATGCCATGCCATCTGCTCGTCCTTTGCTGACTGCATCACGACAATATTGTACTAGGTCATGTGCATTTGGCTTTAATGGTAAGTTACGATAAAAACGACTATTGCGCTTGAGCTTGGCCCATTCATCATCTGGTATGCGAGCATAAGGATCATCGTTGGGGAACTTTAATTTTAAAAAGTCTTCAGCGGCCCGACGCCAATCGGCAACTACATCATCCATGTCCAAATATATTATCATCTTAGGTCCACCTTAGAATAAACCAATCACGCTTGGCTTCTTTACGCCAACTAAACAATCCTTTGTCTTCTACAACATAGGCATCGTTTTCTTTGGCCCAGGCTATCATTTCCTGGATTTGATCCTCTGTGTACTGTGCAAAGTCTACCTTAACACCTTTGAGTCTAAACGGACCCACTTCACAGGTTTCCAATTTAGGACCCTTGTTTTCGTCTGCACTCATAGGAGGCATAAACGTTCCGGGTGCGGGTATGTTTACTGTTGCGGCGGCCTTGGCCTTCTTTTTACCTTTTGTTGCCATTATTGAAACTTCATCCAAAATTTAGTTACTAGTTCATTGCTAATCGGTTTAGTTATTATAACATAGGTCCTGGGTGCTGTGTCAACTGTATTGGTCCAGTGATCCCATTCTACGTGTATGACCCAGCCATCTCCGTGTAGACTTTCGTGTAGATCCTTGGGCCAGCAGATATCGCCAATGTTTTGAACACACCAATCTACCACGGGCAGTTGTAGATAGTCTGCTAACTCAGGACTCTTGCCTCTAAGTATAGCATTGCCGTAGCCCTTGCTGGCACGAAACTCTAGGATCATTTCCTGCATAGTTCTAATAGAGTTAGATACTTCATGTAGGCTTTTTGCACCACAGGATGCTCGATGCGTACACGTTCATCTCTGCGTAGCATTTGAACTATTTCGTCATTGTCTTTAATTCTGTGTTCGCGTTGTTCGTACCATGCCAGGATGTCTTCTAGTTCTTGCAGTTTATCTCTGGGCAGGGTTACATCCACGCAGTCAACTTCTTCTACTTCAAATGTTTGATTTGCCAGGGCTTCTGTAGCAGTAACATTCCAAAGGTTAGTGTAGTTGCGTAGGCGAGGGATCCTACGCATCTTACGCTGACTAGGAAAGACCTGCATGTCATATTTTCTAAAGAAGTCTTTACTCATGATATGCTATTAATAAATCAAATGCTGTGGCATATTGTACTTCGGGCTCCATATGAAACCCTGTACCCCAAACTATCCAAACTCGACGTTTGTATATTTTACGCCACCAGACAACTTTGCCTGCAATAGTTCTAACAGGCCACCACGCAAATACTTCGCGCCAGGGATAGCAGTCTGCACCATCTGTGATTATTTCGGTTGGAGTCATATCTCTAATCTTTACCCATTGATAGCCCGGGGGTGCTTTCATTATCGATCCCCGTACTTTAAAATGAACAATGAATGTTTTTTATCATCTACAATTTGATAACTGCTGTCTATATTGCCACCAGTCATGTTTACACGCAGTCCCCAACGGCGTTGCATGAAGTAATTGAAACTGCTGAGGTTTGGTTCCCCATACGGACCTAGTTCATTGGCCTGATAGTCTGCCCAAGCGGCACGTAGCATACGCCAATATTGATTACGGCGTTCAATATAAGATTCGTGCGCTTCGTCGAGTTCTTTATATGCAGTCATGATGCCCACTTCAATGTGAACCAAGTTGCATCCTGTTCACGTTCAAATATCCAAACTAGGCCCAGGGTTTCAAAGTTGCCTTTGACATAAGCGGCTGTCCATGCGTCCACAGCCATACCCTGCTCCATGGTCATGGGTTTGAGTATAACCTTGCGCCAACCTAGTTCTTCTAAGAAACTACATAGCACACCAAAGTCTATCTCCTGTGCCATTTGTTGTCCGGCTCGATCAATTATCTCTTCTTGTATGTCACGCATCACTGAACCTTAGACTGAATAGCATAGCATCCTTGCCACTTTTAAAGTAATAGACATTTTCAGTATCTGTCCAGCCATAGCGCCAGCGATACTTACGACTGCGTCCGCCAGGACCAAATGTCTTTTCACACCATTGCTTAATTTCATCGTGCTCTTGCGCGGCCCAACGAGGACTAAACACTACCTTATGTTTGTATTTGCTTTTGCGTTCTTGTATTATCAACTGCGCCACCTTAATGTAAACCAGTTACGATCCTTTTCCTCTTTAAACCAAAACTTACGATTGTTCATGTACCATCGTTCGCCGGGTGCGGGTGCTGACTTCTCTCCCCACATATTGTCACCGCTGGAGCCAAAGGTTTGTGTACACCATTCTTCCATCTTGTGCCAATTGCCGCCCACAGGCTCAACACAGTAATAACGACGACCATAGACTGTGCCTTCTGTGAGTATTAGGTCTTCTACGGGTCGCCCATAGATATCGTCAAACAATCGTTTGTATGCGGCTACCTGACTCTTGCCAGCATTACGCCCTGTAATCTGTACAATACCTCGGCCTTTGTAGGTCTTCATCTTGTCCAAGGCACGTTGTTGCCAGGGCTCTAGTTCTGCTGATTCACTCATCAGTTACCTTATGCTCTTTGGTTAGTTCTGCTACCATTAAAAATCGTTCGTAGGCTTTACGCACACTGGGATTTTCTAACAATGCTTCTGCTTCCTTGGCCATGGCTTTGACTGCTTCTTCACAGGCTTCTCTGGCACTGGGCCATTCTAGACTGCGAGCATCTTCGCCAAACTCTTCGATTAACTTTTCCCAAGCGGCCTTTTGGCCCGGAGTCATCTCTTTGGCCATTTTATAGTTACGTCGAAGTTCTGTGGCCCGCATAATAACTTCACTGATCCTGTCTTCAGCAACACGGCCAGCGGCAATCATAGGAGCATAAGCCGGATCAATATTGAAACGACGACTACTACCTCCAGGATAACATATAACAAGATGACTTCCTTTTGGAAAACTATCCATTAATGTTTGATCGTACTCATGCACAGGAATATACCTGCGCCCTTCTTTTTTGTAAAAGATTGTCTTACTCATAAACCACGTTTACGTCTTTCATGCAGTTCCTGGCAGAAGATACAGCGTGTGACACCTGGCTGGGCCAATTGTCTTGCCTTAGGAATATCTTCACCGCACTCTTCGCACTCCTCTAAACTAGGCTGTGCTCGTTGTTTGGCTAACTCCTGTTGAACTCTACCAATAGCATTTTGGTTGCTGATGATACTGTTAAGTTGAGCAAGTTCTTGCTCCTCATTAACGCCTGATTCAAATGTTTCGTTTTCGTTATCTGACAAGTTATTTGCCTTTCTTTTTCTTTTTTGGTTTAGGAATATCAATAGTTGTATCTGCGTTCGCGATTGCTTCTCGTAGAATATTTTCAACTAATTGGTTAAGTGTAATGTCTTGCTCGTGTGCTAACTTCATTAATTCAAACATATGGTCATCGTCGAGTGTAAGCGGAACCTGTACACGATCGTCGTAGTCCAGTTCCTCTAATTCGATTGCCATGGCCTTTTGGATCCAGTCATCGTCTACTTCCAAATCAACAAAGTTGACATCGTCCCATGCTTCTCTGTGATCAACCTGATGTCGTCTTGCTTCTGCGTTATGCAATTCAACAAAGGATTGATTTATTAAACGATAGGCACGATTGCTACGATAGTCATAGGAAGTAACTTCATAGACTTCCTGCGTCTTAGTATCAAATATAATGCTGTGACTGTGTCCGTCTTGATCGCCATTCCAAGCATCCAGACAATAAGCATTGGGACCATAACATTCCCAAAGATAGTTACTACCTTCAGTGATGCGATAGTCTACAACTTCCATCCATTCTTTTAAAGTAATCATTCCTCTTCTCCAAAAATATAAGCGGCCATTTTACGTTTAGTTGTTTCTTCGTCCTTCATGGCACAATCAAAACAGATGTTCTCATCGTTTGGGCCATAAGGTCTGCACTCGGCAATGATGCCACACATCTCGCAGGCTTCAGGAGCCTGCTCTGCAATTATGCCTCTGCTACTCATAGGTATGTGCCAATTTAATGTTAATAACAACTAACACCGCATTGAGCAACGCCAGTCCGTAACTTTCTTTGAGTAAACTGTCTAGGCAAGCAAATGCACACCAGCCAGCAACAAAGTAGTTCATTTCATATATGTGTTCTTTAATCCATTTAAACATTAGTGCAATCCTTCTTCCTCTGTATAAATCATCCAACGATGTTCTTCATTATTCCAATGACGATTGTCATAGAATGTAAAGCCAATGTGATAGCCTAGCAATGCCAGTTCAATGTTCACACCAGCATGGTCTTGTTGTGTAGTAAATTCAAATTCTAACCGCAATAGCTCTGGACATTTAAGAATTTGAACTTCCCAGAACTTGTTCTCGAAAGGAGTTGCACCTGCCCAATACTTGATGTTAGCAAAACGATCCCACCACTTAGGGTTACGGATGTTAAGGTTGAAGTAAATCATTAGGCCGCCTTTTGTTCAGGCACTGGCAATGGTACAGGTTCACCGCCGTCGGGATCATCCGGAGTATGATCATCTTCTTCATCTAACTGACTTTGGAAGAACTTGATTTGGTCAATCATTTGTTGACAACCTGCGCGACTCATAGTGATTTCATTGTAACCCATGTAAAAAGAAACACGGTTATTATCGGTTAGACCCAATCTATAAAATGTTACAGGATCTTTTTCCTTTGGAGGCTCCGGCTGTTTTGCTTCCGGCACCTTTGGCACTGCCTTGGGTTTGGGAAACTCTAAAACTTCTGCGCTATCGTCAATCATTTTCTTAAATCCTAGAAATGTTAAAAAACTCATTCTATTACTGCCTTTTGTTTAGGTGTTGTGAAAACTTTGGTACCGTGCTCGCGAATTGCGTCAGCCAGTGCCTGCGGGGTGTCGTTACTATACTTGATTAATGTCTCTATGTCAACCTCTGAATGAAAGGTCCAAATCTCTGGAAAGCGATGTGGATTGGCTTTGGCCCTCATGATCATTATACCTACCTCAGGTAATCGTTTTGGTGCTTCACCTTTGAGTTCAGCCCACATGGCTTTCTTGTCGTGGTCGGTTAGGTCTATGATACACTCAAAGCCTAGGCTGTCCCAATAGGCAATAAACAAATGTGCAGTCATTTTGATCCTAGATGCTTACAAGTTCCTCTAAAAGTAAATCCAGGACAGGTACAACTGTGACTAGTTACTTCGTAGACTTTGCCGTTACTGCCTTGGACCAATCTAACTTCTTCTTTCTTATCTTTAACTTCAAATGAATAAGGTTTGCCATCCATTTCACGTATCCATTTGCGTTGTATGATACGGAAAGGAAACTCTTTGTTGCCAGTACTGATAGCAATCTCTTCTGGCTTGCACCATTTAACTTTTACTTCGTCGCCTTCATAAAAGTTAAACTCAGATATTTCAAAGAAGTATGATGTTCTACGATCATACATTGAATTGTAAACTTTTAGTTTCATTGCCAATCCTTACGATTGAGTGTGCCTGCTTCGAACTGTGCTTCAAATGGATGACGCTGTATGACATCCCATTTCTCTCCGCAACGGATACAAGGATCTTCTGGACGATAACCATATCGTGCCTTAGTACCAGTCCACTCTGTATTAGCACAACCACTTAGTACGCTCAGTGCTATTACTAACAATATTGGACGCATTCGTCTTGCTCCTAGTTGTTTACGATGTTAATATTATATGCTCGTTAGAGCGTTTTGTCAACCTGAAAACCAAAACCAAATAAATACTTTGTTAGTCCAAAAGGAGATAATCATGACTCTACGCAACTTAGCCATTAATTTGGAAGTAGGGCAGGAGATTGTAGTGGGTCCAAACGATGAACACGCTAAAATAACCAAAATTGAATATCATGAGAAAAGTGGAGAAGTTACAATAAACACTACCAAAGGACCAAGAAAGGCCTTAACATTTAAACTTGCTCCAACCTACGCAGAGGATTGGATTAACCCAGCGGATAAATATAGATAATATGAAAGTTTACGAAATATTAGAAAACATTGAAACTGATTTGGATGAAAAAGCATCCAGAAAACTCTGCGTCTCTACTCGTTCAGATGCTGAGTTGGGTGCAAGTAATCTAGCAAGTTGTAAGTCACAAGGCTTACGTGCCCGCGATGGACAGAAAAGCCACTTAGTAGGCAAGAAGCGTATTACAGTTGGCGGTAAGAAAATCAAAGGTAAAAAATACGGCGGCCCATTGCCGGACTATAGTTGAAATGCGAGCACTCAGATATGATTGGCCAACTACTTGTGGCTCCACCAGCTCAGAAGAATGAGTTCTGGGAAGAGTCAGTTATATTCTTATATGAGCAAACTGCTCAAAGTGTTGTTGGCCTCATCGTAAACAAACCCAGCGAAAGATCCCTAGCAGACCTAGCAGAACATCACGAATTAGATTACACAGGCGACGAACAAATTTATGTCGGTGGCCCAGTAAATCCTAGTGCGTTGGTTATGCTACACACAGATGATTGGGCTTGTACTAATACAATGCACATTGGCGGACCTTGGAGAATTAGTTCAGACAGAACGATGCTTAGTCGTATCTGCAAGGGCGACGCTCCCCGCAAATGGAGATTATTCTTAGGTATGAGTGTTTGGTCACCCGTGCAGTTAGAAGGAGAGATTATGGGCAATCCTCCGTGGGACAAGAAAACGTCCTGGGTCACAGCACCAGCAACAGAATCAATCTTGTTTGCCAAATCACCCGAAAGAGCTTGGAAGAAAGGCATCGATTTAGCCGCCCAATCGATGGTCTCCAATTACTTTACAATAGAATAAATCGGTTGACAATATGGCGCAAAGGCCATACAATCGACTGGTAAATAGTTTTTTAACCCCGAAGTGAATTAAAATGTCAGATACCCTATTACTGAACGCAGATGCACAACCAGTGAGCTACTTGCCACTGAGTACACTCTGCTGGCAAGATGCTATCAAGTATATGGTCTTAGAGAAAGGCCGTGTATTGGAATGGCACGACGATTGGGTCGTACGCTCTGCCCGTTGGGAAACTCGTGTACCTAGCATTATTATGCTATCAGAATACATGAAGCCAAAACATACAGTACGTTTCTCTAAGAGCAACGTGTTCCTGCGCGATGGCTATACCTGTCAGTATTGTGGTGACCATTTAGAAAAGAAAGAATGTACGCTAGACCACGTGCTACCAGTTAGCCACGGCGGTAAGAGCACATTTGAAAACAGCACTACTTCTTGTGGACCTTGTAACGCTGGCAAAGGTGCTAACCATAAGATTAAGCCAAAGCACAAGCCACACAAGCCAGACTTCTGGGAACTAGTGAACAAACGCAAAGCCTTGGGCTTTCAAGTTCGTTACGAGGCTTGGATGGATTATATTAAATAATTCCATGAAAAAACTATTCTGGAATTGTTTAGGCTTTCTTAGCCTTGGTATGGCCTATATAGGGGTTGTCACACCTGGCATCCCTTATAGTCCTTTTGTAGTGTTTGCGGCTTATTGTTTTAGTAAGGGCAGTGAGCGTATGCACAAGTGGATCTACAATCACAAACTGTTCGGACCATTCCTTACTAACTGGAACGAAAAACGTGTGTTCCCGCAGAAGATGAAATATCTAATGCTGGGCATGATGAGTTTGAGTTTAATACTAATGTATACTGGCGGAGTAAAACCAATTGGAGTTATCAGTACTGCTGTGTTTATGGCCTTTGTTGCCATTTGGGCTTGGCGTTATCCTTCCTCTGTTGCCGAACATGACAAGCGCATTGAGGAAGGACGCAAAGTAGGTTGGTTTAATAACTCTTTTTAAAGACTGCTGTAAGGGCAGTAATCAAATCCTCAATCATACCATCATCGTGTAAAGGACTAGGCGCAAACCTTAATCGTTCTGTGCCTACGTCTACAGTTGGATAGTTAATTGGCTGTACATAAATGCCAAACTCATTTAACAGTTCGTCACTCATTGCCTTACAACGTTTAGCATCTCCAACTAACACAGGAACAATATGTGTAGTTGAACAGTCCATAACTGGAATGTCTGCTTTCTTCAATCTGTGTTTTAGTTTACGAGCTCGCTCTTGATGCTTCTCACGCACTTCATTATGTTCACGTAGATACTTAACTGCGGCCAGTGCTCCAGCACAGGTAACTGGACTCATACTCGTTGTAAAGATAAAGCCTGCGGCCACGCTACGAATAGCATCAACCACTGTCTTGTCTGCGGCAATGTATCCTCCCTGCGTACCAAATGCTTTACCAAGTGTACCGTTAACTATGTCAACACGATCCTGTAAGCCCAACTCTTCTAATTTACCTGCGCCTTCTGCACCATAAAGGCCAACAGCGTGTACTTCGTCAATGTAGGTAATGGCATGATATCTATCTGCTAGGTCGCAGATTTCCTCAATAAGTCCTACATCTCCGTCCATACTGTATACACTTTCAAATACAATACAAGGAGTCTTTCCAGACAACTTACAGTTGGCTAATTTGTTTTCTAAGTCAGCCATGTCATTGTGTTTGAATACTTGTTTAGGTGCGCGACTATGTTGAATACCAACAATAATACTGTTGTGGTTGTTCTCGTCTGATATGAATTCTATATTGTCTATGATCTTAGATAATGCTATCAGTGTCCACTCGTTGGCTACATAGGCACTACTGAATAACAAAGCACCTGTCTTATTATGTAGACTGGCTAGTTCACGTTCTAGGGCAACGTGATAATGGCTAGTGCCTCCAATGTTACGTGTACCGCCCGAGCCTGCACCTGTATGGTCTAGGGCTGTGTGCATAGCATCTAACACTACTTTGCTTTGACCCATACCCAAATAGTCATTACTGCACCAGTTAACTATCTGTTTGATGTTATATGGGCCGTACCAAAGTGCCTGCGGAAACTTGCCGTTCTCACGTAGAATATCGTTGAATACACGATATTTGCCGTTGTCCTTAAGGTCTGTGATTAGTTTTTTGAAAGGTTCTTTGTTTATCATAGTAATAATATTTAACCAATAAATATCACACACTGAGTCATAGTGGTTGACTTTTAAAACTAGAGCGTTATAATAGCATGATGATTGGAATAATTGGCTACGGAATGGTGGGCAAGGCAGTAGAGTTTGGTTTCTCAAACACTGAAGTAATCTACTCAGACCCAGAATATAACACAACAACAATAGAAGATGTTTGTAGGGCTAACCCTTCTGCAATCTTTGTCTGTGTTCCTACACCCACGGACGATACAAACTATTCCTTATTGCGCTCTGTGCTAGATACTATACAAAAGAACTACACAGGAATTACAGTAGTTAAAAGTACTGTACTACCTCAGTACTTAGATGGATATGATGTTGTTTACAATCCAGAGTTTTTAAGTAGAGCAACTGCTAACAATGACTTTGTCAATCCTCCCATGGTTATCCTAGGAGGACCTATGGATAAAACTCAGAAGTTGGCAGACGTCTACAGATCATATTCTACAGTCAATATGGATCAAGTGGTGTTTACTGATATTAAAACAGCCGCTCTGGCCAAATACTGTATGAATAGTTTCTATGCTACCAAAGTTACATTTATGAATCAGATGTATGATGTAGCACAGCAACTAGGAGTAGAGTGGAGCCAAGTCACTGACATATTAGCAAAGCAACCTTGGATGGGAACACATCACTTTCAAGTGCCCGGACCAGATGGCCAAAGAGGATTCGGTGGTCCATGCTTGCCCAAAGACACAGAAGCACTAACTAAAGAATTTGAAGTACCTTTGTTAGATACTGTGCTACTATTGAACAAGGTATATAGACAATGAAAACATTATTAGTTGTCCTATCCGAAAAATGTAATTTAAACTGCTCCTACTGCGGAGTAGACAAGTGGAGTAAAAATCGCATCGACCCTGTGTTGTACTTGGCAGAGTTTCGTAAGATGCGAGAGCAATATCCAGACGAAACAATTAAGATTGATTTCTTTGGTGGAGAGCCTTTGCTTCAGATAGATTTGATAGAAGAGATTTTAGACGGAGTCCGTGACGATGGCAACATCAAATTGTTTATGCCTACTAACGGGCTACTGCTCACAGAAGAAACTGTAGACTTCCTAGTTCAAAATAACATAGAAGTTTCTATTAGTTTTGACGGGCTATGGCAGGATCGCAATAGACTACAATTAAACGGCAAAGGAACTAAACAACGTTTCTTTGAAAAGCGTGAACTATTTAAAAAACTGCCCGGAGTTAGTTGTCACAGCATGATAACCAAAGGCTGTTATAATCTACTAGAAAATCATCTATGGATTAAAGAACATTTTGGATTCAATCCAGAACTTACGCTGGTACGAGATGTAGGTACATGGGATCAGGACAGCGTCGATAAACTTAAAATAGGTATTACCGAGATGTTTGACTGGTACATTGCCAATCCAGACCAAGGAATGCCCTATTTTGTGTTATTTTATCTAAGACACTTTTTAGATTATCATTCTAAGGGAGTTACTACAGATAATTGCGGTGCAGGTACAAATATGTTTATGTTCAGCGAAAACAAAGTTGTACCCTGTACCCGATTTAAAGACAGTCCGGACATGATAGCGGCCATACCACAATATGCCCAAATGCCCGTTTGTCAAACCTGCGAAGTTAGAAACTACTGCAAAAAGGGCTGTTTATTTGAACAGATTAAAAACCAAGGTCCTATAGTTGAGCTCTGCGATATCTATAAATATACGTACAGAGAAGTCAAGCGCATGACAGCGGCCTTAAGAAACAACGAATTTTTCAAACAAGTTGTTAAAGAAGAAATGGAAAAGGAATACGAAGATGGCTACGAGTATTAAAAGGATGAACAAGGCGTTGTACAATGCGAGCTTCCACTTGTTAGAGGCAAGTAAGCATTTATCTAACGAAGAATTGTTTCGTGAAGAGGCGGAGTTCTTGGCTAATCTAGCAAAGGATATGGCTAGTATTATCCAACAAGAAGAAGAAAAAGTAACTGAAGATAAAATGCTGTCAGTTCTAGATGAAATATTAAACATTGAGGATATCAAATGAAAGTATCAAAAGGATCGTTTACCTTAGAGATTACAACTACAGCACTATGTAACTTAGGTTGCTCGTACTGTTTTGAAGGTGTGAAAACAGACACACGTAGACTCGATGACAAAGTAGAAATTTTAAAAGTACGCATCAAAGAGTTTTATGACAGCGCATGGTTCAAAGAAAACTATGACGAATTAATGATCGATTTCTGGGGAGGCGAACCTACACTTAATGGCAACTTAATTGTTGATATTATGAAAGAGTTCCAACACATCGAAAATATTGGATTTCATATCTACACAAACGGATACAACCGTAAACGTTTAGAAAATGTATTAGATAATGTCGACCTAAAAAAGATTAATATCCAGTTTAGTTATGACGGTAAGAATATCAACGACAAGTTCCGATTAACGCATAGTGGTAAACCTACATCGGCACAGGTTATTGAGAACTTTGAATATTTCGCACGTAAAGGTGCTAACTTGTCATTGAAAGCCACAGTGCCATTAAAGAGCATGACAGGTATGCTTGCGGCATGGCGTGACTACAAACAACTCTACGAGCGTTTTAAAGATATTGGGCCTAACTGCCGTGTTGAGTATGCTCCGACTATTGACTATGTAACAGACCTACCAGTAGACGAACTACCGGGAATGGTAGCAGACTTCCGTAAAGAAATGTTGATGATTGCTAAGGAAGAAATCGAGTTTGTTAAAAAGTATGGGCATCATTTATGCACTTGGTTTAATGGCGGCGACGCAAAGAGTCACTGTCAGAGCGGCGCTTCGATGCATGCCATTAACGTAGACGGTAACAGTTATGCTTGCCACGGATCACTATATAGTCCAAATAAAGAATTAATGGGTTCTGGTGGTAATATTGATGATGCTGATTTTATTGATAAAGTTATTAAAATGGCTACAACTTATCAGCCAAAAGCACGTGAAGTCAGCGATATCTGCAAGGGCTGTGTAGCAACAACCTGTATGATTTGCCCTGTTTCTAGTTTAGATAATAGTAAGCAGGAAGACTACTTCGATCGCTGGACTGATCGTTGGGTAAATAACATGTGCGGTTTCTTTAAAACATTTGGAGAAATCGATAGAACAGTTCAGGCTTATCTAGATAGAGATTTAGCAGTTAAACCTGAGCTTGCAGAAAAGGAAAAGGAAACTCAATAAAATGGCATGTAGCGGAACCTTTTGTAATCAAAACAGTAGTGGAACAACGACCTGTTTTAACCATCGTGGTGCGTGTTCAACAAACCGCCCACTATCTCCAAGTGCAGAATTTGCAATAACCTCGGGTCGTATTACAGCGGCAGACATTGAAGACTTGCGTAGTAAAATTGACGCTGAACTACAAAGATATCAATTGCACTTGACCAACAGTGGCACTATTAATCATTTTGGTGTTGTTTCAAGACTTGAAACTAGTGCATACGGCACTAGTACCTTAATTTCCGCTTCACATATTAATAATATGGAAACTATGGTTCAGGGAATTCTTAACGTTAATGAACCAGTTGGATCTAACTATGCAGTATATACTAATCCTGCAGATGCTACAGGTGGTAATAACGTTTATAGTGCTGGATCAATTGCAACAACGACTCACTGGATTACTTTACGTGACAAATATAATGTTATGCGTCAGGACTGTATTTGTAACTCAGACTGTACGTGTAATGCTGTATGTAACTGCCACAATGACTGCGGCTGTAACTACAGTGATGAAAGACTAAAACAAAACATTAAATTCATTGGCACTAGAGAAGGTATTAACATCTACTCTTACAATTACACCTGGGACCCAGAAACAAAGTATATCGGTGTAATGGCACAGGAATTATTAGGTACAGAATACTCAGATGCAATCGAGTTGGGCGAAGATGGATTCTTTAAAGTCCATTATGACAGATTGCCAAATAAAGGAGAACTTTGGAGCGAACCAACAACTTTAAAGGATTAAGATGAGTAGCATCATATATGATTTAGCCATAGTTCAAGATCGTGGCTCACACTGGTTTGTAACAAACGTAACTCAAAACACATTAGACAATCAAGCAGACAAAGACGAAAAAATTCTTCGTCTTTCCTACATGAGCCATCAACTTATTAAACAAGCACTGATGGAAGGCAAGAGAGTACATATCCATAAAACTCTATTAACAGGAGAAGTGTTGCCTGGAGAGTTTGATATCATTGATTTAAAAGAAACTGATCCTGTCCAAGAATCAAGAGATGCGGCAATGGTGAAAGTCCGTATGCTTGTAACCCCAGAGTTATCTAAAGCATCTGGTTTGTCCATGTATGGATTTATTGTTTTAAACAATGACCTGGCCAGCGCAGGCTACTTTATTACAAATGAGAATAGAGAAGAAAAATATCTTGAGATTCTCGAAACAGGTGATGAAAAACTAATTGCTAAATTAGAAGATTATCTTAACTACAAGGATGAGATCGAAGCCGTTGCACAGTTAGAACGTAGATTCAGTGCATTTAAAAATGAACTTCGAACAGCATCGACAGTCGAAGAAATCAAATCAATAGAAGAGCGATTTTTAGAACGATTCTACGCTAACTTCTAATAATGAACTATGGTGTTGTATACAAGTTTAAACCACACAATAAGATCAACGGAACATTATTTTACTGTTTCGAATACTTTAAATTTCTAAGAAAGTATGTTGATGCAAAGTTTTATATTGTTGGTATAGACACAAAGGATCTTGAATTAGTTCTAGATATCCTTACGACAAAATACAACACCACAGTTGATAACATCGTTCCTGTAACACTAGTAGAGTTATACAAACTCAATCTTGATCGTACACTTATCCTAGATGTAAACACCTTTTACGATTGTAAAGAATTCTTAACTAACGAAATACATTGTTTCAGCAATGACACGCACGAGATGTTTCGTTATAAGAATAATCGCACAGTAACTTACTACGGACTGTATCCATATCAACGCTACGATGTAGAGTGTATCCTTAAATTAAACTTTGAGATATTCAAACCCTGTGCTAGCCAGCCAGGTGTATTTGTTAGTTGCTTGGATCCAAAGTACATTCGATACGAGTACGAACGATTAAAGGCGCAGTTCAATCGTCCTATCCTATTAAAAAAACAACACACCGGCATTGGAGATTTGTTTGATCAAATTGATGCTGTCCACTATATTCATGTTGTAAGAGATACTAACAACAGAATAATCCCAGAAGGGTTCTTCTATAATAAAGCAGTAACTATTGAAGAACCATACAATCTTGACATAGACTCAATACAATTACGCTATAATGATATAGTTGCTAACGGGCTAGGCAATTATACTCTTACAGAAAACTGTCCAATGGTGCAGGCATGTCTAAGATAACACAGTTAGATAACTCCTATGACCTTTGGCTCAGTTATACTTGGAGCAACAACAATCACGGCATCTGTGGACACACCTACGAAGTTATAGATTACTATCATATACTGCGTAACGATTTCAAAGTAGGCATATTGTTATGCGAAGACATTAACTGGGCAAGGTTTGAATCTAGTATTAGAAGCAAATACAATTTTACAGATGCTGAGATAGAAGACATGCAGTCTAACACAGTATTTGCCAACAGGCCCACTCTAGTTAAAGGACGTAACATATTATTCACAGACGGTGGCGTTGTTAATATGCAGTCTGTAACATTATTGTTTGATAATATCTTTTACTTTGCCTGCGGCAATAAAGAAATCAAATACAATGACAAAGGCAATGTGTGGATCTTACAAGACAATAGAGTATATGAACCTGTAAAGAAAAACGGTATCAACTACAAAAAGAAAATACTATTTGATAAGTTAAAACCTTTAGGCGAAAGCAAGGATGCTGTGTTAGTATACGCTACTAAGAACTGTAGACAGTTGGATACCTACGAGGAGTTATTACAGTACGGAGATAACATCCTTGCTATAACTAACAAAGAAAATATGCCCAAACCTATGCCAGGGTTCACATTTGTCATTCCTCCTGTGGATAACTTATTCGAACAGTTTAGAACTTACGTGTATACTCCTGTTAAACGTAAATGGGATTGTAGTCCACGTTTCATAGCAGAGTGTAAATATTACGGCAAATCTGTAGTGTTTCATAACATTGATTATTGGGACGAAGATTTAGGATTATACTGGCGTAACTGGGATATAGAAAACGACTTCGATAGTCTGTGTCTACGACCCAGTGACGATATAGTAAACATACTTAAAGGCATTATATGATTGTAGTTGAAATTTTAGAATACTGTAATTTTAAATGCTATTTCTGTAAAGCAAAGGACATCACTGAGCCTAAGTATATGCCGTTGGATTTATTCAAACGCATAATACTAGAAGCAAAGGAAATGGGCATAACTGAAATTGATCTAATCCCTGCCAAAGGGGAGCCTTTCCTACATCCAGACATCTATGAGATGCTGGCGTTTCTCAATGAGCATATGAAGTATACTATTGTGTTTACTAATGTCACTGCAATTAATGTGCGTAAGTTAGCAGAAGTTCCAATGAACAACATTAAGTTGTGTGTTAGTTACTATGGCGACACTCCTGCACGTTTCAAAGAACTAACAGCAATGGACAAGAACTTGTTTGATATTGTACATAAACGTTTACAAGAATTAACTGACGCAGGCATTCAATACAAACTTGAACGCAGAGACTATGGCTACGAGTTTAACTACACAGGCACAAAGGTAACAGAAGAGTTTGATCCGAAGCTCAAGTGTCACTTCCACAGCATGCCTAAGATTATGGCTAATGGCGATGTAGTATTTTGTAAGTTCGTAAAGGACAACACACCTCCTAACGACAAGGTTGCGTTTGCCAACTTACATAATACATCATTAAAGGATGCACTAACAGATCCTATTAGATACAAGTTCTTCGATAGCCAAAGCATTTGTGTAAAACATTGTAGTAGTTTTAGCAGAACTTGTTACAAAGAAAGTATTAGTAGTTTTAAATTAATGGCCGCAAGTAAGAAGGCTTACTTTGCTAACCCCGATCCAGTAGATCAACAGTACGAAGAGATAGAACGTGAGACTATACAACGAGCTCAGCAACAAGTTACAGATAGACCGTGACGAACCTATTTGCGAACGTGCTAAGTTAGATACTGGTACGCATTGCAATTATCGTTGCGAGTTCTGTTATTACAAAACACAGTTAAATGAAGTAACTGAGTTTGAAGTCATACGACAACGTATTGACTATCTCGTTGCCTGTGGCATTAAAGAAGTTGACTTGAGTGGCGGTGAGTCTAGCATACACAAACAATGGTTTGACATTCTTGACTATTGTAAAAGCAAAGGCTTAAAGATTAGTTGTCTAAGTAATGGCTACAAGTTTGCTGACAAGGAGTTCTTGCGTAAGAGTAAAGAACACGGCTTAGATGAAATACTGTTCAGTGTACACGGTTACGATAAAGAAAGCCACAACATACTAGTTGGGCATCGCAAGGGCTTTGAAAACATTATCCAAGCAATACACAATGCACATGAGCAAGGTGTTCTTGTGCGTGTTAATTGTACAGTAACACATAAGAACTATAAGAACTTGCCAACTAAGTTTGTTCAATTAGTTAACGAACTAAAGCCGTTTGAAGTTAACTTCTTAACTCTTAACTACTGGGACGATGCAGGCATACAGGAAACTATCGACTACGGAGAAGTAACTCCTTACGTACATCAAGCAATAGATTTACTAAAGGATAGTGTTCCTAAACTTAACGTTCGTTACACGCCGTATTGCTTTATGAAAGGATACGAGCAGTACGTATGCAACTACTACCAACACATATATGACATTTATGATTGGAACATTGCTGTGTACAATGGTGACATAGACCCAGACGTGTACCGAGCAGACCCACACAAGGCAATGTATGATGCGGCCGCATTTAAACGTAACCGTACCTATTACAAAACAAAGGACTGCTTAAACTGCAAGCACTACTATATCTGCGATGGTGTAGAGAAACAAATCAAAGACATTAAACTACGACCCGAAGAAGGTCCTAAGATTGATCAAGTAAATTTTTACCGCAAAGGATACTACAAATGAATATTATAGTCGTAGGCGGTGGAACCTTTGGTCGATTTGGTAATGACTTTGTAAGACAAGCAAAGGCAGATGGACATGTTGTCCGTGTGCTTTCTCACAGAACTAACGATGACACAGATGCTACGCTAACTTTCTTAACAGCAGAAGATGCAGTAACTAAGTTCAATAGCATTACACAAGACTTAGATACAATTGATATCTTGTTGTACAACTCAACATATAAAGGCTATCCAGACGATCCTAGTACATTTACTAGCAAAGGTGTAATAAAAGAAAAGTTATATGTACATGGATTTTATGTACAGGCAATCATACCACACGCACTATCTATCGAAGCATTAAAGAAAATGACAACACAGTCTAAAATTGTGTTTATGACCACAGATGTAATCTACGATAGAGAACGCACACTTGGACTACACAAGTTGGGCTACTACGGTGGCAAGGCATATCAACATCAATTGATGTTAGCACTAGCAGAACACAACGACAAAGATGTAACTGTGAGTTCAGTAAGTCCCGTGTTTGACTATGAGGATAGAAAAAACTATCAAAGGCAGTTTAATACAGTCTATGAACATATCTTTGGCACTACACAGAATGGAAAAATATATGACTGCTGGGAATAACTTACACGACAACTATGAGTTCTTCCAAGGCGGCTTGGATGGCGCAAACTCCTATACTCTTTATGTTACATATAAATGTAATTGGTTCTGTAACTACTGCTCAGAAGATACACACAATCGTCCAGATGTAACCATAGAAGACTTACAGCGTAAGGTACAGGCCATTCCTCCTAACAGCGATGTAGCCATTACAGGAGGAGAACCGGGTACACTTAATAAAGAAGTAATGCTATGGTTGCTAACAGAATTAAAAAGCAAAGGTTGTTTCATTAATGTAAACACTAACGGAACATTCTTTAAGAAACATAAAAACGTTTGCCATATCCCAGATAGTTTTCTATATCACTGTAGCGAACACTTAGATGATGAAGAGATATGGATTCCAGAACATGTTGATCGTTCTAAGATAGACTTTCAACTTGTGATAACAGATGATACTGCGGACAGATTAGAATACTATATCAACAAGTATCCAGACATAAAGTTTTTGATATTTGGTGCAGACAATGTAATTGGAAAAGGATTAAGTAGAGCAAATGGATTTAAGGTTTATCAAAAGTTTAAAGATAAGATTGATCCAAACAGTTACATACATTTGATTACAACCTGTAGAGAAGTAAATGATATACGGAAACTAAAAGCATTGAGATGAAAGAGATAGAACTTCCTTTAACTTATAAGTGTAATTGGCACTGTGACTATTGTGTAGCAGACACACACAATCGTCCAGAGTTACCTTACGAGGAAGTTCTGCGTAGAGTAGAGGCTATTGAGCCAGGTACAGAAGTTACCTTTGGTGGAGGTGAGCCAGGACTACTAAAGCGTGATCAACTAGAACATATTATTAAAATACTCAAAGACAAAGGTTGTGTGATTGATTTACTAACTAATGGACTGTTCTTTAAACGTCATATGCCTTTGGTACATGAGTTTGGTAAGATACACTATCACTGTGTTGAGTACTTACCAGACGACATAGAGTTTCCAGACTTACAATTAAATCATGTATCCTATGGATTGGTAGTTACAAACACAAACTTCCTAGACGGAAGCATACATGAAATGATTAGACGTTACCCGCACATTAAGTTTTTATTGTTGCCCGATGTGCGTAGTCAAAAGAAGATTAACTTAAACTTAATGATGGACTTCTTTAATGAACACGGCGATAAGGTACATCCAGGATCATTGCAGGAATTCATCACAGTTGTGGCAAGGTGGCACTAATGGCAATTCACGCACAAGAACGAGAAATTGAATTAGTCGTTACATGGGTATGTAACTGGCACTGCGACTATTGCTGTGTTGATACACACAATCGTCCTAAACTTACTATGGATGAAGTAAAGGCCAAGTTAGACAAAGTTATTCCAGGATACAACGTAACACTCAGTGGCGGCGAAGTTGGCAGTATGAAACGTGCAGACATTGAATATATCCTAGACGAACTAGAAAAGAAAGGTTGCCGCCCTAGCATTAATACTAATGGATTGTTTATCAAACGCTATCGTGATCTATTGCCTCGCTTTGATACTATCCTGTATCACTGTAGCGAAAACTTAGACTTAGACGAAGAGATCATTATAGATCCAGAATTAAATTTACAGTATCTATTAATAGTTACTGACACTAACTTTGACAAGTTAGAAGCATTTATTAACAAGTATTCAGACATAGAGTTTCATTTAGTTGCGGCTACTATGCCCGAAGGTATCAATGGTGTAACATTATCAAACAAACTCAAACACGCTATGCTGACTAGATTCCACAAGCGTATGACAGCAGAATCTAAAGTGCGAGTATTTAAGGAGAAGGACTTTGACTCAATCATCTATCTATAAAGTCCAACCTAACGCAGACATTGAACGTATTGAGTTAGAGTTAACTTCTGCTTGTAATCTCAAATGTCCGTTGTGTGTTCGAGCAATAACCAACGTGCCTGATGAAAACAATTATAGAAGTCTAGAAGAAATAATTGCACAGTTAGACAGTTATCCAAACTTAAAGTTTATTACTATTGCTGGCCCAATCTCAGAGCCAACAACTTATCCTAAACTATTGGAGTTGATTGCTTATATTAACAAACGTGATATTGAGATATCTCTGTACATCAACGGAGATACTAGAAATGATCTGTATTATAAAAAACTAGGCACATTGTTTAGAAACAAGACAGGACATGTATACTTTACCATCTGCGGTAGCACACAAGAGTTACACGGAACATACAGAGTTAATTCAAAGTTAGATAGAGTGTTATCTAGATTAGAAATAGTAGATAAGTTCAGCGGTGGGAAGGGTGTATTAACTTGGATTGTGTTTAACTATAACGAGCAGGACTTTATAGAAAACTATCCAAAGTTCAGTGAACGATACAATACAGAATATTTCCATACTTTGCCAATTACAGAGCATCACCAGTTAAAGAGTAAAATACACTTACCAGATCGTTTAAAGGCATTGTACGAACGAGAAATAGATAGAAAGGATTTTAACAATATAGTATGCCCAGCCAACGCTAGTAACTATATACAAATAAGACATGACGGCAAGATAGATCCTTGTTCGTTATATAGGCAGTTTGGGGAAGAACATTGTTGGGAATGTAGTAAGAAGAATCTTACAACACTAAGAACAAATAAGATATTCCAATGTGCAGAACCAGAAACAGAAACATCATCAAGGAGTGTGTTGTTATATTATGAACGTCACTATGAAAAAGAGTGAAGTAGAAGAGATGGAGATGGACTTGACAGGAGTCTGTAATCTCTCATGCCCACTGTGTACTCGTAACTATCAACATGCGAATCACTTGGTTGAAAAGAATGTACGAGACATAGACACTATTATTAAACAGTTAGATCAGTACACAGGACTTAAACGTTTCTTTGTTGCAGGTGTAGTCAGTGAGCCGACTATGTACAAAGACTTCATTAAGTTTATTGAATACCTAAACAGTCGTGATATCTATTACGAAATCTTTACCAACGGCAATACTAGAGATACAGCATGGTGGGAACAGTTGGGTAGCATTGTACCTGAGAAATGTATGTGTGCATTTACTGTCTGCGGAAGCACACAGGAAATACATGCCAAGTATCGTGTGGGCAGTGACCTACAACAGATCCTAGACAATGCCGCGGCGTTCCGTAAGAACAGACGTAAGAATGATTGGATACAACATATCCGTTTTGAGTACAATGCAGAGGATAGAGAAAGCCCAGAGATGAAAGCAATCTTTGATCAATTCAGTAATGTAATGAAAGTTGAAACAGAAGGTGTGCGTAGAGTAAACGTCTACAACAAAGAAGTAGAACTAGGCATTCGTCCTGTTAAGACCCGGGAGCAAACTATTAAGTTGTTGTTTAAGAATCGTCCTGAGCCCAACGACGGTAAACAATACAACATACAATGCCGTAGTCTACAACAAAAGAAAATATACATTAACCAATGGGGACAGGTCAGTGCCTGTTATACTCATGCTGAGAATGAGCAAGACTACTTTCCAGCAGACAAAGAAGACATGGACTACAGTGATATCCTATCCTTTAAGTTTCCAGATTGTTTCCTATGTGAGAAGCGTACACGTACCTTTATTGATAAAATGGGATTGGACTTTGTATGTTAAAGATGCCTAAGGTTATTGACCTAGAGTTAGAACTTACAACATACTGTAATGCTCAGTGTGGACTATGCTATAGAAACTATACAGCATTCAAAGAACACTACCCAGAGAATAAAGTTCGTCCACTACAGGAAGTCATAGATCAATTAGAAACGTTTCCAGACTTAGAATGGATACGTCTTGTTGGTACTATATCGGAACCAACTATCTACAAAGACTTCTTTCCTTTAGTCAAATACATGAAGGCCCGTGGACTAAAGATTGAAATCTGTACTAACGGAGCAACACACAAGCCCGACTGGTGGAAAGAGTTATCTACTCTAATGAACGCAGATGACAAAGTTTATTTCAGCATCTGTGGTAGCACACAAGAACTACACGAAATATATCGTACAGGAACTAGTCTAGCAAAAATACTAGAGAATGCTCGTGCGTTCCGTAGTGATAATAAGAATGACTATGCTCAGTGTATTCGTTTTTATTATAACAGCGATGACTTTGATGGGCTAGAGTTCAAACAAATGGTCAGCGAGTTTAGTCATGTCTATTGGACAGAAACATTCCTGCAGAAAGAAGAATCCAATTACGTAGACAAAACGAACCTACTTAAATTAAGACCCAATCCTAAAAAAATAGATGACTATCAGCAGATGGATAAGTTTGCCCGTGCCAAATATGCTAGTCCAGTTAAAGGCAAAGCCTACTGCATGAGTTGGGAAAACAAAAGCCAGCAAGTGGACATTGACGGCAAAGTATATCCCTGCTATTTGTTTTTGGAAGCCAGCAAAGGCAAAGAATGGGACGGCGACTACGAGAAAATTTTGAACATGCAGTACGAAGTCTGTAAATACTGCGACCGTGCAGTTATAGAACTCTGCGATAAAAAAGACTTACGTTACATTATATGAATCATTGTTTACTTTTGGCTGTGAATGTTGTGCTAATTGATAGAGTTGGCGGCATACACAGAATGGCTAATCACCTTCGTTCCTTGAATTGGGACTGCGAAGTTGTGGACTTTATAATGTATTGGACTCCGGAAGAACTGTTAGAACTTGTAAAATCTAGAGTTACATCAAATACAAAGTTTATAGGATTTTCTTATCTTTGGAACAGAGCGCAGTCTATACATAAATTTCGTCTAGCCTTTGAATGGATAAAAAAGAATTATCCAGACATAGTTTTTATATCAGGCGGGCAATCGCAACTTATTGATTATTCATATTCGGACTATCACATTTATGGCTATGGCGAGTATGCTATAGAAGAGTTACTTAACTATAAATTTTCAAATGGCCAAAGTCCAAAGTTTGAAAATATTTCTAGCAGAACTAAGATTATAAATGCCAATAGAGACTATCCTGCATATCCTATGAAACATGCTATGATCAAATATGAGGATAGAGACTTTTTAATGCCTAACGAATGGGGCAGAATAGAATTCAGTCGAGGTTGTAAGTTTGCCTGTAAGTTCTGTAATTTTCCTGTGATCGGTGCCAAAGAAGATTATACTAGAGATATTAAAAACGTAAGAGAACAATTCATGGATGCCTATGATCGTTTTGGTATAGAGAACTATCATATTAGCGACGAAACATTCAATGACAGGCCCTATAAGATTTCTAGAATAGCAGACTTAGTTGAAACGTTACCGTGGAAGCCATACTTTGCTGGATTCATCCGTGCTGATTTATTAATAAATCGTAAGCACGATAGAGAAGATTTATTAAGAATGGGGTTCCTTGGACATTTCTATGGCATAGAAACATTTAACCCTAAATCAGCAAGTTACATAGGAAAAAATGGTAACACTACACGAATGAAAGAAGGACTAGTAGAAGTTAAAGAATACTTTCAAAAGCACGTAGGTAACAAGTACAGGGCAACTATCAGTTTGATAGCAGGCCTGCCACACGAAACATTAGACAGTTTAGAAACTACTTACCAATGGGTTAAGAATCATTGGAGAGATCAGTTAGCAGTGGCTTGTCCTTTAGAAATAATGGACTGGGGAGACTCTAGAGAAAATAGAATTTCCGATGATTTTCAAAAATACGGATATGAACAGATTGAAATAGATCTTAATCCTAATCCTAATTTTATATTTGAAAAAGATAAAACAGTAGACAGAACAAAAGTAATGTTACCTGGAACAGGTAAAAATCCTCCCATAGCCTGGAAGAATCCTAACATGGATATTATGCAAGCATGGGATTGGTGTAACAAATTAGATAAAATTTGGTTAGTGGGAGAAAAGAATCTTGCTAGGACTGAAGGATACTTATTGTCAAGAATATTGTGTCACGAAAACGGCGATGTGCTTACTCTTGAAGAAAAATTAAAATTAGTCGAAGAGACTGCTATTAAACACACAGAAAATTTTAAAGTGTTTGTCAACAACTATAAAACGAAGAAACTAAATTGGAAATAAAAAACAAACTAAACATAGACGATTTGCAAAATTTTTTAGACAGCACAGTTTTAATAACTGGCGCTGGCGGAACTATTGGCAGTGAATTGGTAAATCAGATACAGGCAAAAACTATTATAGCAGTTGATATCAGCGAATACGCTATCTATAAACTACAGCGCGGCATTGGTGCTAAGAACGTGCATTGTATAGTCGGAGATGTCAGCGACAAGAAGTTAGTCGACATGATCTTTGACAAATATCAAATAGATTATATTTTTAATGCCGCTGCCTATAAACATGTAGATACACTAGAAGATGAAAATAACTTTTATTCTGTAGTTAAGAACAATATTCTATCTGTTATTAATTTATGTAATCATTCGGACGAAGTGAAATGTATGATACACATATCCAGCGACAAGGCAGTAAACCCTACTAACAATATGGGCTACACTAAACTTTGGTGCGAACGTATTGTACAGCAATATGCTAGAACATCTGACACAGAAATGAAAATTGTTAGATTTGGAAATGTTTTTAGATCATCGGGATCCTTTGTAGAAACATTAGAGTGGCAGATAGCAAACAATTTGCCAATAACTATTACAGATCCTGAAATGAAGCGTTACTTTATTTCAGTACAGGATGCAGTATCGTTAATCATTAATATTGTTCATTTAGAATTTGCCAAAGCAACATACATCTTAGATATGGGCGACGAGCAGTCTATAATGGACCTAGTACCTAAAGATTACCCGCAGGTCATAATTGGATGTAGACCTGGAGAGAAACTACGAGAAGAATTATTCTACGACTACGAACAACTGCAAGATACTAGCAACACTTTGATTAAGAAAATTGAATGGAAACCAGTGCCTATGATAACTAACATAGTCACTTTGCTAGACGAGTTAAAAAAGGATACAGTATGTCTAAAGACATTAAACGAGATTATCACAACAACAACGATTTTGTAGAACTGTTTGAGCAACGCCTATGTGAATACACAGGTGCTCCTTATGCTGTGGCAGTAGATCGTTGCACCAATGCTATACTGTTAGCAATGGAATACTATGGTAAGAAGAAACAGAAAGTCAGTATACCAACACAGACATACCTAAGTGTTCCAATGACACTGATCAACTACGGATACAATGTATGGTTAGAGTTCGATGATTGGATGGGCAACTATCGTATTGGACACACTAATGTCTATGACTATGCTGTAGGTTTTGAAAAGAATATGTATGTGCCTGGGCAAGTCCAGTGTGTTAGTTTTCAACAGAAGAAGCGTCTAGCAATAGGTAAGGGCGGAGCAATTCTATTAGACAACAAAGAGATGTATGAGAAACTAAAACGTATGCGCCACGACGGTAGAGACAGTGCTATTCCTACAGCACAGGACACAGGTATCATTATGGGTTATCATATGTACATGAGCCCAGACGAAGCCGCACGTGGTGTATTGTTGCTTAATCAACTCAGCGAACACTACACTAATGGCTCACACAAAGACTATCCAGACATTTCAAAGTTTGCGTGTTTAAAGGACTATGCAGTATGAAGTATGCCCTAATCACAGCCATCGAAGGAGATGCTAACAACCTTAACGAGCAGAAAGGTATTGTTGGTACTAGACGTTTGTTTGAAAGCGAAGCAGTACTGTGCTTTGAGAACTGGCGTAAGAATGGCGGATGGTTAAAGGACTGTGCTATCTATGCTTTTTGTCCCACACACAACATTGTAACTGACAAAACAAAAGAACGATTTAAAGAATTAAATGTAACTTACATAGAAGAGTATCAGCCTATCACAGAAACATTTATCAGTGGTTTCTTAAATGTTCCTTTAGTAGGTATGTTGCTAGAGCAGAGGCTTGCAGAAGATGTACTAATCAAAATAGACTTAGACATGAATTTGATTAAGCCCTTACCGGAAGAGTTAGTTAACAGTGAAACATTGATCTGCGGACAGTACGATGACTACTGTACAGCACAACAGCGTACAGTTAAAGAAGGATGGAGTAATCCATTTGACACAGGCTTTACTATCAGCAGACGTGACAGTGGATTTTATAAATTCTTCTTTGATGTCCTAACTGACACAATGACTAATCATGATCCTGAATGGGAGAAAGTTCGTGCAGTCAGCGGAGACTACTACTTAGAAGAATACGTTATGGACAAGATCTATAACAACAAACTGTGGCCAGTACAGCCAATACAAAAGTATCAGATAGGCGAGTGGTATACACCAGTAAAGGAGTTTACAGACGATGAACTTAGAACAGTATACTTCTGGCACGAACACCTTATACATGATCCTGTGTATGACAAAGTCAGAGAGAAAGTAGAATATTTTAATAGAATGAGGAAGTTACGTGATTAACTCACACACAAGTTTTGGCCGTTTAAAAGAAGTAGTAGTTGGCAGAGAATTAAAACTAGCCAAGCGTATCAGCGACATTACATTCAAACAGTTTTATAGAGAAGCCTTAGACGAACGCATCTACGAAGCACCGTTTGAAAACTATACAGTCAGCATGGAATTGATTGATCAACGCAATGAACAGTTAGATGGGTTGGCAAAGACATTAGAAAGCCTAGGAGTAACAGTACACAGACCCGATGTGCTAGATAAGATTGTTCCGTTTACTACCCCTAGTTTTCGTAGTGAACTAAGTTCGGCAAGTAATGTACGTGATCTAACATTAGTGTATGGCAACAAGTTAATTGAAACTCCTACTTTTGTACGCAATCGTTATTATGAAAATACTCTGTTACATGATGTGTATAGTCGTGCATGGGATAGAGGACGTGGCGGGCAATGGATTAAGGCTCCGCACACTGAGTTAACAGAAGACACTATTGACCTAGGGCATTGGGGAGATAGTCGTGACTATGCAAACATTCCCAGTAACTATGTAATGGCAGTAGATGGCGCACAGTTCCTACGCATAGGCAAAGACTGTGTTGTTAACATCAACAGTTATAATCAATACTTGGGCTACGAGTGGATCAAGAGCTTTTATCCAGACACAGACTTCCATGTCTTACATGTAGCAGATAATCATATCGATGGTTGCCTAATCTGTCTACGGCCAGGAGTGTTCCTAGTTAATCCCTTGTACCCAAACATTAAAGATCTGTTGCCTGCTAAGTTCCGCAACTGGACTTACTTGTATCCTAAAGACCTAACAGCAAACATTGATGTACGAGGTATGACAGATATTGATATTAGACTAGCCAGCAGTCGTGGTATGGACGTTAATGTATTAAGTGTTGACGAAAATACTGTGTTGGTTACCGATCGTGCTGTTGGTGTTGCAGACATATTAGATAAGAATGGTTTTACAGTCATTCCTATTAAACTAGAGCACGGTGAAATCTTTGCAGGCGGCATTCATTGCTCAACATTAGACTTGGTGCGTGAGGATGAATACATATCTTATTAACAGTAAGGTGCAATTTATAAAGGAAGCCCGTGATGACTTTAAACGCATTTACGGACTAGACCACACGCCTTTTACTCGTAAGATATATTTTTACTTCTTTGAACACAATAACAAAAAGTACGTTCACAGGCGAGCGTTACAATTCATTTACTCTAATGCAGATACTTACACTACTGAAGTAGATCCTTACTACTGCTATTTGACAAAACAAAAACAGCCCGTAGACATATTTGCATTTTTAGAATCTTATCAGGGAAATCTATTACCCAAATTACTAGAAAGCAATGATAGTTTTTTGGTCTATGAATACTGGGAAGGAGATCCTGTAGAATCAGTTACAGAGCAGGAATTTCATTATTTGAAACTTCAACACAAACAGTTAGAACTCACTCCATTCTACAACAGCATGACTTATAATTTGGCTAGAAACGGCAATCAAATTAAATTAATAGATTTTAAGCACTTTGAACTCAAGGATAACAAGCCGTTCTTTCTCTATCTTTACAATGAAGATAATAGGGTAAATACACTATACATCGAACAAGGAACAGATATTGATACTATAGTCAATCATTTGGGTATTGACTATCCTGTATTAGATGCTAATATTATAGAATATTGAGGAATAAAAATGACAGAACCTACTAACGAACAAGTCTCTATCCCTGCGTCTTCTGTGGAAAATTCCAAAGAAAACCTTTTTAGACTTTGTGAGTATAATCCAGACGGACAGTCTGGTTGCCGCAGAACTAGTACAATACTTGCTTTAGAAGCAGAATACGACACGTTTGTCGATCCAGAAATGCAATGGGGTTATTGGGATCAATACTGTCTACACGAAGGCGCCGCATACTACTACAAAGGTTGGTTAGAAACTAATTTAAACGAAGACATTACCGAATTAGATTTCTTAAAAGATAATCCAAATAGTCGTGTAGATGATAAGAAAAAATATATTTCTGTTGTAGGTTCTCAAATTTTAGACGCATTTGACTTTGAGCAACTTTCTAATTTGTTTAAAAATAGACCAGCAGGTTTTCCAGAGCTTACTTTAGAAACTCCTCAGTTCTTTAAATGTATGGACGTAGGTACAGATGTTATCACTATAGACGAGCTCGATAAAACTTTACTGACAAAAATACAAAACACATTCACAGATAACATTAATCCACTTTTAACAGATCTTACAGATAAATTACATTTAGTTGACGGTAAAGTTTACTGTGTCGATTGTCTGTCATTTTTACAAAACCCAAATGTTAAATTAGGGGTATTAATGATTGCAAAGAATTCTGAAAAGTATATAAATGGAAATGGATACTTCTTTCCGTTTTCAACATTAACAGCAGAACAAACTGATTTCGTTAAAACTATTCCTCATGTTTATTTTGACGATTTTGCAGGGGAAGTGATTATAATTAATCTATGAAGTATCTATTATTAGGTGGCGCTGGTTTTATTGGCGCCCACTTAGCAAAGCGTCTTATCAAAGACGGACACGATGTTACTATTGTTGATTCCTTAATAACATCCAGTGCTCCAAACTTTCCAGTTAAGTTCATTCATGCAGACATACGCAACGCTGTACTTGATGAATTGCTGTTAGAAACAGATGTTGTATATTTTCTAGCAGGATCTGTAGGTGTTGCTAACATAGTCAACAATCCAACAACTACATTAAGAAACAATATTGAACTAATGAGTCGTTTGATTCCTTTGTTTGAAAGATATCAAAACAAAGTAATCTTTAGTTCTACATCAGAAGTCTACGGCGACGGACCATTCAGCGAAGATAACACTCTACACATTGGTCCTCCTACAGATTTGCGTTGGGGATATGCCGCGGCAAAGTTAATGACAGAGTTTATGATATCTGCCAGTACATTCCCTTACACTATAGTTAGATTCTTTAATGTAACAGGCCCTGGGCAGTTAGGCGAGCATGGCATGGTGCTGCCAAGGTTTGTTGATGCGGCCAAGGTTGGTAGGGATCTTACAGTCTATAGCGATGGCGGGCAGGTACGTAGTTTCTGTCACATCAATGATGCTGTTGAGTTGTTGTTAAAGATCGAAAACATCAACGGAGAAATCTTTAATGTAGGCAGTGACAGCGTAGTGACTATCAAAGAATTAGCAGAGCGAGTGATTAAACTATCGAACTCTACATCTAAGATAAACTATGTGCCAACACCGCACAGTGACATTGTCAGTAGAATCCCAGATCTAACTAAAGTAAAATATCTTACAGGTTTTGTAGCACAGTATGACTTAGATGATATTATCAAGGACATGCTGTGAACATACTGTTTGTCCTAGCACACCCAGACGATGAAGCATATGGTCCATACGGTACTATGGCTCGGATGGTGGCTGAAGGACATAAGGTTACACTATTCTGCTTGTGTAACGGAGAGCGTCCGAACTTTGAACAAGTTGCCGCTGACAGAGTGTTTGCACTCAAAGCCAACTGCGAACAACTAGGAATAGAATGGAAGATTTGGAATAATAAAGATCTTAGTTTAGAACTTAATGATACTGCACATCTATTGACACAGTTGTTTATTCAACATAAACCTGAAGTAGTTTACACACATAACATATCAGATATAAATCACGACCACAGAGTATTGGCAGATGCAGTTATGATAGCCAGTCGTCCCAAACCAGATAGTACTGTTAATCAACTTTATTTCTTTGAAGTGCCGTCTAGCACAGATTGGACATTTAATCAACTAACACCTGCGTTTCAACCTACAACCTATGTAGACATCAGTGATTATATTGACTCTAAGAAAGAGGCCCTAAGTAGATACTCAACAGAAACTTACGAGTTTCCAGATGCTAGGAGTATCGAGGCAATGACCACGCTGGCAAAGTATCGAGGCTATCAGGTTGGCCTTCCTTATGCCGAAGCATTTCGATTGGTATTCGACCGGATCCAGCGCAGTCAGTAATCCCAAACTTTTTAACTAGTCCTTTGTACAGTCCGTGTGGATCTTCGTTGTAAGGGAAACAGAAGTGCGTTGGTTTAAATCCTAGATTTGTTTCAAACCATTGTATCATCTGTTCAGTGTCTTGATTAATATAAGCAACTTTTTCTGCTAGACTAGTAAAGTTATCTAACCTAGTGTGACTGTGGCTGTGTGCGCCAATGATAACATTAGGGTCTTGCATGAGCTCTTTGATCTGTTCCACAGTCATATAATCTTCAAAGTCGCCCAATCTTGCTTTTTTATGTGCTTGAACACAGTTTGGAAAATCTAGGCTTTGACAACCACTGCTAACAATGCCTGAACTGATGTAGTATATTCTCTGCGTAGTTAATTGTTTGAAACAATCGTTGTAGTAATACTGGCTGTACAATCCGTCATCAAAGGTCAAGATGTAATCATTTAAGGGTAAATCAAACATCCATTCACGGACTTCGTGTATCATCAACAAAGGTTTCATAAGCAATATTTAACGATAAATATATTACAGTTACAAATATTATGGAATCCTGATTAGAAATCAGTATTCTAATCAAACAGATTTTAAATATCAAAGGAAATACAAATGAGTCAATATTATACAATACAAACGCTGGACGGTGTTGATACTAATCGATATCAAACTGTGAGCACTAATAATGCCAGTGTACAAAGCACAGCAATTACAGCAAGAAGAATTTTAATCACAACAGGAGCCCAACCGACTTATATTGAATTTGGGACTAATCCAACCGCAAGCGTTACAAAATTTGTAATCCCTGCAAATGCACAAATGATTTTTAACTTCAAATCTGGAAATAAGGTTGCAATTTACACAGCAACACAAAGTTATACAAGTATTTTAGACCTAGATTAATTTCTAAATAACGGAGTTATTCTATGGGTGTAAGAAATCCTAACTCGACAGACTACGTCCACTCGGACGAACCAAACCTTCTAAACCTACACAAGGCCATGGAGTACGACTTGGCTGGTAAGCCAATGATTCGTGTAGCGGCTAAATTGTCAGGGCCTAGTGTTGCCGGTCAGGTATCTGCTTTTGGCGAACCATTAGCAATCACTCCTACTGCTGTTATACAATTAGATGGTATATATGGCGCCACAGCAGATGTTATACAAACATACACAAACGGTACAGGATCTAGTGCCGGTTCAGTAGATCAGATGTTTAGAGTACACTCAGGAACCACAGCAGGTGGTTATGGTGTATTGCGTAGCAAACGTTTTGTTCGCTATCGTCCAGGACAGGGCATTATAAGTCGTATGACCGCAGGTTTTACTACGGGCGTTGCAGGCAGTAGTCAGTTTGCTGGTTTAGCCAATCAAGAAAATCGTGTGGGCTTTGGCTGGAATGGCAATCGTTTTGGAGTTGTTCGAAGCACAGGCGGTAAGGCCACAATCTTAACATTAATTATAAACACGGCACCCAACGCTGGGCAGACTGCTACTATCACTCTTAACGGAACGGCCTATACTGTAGCACTGACATCGGGCACAGCCGCACATGCAATTACAGAAATTGTTAACCGTGTAGGTGGATATGGTGGTTGGTTGATGCAACAAACAGATGGCGCTATGATGTGGTTGGCACCTAGTCTAGGCCCGATGAATGGCACATTTAGTTTTAGCAGTACAGGCAATGCTACTGCTACATTTACTGTAAGACAAGCAGGGTTGGCACAAACAGATAACTGGACCTATCAAGAAGATTGGAACATTGACAAACTAGATGGCAGCAATTCCATTGACTCTAATCCTAGTGGTATGACTTTAGATCATACTAAACTTAATGTCTACCAAATTGCTATGCGCTGGTTAGGCGCAGGTGTAATCAGTTATGCTATAGAAGATCAAGATTCGGGAACAATGATCTATGTACATCGCGAACACTATGTTAATCAACATACTACTCCTCATACTGCTAATCCAAGTTTTAAGATTACCTACAACGCTGTTAACACAACTAATACCACAGACATAAGTGTATATGGTGCTAGTATCTATGCCGCTGTCGAAGGTACAATTCACCTAAACGAACTCACACGCTCTTATTCAACAAGCAAAACAGGCCTAGCAAAAGATATCATACATCATATAATGACTATTAAAAATGCTGTAGTCACTAACGGATTAGCAGGTGCTAACAACGGCAACTATATCATCAATGCCAAAGAAGCCATTGTCAAAAGCATGAGCCTGTCAGTACAGAGCACAGACCCTGTGGAAGTTTACTTATACTTTGAACCAAGTAGTTTTTCAGGAACACACGAATACTATGCTATTACTCGTTGCAACGAAGTTCGTAGTACAGTCACAGGAACATTTGATAACACTATAGATACTCCTATATATACAGGCTTTTGTGGTATTAACGGAACTATTAACATTGACCTAAGTGCTTATCGTATCACAGTTCCGCCAGGTAGTTGGTTAAGTATTGCTGTTAAAAGCACAAACAGTATTAGTCCTTGTATTGCAGGATTAGTATGGAGCGAGGATTAATTATGAGCGAAAACAACGACACGACTTATCAAAGATTAAAACCTAAATGTCAGTGCTGGTGCACCGCACATTGCGGATTCAGTTGTATGACTGACGGCTGCGATTGCAACGAATGTGGTTGTTCGGATTGTTTAGATAAAAATGTCCAACGTAGCTCTAACTGATAACAAATTTGACGCCAACGGTTATTGGGATAAACCTGTAGAAAAGATAGTTTATATCCCAACAGTAGAGGATGTTGCATTATTTGATCAGAACGGTTATGACCTAACTGATCTCGAAAAGCACTATGCCTACAGTAATTGGACCAAACCAAAGAAGCATAGGGAACATCGCACAGCACTTAAACAGCCGTGGTTTACTCAGGAACATACAATAGAAGGCAGTGTATTAAATCACAGTCTATTATTCGAACGTAAAGGTTACGCAGGAGCCGCCTTAGAAGAACTACAGTACTGGGCAAAAAGTTTACCCTTAATACATAAAGTTATAGCTCTAAGACCCAAATGGGGATTAGATTTTAGCATGGACTATGTAGATCAACAGGGCAACGCACTTGAAGTCCTACACTGGGAATGGGATAGTTTTGACTATGCGGAAATTGAATCTGTACGTGAAACTATAGAACCTGTGTTGTTGGCTATAGATTGGGAAGATGCTGGTAAGCAGATACTAGCACATAAAAATTCTTGGCATCACTTGGATTTCTTTGCACAGAGTCGCTGGAAATGCGAATATTTCGGCATTCCTGAAGAAAGATTTAAAATGGTTGCGTGGAACTAAATAATTGTATGAGAGCCGCAGAATTCCTAAGATCACTAGCAGATATAATTGATGCACTAGACGATAACTCTAGTGATAAACAAAGCCACGATGCCGAAGAAAAAGACCCAGATCCTGTAATGGTTCCGCCATTACAACAGCATTTAGAGCTGGACAAAGCAGAACAGGGCAAAGACAGTCCTGTTATTCAAAAACTTACACGTAGCGAACACTGATACGTTTTACGGTAAATACATTAAACGTGAGATAGTTTAATGTCATTTACACAAGATTTCCGAACCCAACGAAGAAACTACGAAGACGGCGACACCCGTATAGGTGAAAAAGACCGTCTTTGGTACGATGGAATAACCAATACAATACGCATCTCTGACGGTGAAACTCCGGGCGGTTTAGCCGTAGGCGGAGCGGGCGGCAGTAGTTATGTGCTACCTACAGCAACTACCACAGTTAAAGGTGGTATTAAGATTGATGGCACAACTATTGCTATCGATAACAGCGTTATCAGTGTAGGCACAGTTCCCTACTCTAGTATATCAGGTGCCCCTACAGTTCCAACAAATGTTAGCCAACTTACAAACGACACAGGATTTATCACAGGTGTAAGTTGGGACGCAGTCACAGGCAAGCCTTCACTATTCAGTGGTGCTTACGCCGACTTAACTGGCAAGCCTACAAATGTTAGCTCATTTACTAACGACAGCGGATACCTAACATCCAGTTCATTATCAAGTTATGCTACACAAAGTTATGTAACCAGTCGCGGCTATATTACATCAGCAAGCATACCTACAGCAGTTAGCCAACTGTCAAACGACAGCAACTTTCTAGTTCAAAGTAATTTTGATCTAAACACTATCAATCTTGATGCTAATGGCAAGTTACACACTACAGGTATCCTCCCTGGCGATGCTGATGGATTCACAGCAGTATTCGCAGGACGTGCGGCAGGTGTGGCAGCACTACCAAATACAGTTATCCAAAGTCAAGCACAGGTCAACGACTACGCACAGAATAACTTCCAAAATACCAGCGACGGTGCTCACTCAAGTACAGAATGGGTAGCAACAAGTCCTAATGGCAGTGACACAGACTACTACATTGACATGGGTATCAACGGTGCGAGCTGGGATGGTACAGCAGAGAATAGCCTATATGACAACGTGGGACAACGTGATGGTTGGTTGTATGTTCAAGGTGGCAATGCTGGCGGAGGTAATCTAGTATTAGGTACAAGTATTGCTAATACCTACACAAAGATTGTAGCAGGCAATGTAGCCACAGGCGATAGAGAAGTCATTCGATTTAGTAGTACAGAAGTTAAACTGAGCAAACAGTTAACATTCAACGACAACACTACACAGACAACAGCGTGGTTAGGAACATACAGTTGGAATGATTTAACCGATGCTCCAACTATTCCATTAGATACCGGCGACTTAACTAACAACGCAGGATTTATTACCAGTGCCGCATTATCTGGCTATGCTACTTTAACTGGCGAAGAAACACTAACCAATAAAACATTTACCAGTCCAACAATTAACAATCCAACCTTCAACGGTACATTTGCTTTTGAAAGTAATAACACTAACCAACCGGCTATGACATTGACAGCCAGTGTCTTACAGGATGGTGTTGGTATTCTTCGTGTTATTGGTAGCGAACCAGATATTAACTTTAATCAAGTTTCGGCTAGTCCAGGATTTAATACATTTACATTTGAATGGAACGGAGATCCTAAACTGGCAATGGGTCGCAGAAACGATCACAGTTTCTATATTACTCGCAACGATGGTGCTTGGCACGACAACGCATTTGTCTTAGACTATGCTACTGGTGTACTGTCAGTAGAGTCTGGTATCTCTGTTCCAAGCATAAACTTTGCTGACGAAACTACACAGACAACTGCTTGGACTGGCTCTGTTGATTGGGCCAACGTAACTAATCAACCAACACTGACTACATCCTTGTCAGCACTGACAGATGTTAACGTCACAGGTGCTATCACAGGACAAGTATTAACCTATGACTCTGTTACACATAGTTGGATACCAGGCGGATCGGGTGGAGGTGCTACAGGTGCTCTAGGCTACTACGGTAGTTTCTATGATGTCACAGCACAACAGTCTAACGCAGGTGCTACCAGTGCTAACCTAGTATTAATTGGCGGAACTTATGAAGCCAACGGTATTACAATACAGAACGGATCTAAGATCACGTTCAGTTATGCTGGCACATATTCTATCGTATTCAGTTTACAGTTTGTCAATGACAATGCCGCAGAACAGGATGTCAGTGTTTGGTTAAAGACTACAGTCAATGGTGTTACTTCAAACGTAGATGACAGTACAGTGGTTTATACTATCGATGCTGATACAGGATCATTGGGCAAGTTGGTTGCTATCAATCCGTTCATTCTAACTGTTGAAGCAGGAGAACAGATACAGATATATTGGCAGAGTCCTAGCACTGATGTTTACCTTAAGACCATTGCCGCACAAACAAGTCCTTCAGTGCCACGAGCCCCGGCAGTTATTCTAACAGTTGAACAAACATCTAGTATCGTAGTTCCAGACAGTATTGCTGGCAATGCTGCCACCGTGACTAATGGTGTTTACACTACAGGAAGTTACGCTAATCCAAGTTGGATTACCAGTTTAGCAGGTAGTAAGGTTACTAATGCTGTTCTAACCACAGACACTGGTACTGTTACTAATACTATGTTGGCCGGCAGTATTGCCAATAACAAGTTAGCCAACAGCACAATCACAGTTAATGGAACAAGTATAAGTTTAGGTAGCAGTGGCACAGTCAACACAGCCAACGCACTAACTATCGGTAGAGGCTTAACAGGCACAGCCAGCACCTTCAATGGTAGTGCCGCAGTCACAGTTAGTTTGGATACAAGTACTACTACCGTTGTGGCAACAGCAGGTGCTACTACAACATTAGATGCCGCAACTATAACTAGATATTACAATGTTACAGGATCAATAAGCGGTACACACATATTCAAACTGCCAGACTTGACTACGCTAACTGCTGGGCAACAGATTACATTCTTTACTTCGGCAGCAACTATAACTTATCAGTTGAGTACCGGCACACAAATAGTTTCTAATACTATAGCGACAGCAAGACAAACTACATTCACCGTAGTCAGCACAGCATCTAACGCAACTGCTAACTTGTCTTATACACAGTTAGTGAGTGGATTGGTTGGAACAGGTACATCATTAGTTACTAACTCAAGTCCAAGTATTAGTACTGCTTACATTACTAACCTTGACAGCACAACCAGTACCAATGCTTATGCCTCAACACCTTCTTTAACATTGGGTCCTAGTAGTAGTGTTTTTAATCACACACTAAACATTCTTACCGCGGCAACGGGTGCTACCTATGTTAAGAATTTAAACATTGGCACAAACTTAGCAGGCGGTACAAGTACTATTAACATTGGTACGGGTGTTACAAGTGGTACTGCTACACTTAACTTAGGTAGTGCTACAACTACAACAACTATGAACGGTGCTGTGACTATCACAAGTCTAACAGCAACTAACAGCATTGTAGGTAGCATTACAGGCAATGCCGCAACAGCAACTAAACTAGGCACAGCAAGAACAATTAACAATGTGAGCTTTGACGGCTCTGCTGGCATTACTGTTACAGCCAGTACAACTAACGCACTAACTATTGGCAGTGGATTGAGTGGTACAAGTTTTGATGGTAGTACCGCAGTTACTATCGCTGTAGACTCAACCGTAGCCCTACGAGCAGACACGCACTACATTGGTACAACCAGCATAGCACTAAACAGAACAAGTGCTAGCCAAACTTTAACAGGTGTAAGCATTGATGGCAATGCCGGTACAGTAACTGATGGAGTCTACACTACAGGAACATACAGTAACCCTGCGTGGATAACAAGCCTAGCCTACAGCAAACTAACTGGTACACCTACATTGTTTAGTGGCAGTTACACAGACTTAACAAACAAGCCAACTATCTACTCTAGTGCTTATATTGGCACAACCAGTTTAGACTTTACAAGACTAAGTGCTAGCCAAACACTAACTGGTGTAAGCATTGATGGTAATGCGGCAACAGTTACCAACGGATTATACTCAACAGGATCGTATGCTAACCCTGCCTGGATAACAAGTCTTGCCTACAGTAAGTTAACTGGTGCTCCTACAGTTCCAACTAACGTTAGCCAACTGACTAACGACAGTGGCTATGCTACTCTAACTGGTGCTGAAACATTAACCAACAAGACATTAACACTACCAACGATAGGTGGTACTGGCGCTACGTTCAACGGCAGCTCAAGTGGTACTACAGTAGTAAAAGCATCAGCAGCCGCAGGTACTACAACTATTACTTTACCAGCAACTACAGGCACAGTAGTTACTACAGGTGATACTGGTACTGTTACAAATACAATGTTAGCAGGATCAATCGCCAATGCTAAACTAGCCAACAGCACTATATCTGGTGTAAGTCTGGGCAGTAACTTAAATGCCTTAACTATTGGCACAGGATTAAGCGGCACAACTTATAACGGTAGTTCAGCAGTTACTATCGCTATTGATTCAACAGTAGCAACCCTAACTGGTAGCCAAACACTAACCAACAAAACTATTGCTCTAGGTTCTAATACAGTCAGCGGAACCACTGCTCAGTTTAACTCAGCACTGACTGATGGAGATTTTGCTACACTGGCGGGCAGTGAGACACTGACTAACAAAACGCTGACATTACCAACCATAGGTGGTACTGGTGCTACATTCAACGGATCAACAAGTGGCACTACTGTATTGAAAGCAAGTGCGGCTGCTGGTACAACTACTATCACAATGCCAGCAACAACTGGTACAGTGATAACAACTGGTGACACAGGTACAGTAACTAATACTATGTTGGCTGGATCAATAGCCAACAGCAAACTAGCCAACAGCGCAGTCACAGTTAACGGTACAAGTATTAGTCTAGGCTCTAGTGCTACTATTGAAGTCAACAGTATCAAAGCCAGTGGCTTTACTAGTTCGTTAGGCTTTGATGGCGCCGGCAGTTTAATCTTATCTAACACAAATACATTTAGACAAGCAACTGGTTTAACAATCCAAACAGGCGGCCCAGCACCATACTATGAATGGAAGTTTAACAACGATGGAACCACAACTCTGCCTAGTAATACTCTTGACAGCGGCACTAACAGTATTGGCGTAAAGAGCAGTGGTGATACATCTAGTTCTAATTTGTATTGGAAAGCCACTACTATTGGAGCAGGACTTCCTTTTGACAGTTATGTAACAACTGATACTTCAGGTGTTACTCTTTATGTGTCATCAGGAACAGCAAGTGTAAGGTCTATCAAGACTTGGGTATTTGACAAGGCTGGACAGATAACATTCCCAGATAGTACTGTACAAACAACAGCCTATACTGGTAATGCTACTACAGCAACTACTCTACAAACTGCTCGTAATATTAACGGTGTAAGTTTTAATGGTAGCGCAAACATTACCGTTACAGCAGCCGCAGATACTCTAACTGGCGTAACATTAAAATCTACTGTGGTAAACAGTAGTTTGACTAGTGTAGGAACATTAACTGGTTTAACATCTAGTGGTGCAGTTAGCATTACAGATACTACTAACAGCGCAAACACAACAACTGGAGCATTGAAAGTATCTGGTGGTGTAGGTGTTGCTGGTAACATATATCTTGGTGGCGGTATCAACTCAGTTGGCACTATCTATGCCGGCGGGTTCTCTACCAGTACCGGCGATGTTACAGCACAGAATTTATTAACCGGAAACACTAGTGCTAATATCTTTAACACAACAGCAACTACCGTTAACTTTGCAGGTGCCGCAACTACTCTAAACATTGGCAACAGCAGTGGCACTACAAACATTGCCAGTGCTGTTAAAGCGGGCACTGGTACATACACCAAAACACTGGGCACTGGTGATATTGCCCTAGACAACGGCACTACAGACACTCCGGGTGTGTTGATGTATTATGCCAACAATAATAACTGGGCTGTTGATAGTTACAACGGGTCATTCACTGTCCTAAGCGGACAACTGTTCCGTGTGACTAACAACCTAAATGAAAGTGGCGGCGCAGTAAAGATGGCTGTAGATACTACAGGTAACTTGGCCACTACTGGATTTATACAAGCAGGTGCTTGGAGAGCTGGACAAGTCATCAAAGATACTATGTTGAACAACAGCGAGTTTACTGTTAATAATACTACAGTGGCTACTAGCACCAGCGACACAGATCTTCTTACCTACAGTTATACACCGACCAGCAATTCAAGTTACTTGATCATACACGTTCACGTGGCAGACTATAGAGCGGCATCAGATAGTGGTGGTGCTGGTACAGACAGTTATTTTTCTCGTATCAAAGTAGATGGTTCTGAAATAGTCTACGCTCGTCAAATGACAAGAAGTAATGAAAGCGGTAGAACAGGTAATTTATTTCCGCTAACGGGTAGATATACAAATTCAAGTACCACAGCAAAGACTATTACCGTTGGTGTTCGTAGAGACTCAGCGGACGATAGCATAACCGTTACAAATTCATCAACAGCACTAACACTTCGTATTACAGAGATCGCTCGATAACTAAATAATAGCACTTAATTACTAAGGATTATTATGAAGAAGTTATTATTATTGTTAGCGTTTGTTTCAACCCAAGTGTTTGCCTGGGAACAACGTGCTCCACTACCAGTACAAGCCTGTCAAGTACACAGTCCTTACGGCTTTGCTCAAACACAACGACAAGTTGCTCCAATTTGCCGCGAAGCATATCTAGTAGCATACGATGCTCCTGTTAAGATTCCTGCTTATGTAGCATACACATTACTTCCACAAAATGCTTTAGGATGCTTTCCACGTACGAACGCATTCGTTGCGGATCAGTCAGTTCCTGGGGGTGCTACTCCTAATGACTACGCAGGCACAGGCTACGACAAAGGACATGCCGCTCCCGATGGTGACCTAAGTTGGTCACAGATCGTGGAGTATGAGAGTTTCCTAATGACCAATATGTATCCACAACACGGCAGTTTAAATCGTGGAATTTGGAAACTACTGGAAACTTCAGTACGTGGGTGGGCGGTACAGCAGAATCGTCCGTTTACAATATACGTTGGAGCATTTTATGGCGCTGGTGACGGTGTAATTGGCAATGGCGTTATTGTTCCACATGGCTACTACAAGATTGTTATTGATCAACAAACAGGTGCTATTGCTGGTTGGGCTTTCCCACACACTAAACCATATGTTAATCTTGGCAACGACTTGACCAAGTTCCGTGTACCAGTAGCACAAATACAACAACAAGCAGGCGTTACATTCAAGTATCCTGCTAACGCAAAAGAACTACAACCTGGACAAGAATGGCCTGTGGACTACGGTGCGTTAACTAATGCTAAACGTGCTAAGTGCGGCAAAGCAGATTAACTGTAAATTTGTCTATATTTGAGTAATGCTAGTTGGCGAGCTAAAAACAATCGCCAACGAACATTATCACTGATACCGTCTTCGTGTTCAATCTTGTTTAAATCCCTACGACGATAACTGGTGATAACATCATCAATTTCTAGGAAATCTCCGTCCCAATCAGAGACAAAGATTTTATGTGGATGTCCAACAAATATCTTAGGTTTTTGGATTTTCGGTAGATTTACACGGACCTGTGCGCTTCGTATCACAGTCGGGTGTTGGGCAACGGAGACTGAATGGGTCGGGTTTTTCAAGCTCGTATTTGCCAGGCTTAATGTCAAACTTGTTGTCAACGCAATGAATACTACTAAGCGTTTCATAATTGGTCCTCATCAACATAGTAATCCACCTTTTTAAGTGCTATAATATAATAACGCCTAACCCAACAGAGAAGTTTACATAAATAAGACTATGAGAGCCAAAGAATTCTTATCCAAACTTTTTGAATCAAAATCCAACGTTTACGTAATTGGAGACAGTATTGCCAATGGCATTGCTGGCGCCGGTGGCGTTAGCAAAGAATACACTAATCCTGGAAAAAACACTACATTTGTTCTACAAAATCTTGTAACGCCCTTTGTTAAAAGTGGCAAAGCAAAAGGTGCTATTGTTATTTTAAGTAGTGGAGCCGCTAACAGTGGTAAAGTAGAAACAGAAGACGGAACACAGATTCAATCGGAAAACTTTGGTCCAATTAGTCAACAGATTAAAGCGTTAAAAGATGCAGGAGCATCGGTAGCACTAGTTGGTGTTGCTGATGGCAAAACACCTTTGCAAAAGCCTACAAAGTTTACTAATGGTAAACAATGGACTGTAGATTACACAGGCGCAAATCAAAAACTATCCGGCATTGCCGCAGGCGCAGGAGCAAAGTTTTTAGGTTCACTAAACACCTTTGATCCAAACATAGCCAAGGGCGATGGCATACACCCGTTTAACGGATACAGTAAACTATTTCAAGCAGGTTCTTCTATTGCCGCACCTGCTAGTAAAGATACAGCAGACAATAAAGAAAAAGATGCTACGGCAGTTCCATTTAGTGTAGAAGTTCCAGACGGCAAACGTGGCCCATTAATTGCAGATGCACAAAAGGCATTAGAAGCATTGGGCGTACCTTTACCTAAATATGGTGTTGATGGGATTCAAGGTAAAGAAACAACAGGTGCTATCAAAACCTTCCAAGAGAAGAATGGCTTAGAAGCAACAGGAATTGTTAATCAGCAAACTGCGGATAAAATGAACGCCATGCTCAAAGCCAAGCCTGAAGTATTGGCTACTTTAACAAAGAGTACTAACAAGGATGTTAAGTCATTAGACTATAGCAGAGGTGCTGAAGAAGTTGCAGCCTTAACTAGCACCGAGAGTACGCAAAAGGCAAGAGCAACAGCAGAAAAGTATCTAGGACGTCCAATGGACGACAAAGAATGGAATTACTTGTTACGTGCTACAACTGCTGAAGCAAGCAATAACAGTAAAGAACAAGCCTATGTTATGGGCGTTATCCTAAACAGAACACGCACAGGTAATTGGGGCGACAATGTTATCAGTGTGTTAAGAGCTCCAAATCAGTTCCAAGCAGTTACTGGTACAAGATTTGATCCGGGCCCAAGTGCTAACTTTACACGTGGCCCAACTGATAGACAATTGGCTAACATTGTAGATGGCGCAATTAATATTCTTCCGCAAGTTCCAACAAATCTCAAATACTTTACAGCGGCTTCTAGTGCGGCCTACGGTGCAGGCACTAACATTGGATTTAGAGATAAGATGATAGCCGCTGGCGGCGAAAAGATAGGCGGCACAATATTTGCCGCTCAAGTATAAAAAAGGACTCCGAAGAGTCCTTTTTTATTTTCTATAATTTCCCTATGGGATTAATATAATAATTATTATTTCTTTGCGCCAGTATTAACAAAAGCGTACATCTTTTCAGCGGCTTCTAAAACTTTCTCAAGTCCTGGAAACTCTGGCATATCTACTTTGCTAACAATCTGACCTGTCTTCTCATCACGAGTAGCAGTCATTTCCCAACCTTGAAACTTCACATGGAAGTCTTGGCTAACTAAGTCTTTAGCCATTGCTAGTATGTCAGTACGAATTTCATAACCGTTTTTGTTGAATTTTACTTCTGGTAGTTTTGGTGTTAAATCACTCATAATTTTCTCCTGTGTGTGTTAATTAATGATTACTTAGTGTAAACAGCGGCTGATGCGTTCTTAACGAATGCTTCTGCGATTGCTAGAGTAGTTTTAACTTGACCCTTGGCAAACTCAGTCTGTGCATCAACTAGTTTGATAAGTTCTTTTTTGAATGAATCGTTAGTGATAAATGTATTAACGATTTGCTTTTTAGCGTTTTGAACGCCGTCGATGTAAAAGTCTGGTGTAAACATAATTTTCTCCTTGTGTGTGTATGTTACGATTAACTAGCACCTTGCTAGTAATCTATAGTATATATGCCTTCTGTTAAAAAAGCAACGGAAATCTGAATATTTGAGCAAATTTCCTTTGTGTTTTGCCTAGATGGTCTATCTTAGCAAAATTGTCTTCCATGTACTCTTTCCATAGACTAACTGGAGTAGGGTTTGGAATTTCTATTTCACCGTGGCTGTCACTGTATTCTGTTTTAACAAGAACATTGTGTTTTCTAGCCAGGCTTTTAATTTTGTCATTGATACCTAAACAGACCATACAGCCGTGTTTGATATTACGATTTTGACAGTATTCAATAGCACGAGCCATTAGAGCATCGCCCATACCTTGACCTTGACATTCTTTAAAAACACTAAAGGCTAGTTCTGCTGGATCGTCTTCTAGACTGATATGTGCTACAGCAACAACTTCTAAGTTATCGTTTTCAATAGCAAATATTTTATGCTTATCCGAATTTAATTCCCAACGATTAACTAATTCATTAATTGTTATATTTGGAATATGAAATCCAAATCGTAGATATCTAGTTTCGTCGTCGAGACTTAACAAGTGAGTTCTATATCTATAGAACTCGTGAGTCGGCAGTTTATAGATAGTGTAAGACATTATTAATCTCTGTAGATTGATTGTGCGGCTTTGTAATCACCCATTCTTGCGAAGTGTGCGGCTACTCGCGCTTTTTGAAACGACTTTAAAAAGTCAGCAATAAATTTGAACATTTTGTATTCTCCGTGTATGTGTGTAGTAACTCATGGTTTCTACTGATATATTTATACAATATAACGCAGTGCCACATACTTCCGTTGACTCTTGCAATTCCAAAATCTTTAATGTATAATAGGTAAATACATAACAGGAAACAGGGCTTATGAAAAAACGTACACGTTCGATTTTAGAAGAACTTAGTAGTTTAGGCAATAGTAGAAATACAGAACTTCTAATAGAAAATAGAGGTCAAAATATCATTGACAGCGCAGTTAATCTACTAAGTTTAGTGCGCCAGCAGTTCAATGAGGAAGAAAGTGCAGAACTAGAACGCCGTTTCCTTAATGCTATACGCACAGGTGACCCACGCAAATTCCGCCGTGGAGTACAGAAAATTCAAGAACAGCGCAGAGCCGCTAAAAATAATCCTGAAAACTAACCGATAGACACCGGTTTTTCTCCTTTTGGCTAAATAAAATTACAAAAGTCCTATAGAGTAATAGGCATATGACACGAGGAGAAAAATTATGTCAGCAACAACACGTTATAATGGTAGCACAAAATTTGTGCAAGGTACTGTATACTCAGTATATCAATTAAAAGCATTCGTTATCGATGCTGGTGCAACACTAGCAGATCAAGATGGCGACGGCGCAGGTGAAGTAGATCAAGCTCTTGAAGCAGTAGTTCGTGAAGTACAACCTTTAATGTACTATTCAGCAACAGACAAGATCCATGTTATCGTTGATGGTCACGCTGTAGATGCAACAACACTACAAGCACGTATCCAAGCAATGGGTACTGTTAACGGTTACGACCTAAGCGGTGCAACTGTTACTTTAGCATCTAGTTTAACAATCGCTTAATAGCAAATAACCCAGGGATGGGAAGGAAGGGCCCTAGTTTATCTAGGGCTTTTTTTTGACTGGAAAATACATTAAATAATTGTTCATAGAGGCACAATTAAAATGAACGACTTCAACAACTTCAGAATAAAAACACTTAAACAAATTAAAATATGGGCATGGTTAGCGGCAGTACTACCCTTGGTATCTCTTGCAGGCATTTTCTTTATATGGGTATTTGGCGACAACACTCTCTTTGCCAGGGCTATGGTATTTGGTGAGACTAGTATGTTTGCCATAGCAGTGATATGGTGGTGGTGGGCAATATATGTTATCAACAAACTAGTACACCAGTGGGATAAAACTAGAGACAATGTTGGTGAAGTCTTGGTGGAACTTCGAGACATCAAAGACTTTGTCAAAGGTCGCAAATCGGTCAATACCGATAAATAAATATAACAAAGGCACACAACTAGGCATGTATTTTTATTTTGGAGATAAAACATGGCTACAGCGCCTACAACAGAATTAGAAAAAACTAGTTTAGAAGCACACGTTGACCTTTGTGCTTTACGCTATGGACAACTTGAAGGTCGTTTAACTGCACTTGAAGAAAAAGTAGAGTCAGTGCATAACGATATCATCGAAGGTCAAAAGAGTTTAACCAAAGTTATTATTGGCACAGCCGGCACTATCATTGCAGGCGTTATTTCGTTAGTAGTAGCAATCTTATTAAAGATGGGTTGAACCAACAGGATACATTAAAGCTCTAGTTTAACTAGGGCTTTTTTTGTGGCTGTTAAATACTCACATGAAAGAGTTTACCATACAGACGTTAGTAGATATTACTGAGACTGGACAGCGAAGAAAAGAGCCGGGCAAGGAAATAGACTATTTCCAAAATCAAAACTTTACAATGTTGATTCAAACCATAGGTATGCGTGTAAACCCGCACTACATCAACAGTCCCAAACTTAGGGAAGATGATGTCAAGGACTATGGATTTGGATCTGCCTACAAAGGCCAGCACAATATCTGGACATTTAAGTTTAGCATAGAGTATGCTGACGGATACAAAGATGCAGAAGGAAACAATGCAGGTCTGTTAATTGAAGATTTAAACTTCATTCCAATGATTGTAGACTTGAACGAAACAGCAGACTTGGAACGTGCTCTGCTGGATACTAAATCTCCACAGCACAAGAACACAGTAATTTTTGCGTCGGACGACGAATAAATATAGTATGAACGTCACAGAATTAACTGGTATTCCTAGTCCCGACTTTAGCATTAGTAATGCTGTGGTCTTCCACGACATACTGAACCCTAAATTGTTCACTGAGTCGGGTATGATGCACGGGGAAGTACGCAGAGCGTTGATTGATATTGCTCGCCACTTTAAAGATTTCATAGGAGTTGAGTTAGACGTTAAAGATATCACAGTCAGCGGCAGTAACGCGGCATTCAGTTATACTCCACAGAGTGACTTGGATCTGCACATTGTTGTTGCTGTACCAGACAAGCCAGAATTCCGCGAACTGCTGGATGCCAAGAAAAATGTATATAATGCTAGACATGACATCAAAGTGCGAGGTATAGACGTAGAGCTATATGCCCAGGACGTAAACCAAGAGCACCACAGTTTGGGAATTTACAGCGTGTTAAGGAGTCGTTGGATTGAAAAACCCACACGACAAGATGTAGATATTAACACACAGGATGTTAAGGATAAGTACAAGAACTACAGAGATAGAATTATTGTAGTGTTAGGCGACAATGACATTGCCCTAGCAGAAGATATGTGGAAAGACATAAAACGTATGCGACAGGCAGGTCTAGCCCGTGATGGAGAATTTGGCACAGAGAATTTAGTATTCAAAATGCTACGCAGTCAGGGATGGATCGAAAAACTCAATGATCATATTAACACACTACAAGATCAAGAATTAAGTATAGAGCAGAGACAACTATGAAAATATCAGACTTATTAGAAGCAGTACCCCCAGCACCAGGTGCCGCGCCCGCTCCAGGAGCCACAGCGCAAGGAGCCACACTGGATCCTAATAATCAAATGGTTGCTCAGGATCCTGCCGCACAGCAAAAACAAATGCAGTTACAGATAGCACAGCATCAAAAAGAAGTGCAAGACAAGAAAAAAGAAATTACTGATCAAATCGCTGATTTAACAAAACAGATAACTGACCTTAAAAAGCAGATGGCTGAATTAAAATGAAAATTAACGAATTTGTAAGAAAAATAGATGTATGGACCAGCAAGGAGGAACAAGAACTTCTTGAAACTATCACTGAGCCCAGCATCTTAGCAGGATTTAATGAAAGAGAGCAATCCATAATCGAAAGTCTTATACGTAAGAGTCTGTTAATTAAAGTACAAGGTAAACATTCTTCTTACGTATATCCAAATGTTTGATATTAAACAAGCCGCCGCAGATTTAGATTCCATGCTCTATGACATAGTTGTCAAGCAGGGCATCTTTGTAGCAGTAAACAAACGTCAGATACGATACAAGAAGTATATCATTGTAAAAGGTACAGACGATAATTGGAACGTAATTTTAGCAGACAAACGCAAAATTCACGTGGCCACAGTATTTTTAAAAGTAAGTGCTTTTGCTATATGCAAAATGCACGAAAAAGGCAAAAAACACAGCATCGATGATATTAAAAACAACGATGAGATTTTTAGAAAGAACTATATAGATTCACAGTTTTACAGAAAAACAGCCCAGAACGCAAAGGACCCTGTGACTAGGGAAAGTGCTTACTGGAGATTTGAGTTAGTCAAGGATTATGCTAAGACAGCCAAGGCTCGAATCGACAACCTGTTCTACTCGTCGATTGTATAAATAATAAAACAACTTCACAGGAAGATTTTAACCATGCGTATTACAGAACTTAACAAACCATTAACTGCCAAGGCGTTAAACGAAAGCGTAGCCCAGCAATTTGGACAGAAAATTGATTTAGAGAGTTTCACTCTTGAACAGTTAGAAGATGCACGTAACAAGTTACGTACAAAGATTAGTCAGTTTGAAGCCAGCGAGAGCTACAATGCTGTCTACGAAGACGAAACATATTCTAAGAACAAACTGTTCCTAGATGTGTTAAATCGTGCTATCGAAGAGCGTAGCAACGAAATGACTACTGACAGCGGCTATACTGAAATGGAAAGCATGGTATTAGAAAAAGTAGAGCAAGGTGTTATCGCATTTGAAGATCTTCCAGAAGAATTACAGAATAAAGTTAATAAGAACAAAGCCGTAGTACAAGTAGAATCTGTACTACGTGAAGGCGAAGAAGAAAAGGCCGAGTTAATCATGGCCGCTCGTGACATGGTTGACCGCGTTACAGGCTGGATGGAAGACACAGCAAATATGCAGGCCGAATCAATGTTAGAATTAATTGACTCTATAAGAGACGAAATGGGCAGTGATACATCAATGGAGTTCGAGGGAGTTGTTAAACCAGCCCTTGCAACTATCTACACAGCATTAGAAAGTTCACGTCAGCAACTAACACAAGCAGTTGCTATCTTAACAGGCGAAGGTGAAGGAGCCGCTCCAACAATGGGCGCAGAGCCAGCACCAGAAGCAGGCGCAGAAGAACCAGAAGCAGGTGCTGAATCAGGCACAGTAGTTGGCGGTGAAGAAGAAGCAGGAGCGGCTGCTCCAGCGGCAGGTGGCGAAGAGCCCGCAGGTCGTGCTACTCGTGAATCAATCGAGTTTAGCCGTAAACTAGCAAGTTTACTAGCACCAAAAAAAAAGTAATTGAGGCAACCGATCCAAACCTAATCCTAATTCTTAGGAGTTTGATCGGTAAAGCCGATAGCAAAAACATTCCAGGCAATTTTAGATGGGACGAAATTAATCGTTTCATGACAAACATTGGCCAAGAAGAATTCGACTACGACACATTTAAATTAACCTTCGATGCAGATCCTAATCTACAAAAATTAGTAGCACGATTTGATCAAAACGGCATTGAACTAAAGACTAAAAATCAAACACCACCACAAGGTCCAGTAGACGGCGACACAGGCAGTGACGCTGTTGCACAAATGGCAAAACACGCAACAAATACAGCAATGGCCTCTTGACAGGCTGTAAACATAATGTTATAATTGCGTCATGACTACGACATTATTACAGCCAAAATATACCTACACTAAACTTAATAGAGATGAATCCACTGGCAAGCGTTTATATGCTTGCCCAGATGGGTTTAAAGTTCCCAGTGTAACAACAATCCTAGATAAAACTAAACCAGCAGAAGCCCGTGAAGCACTGGCTAATTGGAAAAAGGCTGTTGGCGAACAAAAAGCACAACAGATTACCACCGAAGCCGCCAGTCGCGGAACTAGGATGCACACATACCTAGAAAACTACATTAAAGGTGAGCCACTAAAAGAAAGTGTGAGTAACCCTTATGCACAACAAAGCCTGGACATGGCTAAGATTGTTATTGCACAAGGATTCCCTAAAATTAAGGAAGTATGGGGCAGTGAAGTTCCTTTGTATTTCCCAGAATTATATGCAGGAACCACAGACTGTGTAGGCATACACGAAGGCGACGAAAGTATCCTAGACTTTAAGCAGACTAACAAACCCAAGAAACTTGAGTGGATCGAGGATTACTTTTTACAGTTAACAGCCTACGCTCTAGCACACAACGAAATACACGGCACTAATATACGCAAGGGTGTTATTTTAATGTGTAGCAAAGACTACGAATATCAAGAGTTTATATTAGAACCTTCAGATTTTGACTACTGGACAAATCGCTGGTGTGACAGGGTGGCACAATATTATAGACTACCCTAAACACATAAATACAGTCATAACGGAGTGTAGATTATGGCTGTAGTGCAAATATCAAAAATTCAGCATCGAAGAGGACGTAAAAATTCAGGTACTAGTTTACCGCAGTTAGCCAGCGGAGAAATTGGTTGGGCAATTGACACGCAAGAATTGTTCATAGGTAATGGTAGTGTTAGTGAAGGTGCTCCGTATGTGGGCAACACTAAAATTATTACAGAACACGACAACATTCTTGACCTAGCATTACAATATCAGTACAAGAGAAATGATGCCACAATCCAAACAGGTCCAAGCGCCGCGCAACCGATACAACGTACTGTTCAAGAACGTCTTGATGATGTAGTTTCTGTTAGAGCATTTGGTGCTGTGGGAAATGGTACTACAGACGATACATTAGCCATTCAACGTGCTATTGATCAATTATATCTAAACGATGCTACCAAAGGATCTACAGCCAGCAGAATTAAATTAGTGTTTGAAGCAGGTATCTATAAAATTACTTCTCCACTACGTATTCCTCCTTATGCAAACTTACAAGGTGCTGGCAAAGATAAAACAGTGATTCGCCAGACAGGTGCATTTGCAGTAGCATATACAGTTGGTAGCGACAGTACTCCAGGTGTCTATACAGACACATCTACTATGACCAGTTTAAATCAACCACAGTTAATAGGCATGTCCGACATGACCTTAGAAAATACTGTGGCAAATAAGCCTGGCTTAGAATTAATAGCCGCTAAAAATTCTACATTTAGTAATCTAAAGATTAAAGGTGTATGGGCATACCCAAGTACAGCCTTAAATGCAGACAGCGTTGGATTAAGATTAGTGGCAAAATCAGCCAGCGTATCTTGTACTGGTAATTTGTTTGACAATGTTGACATTACAAACTTTGCTTATGGTATCGACAGTACATACGACATCGAATCTAATCATTTTACCAACAGTACATTCTATGAACTACGTAGAGGAATTAGATTTGGCCACAACGTAGATTCATTAGCCAGTGGACGTCAGTATGGTCCGCACGAAAACAAAGTTACACATTCACGTTTTTCTAGAATTACAGAAACTGGATACGAAATTATTGCAGGTACAGGCAACGTATCTGAAAGCAATACCTATGTACAAGTTGGTAATGACGGCGGTACTGAAGAAACTGCAACCTATGAAGTAGTTAATTTTGTTTCAGGCGGTAACGTTTCTACTAACGATTACTTTGAAAGAAGTATCGAATTAACTTCTAATCCAACATACTTGAATTCTATTCCTTATATTCCAGAAGTAAAAGGCATAGTAAAATCGGAACACAAATACAACAACGAAATTTATATCGACTCGGGTGCAACTGGTAGTCCGTTTATTAAACTGCCTGCTAATACCAGCACTTCTCACATCATTCATTATTTCTATACAAGCCCTGCACAGGCCGTTACAAGACAAGGAACTATTTTTGTTAATGTAGATAGAGAAAATGATCTAGTACACCTTACAGACGACTGTAGTACCATTGGTAATTCTTCAAACATTGAAGACCTAAGTTTTTCAGCAACTTTAGAAAACGCAGGAACATTTACCAATGATCCAACTGTGTTTGTTAGATATACAAATACAGCAGTCTCTGAGGATGGTTATATTAACTATTGGTACGAAACAATTAGTTAATACATGGTTCTCAAACGATTCGAAGATCGCCTAGCCGCCTGGAGAGGTCTCAGAGACCAATTAACCTCTGACACTGATCCAATTCAAACAGCCATAGACTTTTGGAACACAATTCCAAAATCTGTGCGTAACATCGATCCTTATGACCAAACAACATGGCCAGATCCATGGGAGATGATTGAGGAGAATGTCTATTGCGAGTACACCGCAACACTGGCAATTGGATATACATTAATGCTAACTGAAAAATTTAAAGATTGGCATTATGAGATTCAAGTTGGCCTTGACAAAGAACAGTCCAAGTTATATTATATGTTAATTGCGGGCGACCGTGTAATAGGACTAGACCAAGAAAAAAGTGTGCATATTAAAGACATTCCAAAGAACATACATATAGAAAAAACTCATGTATTGTCCGAACAGTTTTGAACAGTACTAAATATCATACTTTGCAATCGAGGCGTAAATGACAAATATAACAGTAATAAAAAGAAACGGTAACAGAGAGAAATTAACGATTGAAAAGTGGCAGGCACAGGTAGCGAAAGTATGTGCTGGTATTGCAGACGTAAGTCAGTCGATGATTGAAATTAAAGCACAGCCTCATTTCTATGATGGCATTACTACTCAAGAAATCGATGAAATTACACTACGAGCGATTGTAGATTTAATTGACGTTGAACATAATCCAGATGTAGGTCATGTAAATTATCAATATGTAGCAGGCAAGCAACGCTTGAGTATGCTACGTAAGGATGTATATGGCGAATACGAGCCTCCTCGCCTCTACGAGATCGTAAAGAAAAATATTGAAGTCGGACTATACACACCAGAACTAATGAATTGGTATAGCGAAGATGATTGGAATAGAATGGATGATATGTTAGACCATTCTAAAGATGAAGAGTATAGTTATGCGGCTATTGAGCAGTTAATAGAGAAGTATTTGGTACGCAATCGTGCGACAAAGGAAATTTATGAAACTCCACAGGTTAGATATATGGTGGCCGCGGCTACAGTCTTCCATAAGGAAGAACCGAATAGTGCAAGAATGCGTTACATTAAAGAATACTATGCGGCAGCATCCGATGGTTTGTTTACTCTTGCTACACCTGTGTTGGCAGGGCTTGGCACTCCAACTAAGCAGTTTTCTAGTTGTGTTCTTATCCGCAGTGACGACGATCTGGATAGCATATTTGCTTCTGGAGAGATGATGGCTAAGTACGCCAGTAAGAGAGCGGGGATTGGATTGGAAATCGGTCGACTACGCCCATTGGGCTCCCCGATCCGTGGTGGAGAAATCATGCACACTGGCATGATCCCCTTCTTGAAGAAGTGGTTCGGTGATTTAAGGAGTTGCAGTCAAGGAGGCATTCGTAATGCAAGTGCTACTGTGTTTTATCCTATTTGGCATCATCAGTTCGATGATCTTATTGTTCTCAAGAATAATCAAGGAACTGAGGAGACAAGAGTCCGCCACATGGACTACGGAGTCGTCCTCTCAGCGTTCTTTTGGCGCCGATTCAAGAACAAAGAAAACATAACATTCTTTGATCCTAATGAAGTACCAGATTTGTACGAAGCATTTTATCAGGATACTAAACTATTTGAAGAATTATATGTCAAATATGAAAAGCAAAAAGATCTTCGCAAGAAAGTAATTTCAGCAGAAGAAGTTTTTAAAGGCGGTATTCTAAAAGAACGTACAGACACAGGACGTATCTATCTTGTGTTTGTAGACAACGTAATGAACCAAGGTCCATTTGATCCTGAGTATCATACAATCTATCAAAGTAATTTGTGCTGTGAAATACTATTACCTACTAAGCCATTTAAGCGTCTCGATGACGATGCTGGTCGTATCGCTCTCTGTACTCTGGGCTCCATTAATTGGGGAGCATTCCGCAATCCTGAGGATATGCGTAGAGCTTGCCGCATCCTTCAGCGTAGTCTATGCAACATACTGGACTACCAAGACTTCCTAAGTATTCAAAGTAAACTAAGCAACGACGAAATCCAACCATTGGGTATTGGCGTTACTAACTTAGCATACTGGCACGCCAAGCGTGGACTCAAGTATGGCGAAAAAGATGCACTACAAGATGTCAAGACATGGATGGAGCATCAAGCCTACTACCTAACAGAAGCCACAGTTGAATTGGCCAAAGAACGTGGACCTTGTCTGCATAGCGCACATACACGATACGGTCAGGGAGAGTTTCCTTGGGAGTTACGTGCTAAAGGTGTTAATGAACTAGCAGACTTTACTCCGGAACTTGATTGGGAAACTTTGCGTGGCGAGATGTTAGAACACGGAGTTAGAAATGCTACACTTATGGCCATTGCCCCTGTTGAAAGTTCTAGTGTTGTCATTAACAGCACTAATGGCATTGAAATGCCTATGTCGCTTATTTCAGTTAAGGAAAGCAAAGCAGGTTCCTTTGTACAAGTTGTCCCCGAGTATCATAAACTCAAGAACAAATATCAAATGATGTGGGAACAGAAAGACTGCGATGGTTACTTAAAGACTGCGGCTGTACTTGCGGCCTATGTTGACCAGTCAATTAGTACAAACACATTCTACAATCCAGCACACTTTGCGGATCGTAAAGTGCCAACTACATTGATTGCTAAGAACTTGATGCAGGCACACTACTGGGGACTAAAAACTTTCTATTATAGCCTAATCAACAAGGCAGGTAGTAAAGCCAAAGAAGAAGAACTAGTACAAACTGTAGCACAGAATTATGTAGAAGTAGATTTAGAAGACGATTGTGAGGCATGTAAATTATAATGGACGCTTACGACATACATCAAGAAATATTTAAAGCGTGGCAACAGTTGGCACACAAGGCCGATGCTACGAATATTAAGAAAAACTTTACTGAAGTTCCTGTGTACGTCGATGGCCGTCCAGTTAAACGTGTAACAATCGTAGACGGACAAATAACATTGGAAACAAAATGAGTAAAGCGCAATACAATTTAAACACAAAGACAGACTATCTTAATCGTAAGATGTTCTTGGACCCACAGGGTCCTGTTACTATTCAAAGATTTGAGGAAGTAAAGTATCCTAAAATTCAAAATTTCGAAACTACTGCTCGCGGCTTCTTTTGGGTACCTGAAGAAATTAGTTTAACTAAGGACGCACAGGACTTTAAAGATGCCAGCGATGCCGTAAAACATATCTTTACATCTAACTTGTTGCGTCAAACAGCGTTAGATAGTTTACAAGGCCGTGGCCCAAGTCAAATCTTTACTCCGGTCGTAAGTCTGCCAGAACTAGAAGCACTGGTTTACAACTGGACATTCTTTGAAACAAATATTCATAGTCGTAGTTACAGTCATATCATCCGTAACATCTATAATGTGCCTAAAGAAGTATTCAATACTATCCACGACACTAAAGAGATTGTAGACATGGCTAGTAGTGTAGGCAAGTATTATGACGACCTACACTTAATTAACTGCCGCAAAGAACTAGGCGAAGAAATTTCCGAAGTAGAACACGTCAAGTCAATTTGGTTAGCGTTGAACGCAAGTTATGCCTTAGAAGCATTCCGCTTTATGGTATCGTTTGCTACAAGTCTAGCAATGGTAGAAAATAAAATCTTTATTGGTAATGGCAACATTATCAGTTTAATTCTACAAGATGAATTACTACACAAAGGTTGGACTGCCTATTTGATCAATCAAGTAGTCAAAGAAGATCCTCGCTTTGCTCGAATCAAGACAGAGTGTGAAGCAGAAGTCTTGGCGCTATATATGGATGTAATACGTGAAGAAAAAGCATGGGCCGACTACTTGTTCCAAAAAGGACCAGTGATTGGATTAAACGCTAACATTCTTAAAGACTTTGTAGATTACACCGCATATAACGCACTCAAGGAGATTGGCATTAAGTACACTAACCCTGCACCTAAGACAACTCCTATTCCTTGGTTTAACAAGCACAGCGATACTAGTAAAAAACAAACTGCTCTACAAGAGAATGAAAGCACTAACTACGTTATTGGCGTTATGAGCGATGCAATCGATTATGACGCATTACCAAATTTATAAGAGAGAAGTATGATTACAGTATATTCAAAACAAAACTGTCCGTTTTGTGACAGAGCAAAAGCATTGTTAGAAAGCAAAGGTATTCCATTTAAAACAATTATGATGGAAGATGAACCAGATGCACGTGAGTTCCTTATGGATCAAGGCTTGCGTAGTGTTCCACAAATTTTTAAGGATGGCGTTCTCCTTCCTGGTGGCTATCAGGGCCTAGCAGGTAAAGACGAAGCATTTTTTGAAACATTAAAGGGATAATATGTTAATTGACAAAGGCGTATCAGTAGGCGAAGTAATTACACTTAAACTAACTTCAGGAGAAGAATTAGTAGCCAAACTTACAGAGGAAACAGCAACTTACTATAAGTTGAGTAAGCCAATGGTTATTGGTATGGGTGCAAAAGGACCAGGACTTATGCCGTATTTGTTTACAGTAAGTCCCGACAAAGAAGTTAAACTACTTAAGACTACTGTAACTGTAGCAGAAGCAACAGACAAACAGTTTGCAGATCAGTTCATTCAAACAACAACTGGGATCACGTTAGCGTCTTAATTACGCTGAAAACGGTTGATCTAAACTACTAGGCAAGGCCGCTTCAGGCTTTGCCTTTATCAAATCCGCATACGTTTTAAAATATTTTGCTTCCTCTTCATCGGATAATACAGCCGATGTTTTAATAGCAGTTTCAATACTCAACGGTGCTTCGCCGTATGTTTTATTTTCGTCAAATAACTTTTTAAGCAATTGCCACTGACGTGCTCTCTCATTAGTTTGAGCTTGAGTACGACTAGCACCTTTCCAAAAAACAGAATATTCTTGGAAGTTTGCGTTAAGTTTATCACGCTTATCTGAGTAATACGTTTCTTCGGCTGTTCTAGTAGCAGGATCTGGTTTGTCTTTTACTACTTGTCTTCCTTTATCTCGTATAGCAACATATCCAGGGTACCAAGCATTAAGATTTTTTTCAAAATTATCTTTGGCAGTAATAGTCTCGAAGTAAGTCCTAATTTGTCTCCATTTTATTGCATAGGCTTCAACAAATGCCTCTGAAATTTTTTCATTAGGATCTTTGCCAAAGATTCCTGTTTTAGGTGTAGTTGTAGTAGTAGTTTCAGGTTCTTTAATTTTTGTTTCTTTAATCTCAGACTCTGGAGACTTAGGCGGTTGTGCTGGATTGCTGGCAGCGGCCTGTGCAACAACTTTATTAATTTGTGCGGCACTAACTTGACTAGCATCAATCGTAGCGGCCCTGGCCGTGGCCATAATGCCACCTGCAGGTTGAGCCAATTGATTAGCAAATGCAAATGCCTTTAAATCTGCAACACCTGCACTAACAGCCGTATTGGCTTTAGTTTCGATTGCACCAAATGCCGCAGTAAGACCAGCACCCGCAGTAGTCATAGCAGTTTTTAAATTTGCTAGACTACTTAACTTACTGGCATTATCAGGATTAGCGGCAAATGTAGTATATGCCGGATTAGTAATAGGAGGACCACTGGGATTCTGTGGATCCGGGATAGTCTGCGGAGGTACACTATTAGCAAACGAAGTAATTGATGCGCCTGCGCCGGTGGCAAGACTTGATACTTTATCTAAACCTGCCTTAGCAAAATTAGATGCGGTGTTTAATGCCGCAGGAAGTTTTGCACCAAAGTCTGCTCCTGCCTGTGCTACAGTTTTACTAACAGCCTCTGCCTGTGCTTTTAGAGCGGCAGGTCCATCTTGAAATATAGCCAATGCACCGCTGGCGGCTTTTAGTTGTTCTTCAGTTGGTGGTGCACCGGCTGCTAATGCTTTCTTAGTTGTTAGATCCATATTAGCCTGTGCTACTGCCATTAATTTAGGAAGTTGCGCCTGCGCCGCGGCCATCTTTGCGGCTACTGCGGCCTGTGCAGAAGCAAGTCCTTCGCTGACATCAGAAGGCAATGATCCAGCAACGTCGCCGATTTTATTAATCGAAGCGGTAATACTTTTATTAATAGATCCATTTTTAATAGCATCTATAGTAGCATTTAAACTAGGACCATTAGAATCTGCCGGGGGAGTAAATGTGCCTGCATCTGCAGGAGGCTTAGGAAATGAACTGGCTATCTTCTTTGCCGCATCATTAACTATACTAGCCGCAGATTTGATTAATGTACCGGTTTGTTGACCAAATCCATTAGTAGCAAAATCAAACCCATCTGGTGGGCTAGGTAAATTTAGTAAAGGCATTGTTACGCTCCGTCATTAAACACATTAGAACTTCCGGTGATAGTTGTATATGTATCTCCGCCTTGTCCAAGGCCTGTATCTCCAATACGATGCACAGGCAAGTTTTCTGCAAACACAGTAGCAGATCCAGTAAGTGTTTGGCTAGTATGTCCGCAGGATTGTTCGCCAGGATCTCTAGTGGCTACTAGTTGTGCTAGGTTGTTTGTAAACACAGTACTGCATCCGGCAATGTGTGTGGTAGTATAATCTACCGGTGGGCTAGGGGAGTGCAAAGGACATTTTCCTTCTCCCAAATCTGTTAATCTTGCTAGTGCTGGCATATTCATATTTATCGGTTGACAACTACCAAAAATAATACTAAACTACGATAATTGTGCGATAAATATTACTACAACGGAGACACGACATGATTACAATAACAGAAACCGCTGAAAAAGAAATTCAAATGGTGCTGGATGAAAGCAAAGAAAAATACCTTAGAATTGCAATAGAAGGTGGAGGATGTTCGGGATTTAATTACGTGTTCGATTTTGCAAAAAACAAAGAAGAAGACGACTTTGAATTTGGTAGAATATTAATAGATTCAATGAGCATGAACTATTTGCAAGGAGCCAAAGTCGACTTTATCGATGACTTAATGGGCTCTAGTTTTAATATTGAAAATCCAAATGCACAAACAACTTGTGGATGTGGAAGTTCGTTTTCAGTTTAAGGAGATTAAATGGCTTATTCCGATAGAGTTATAGATCACTACGAAAATCCTCGCAACGTAGGTAGTTTCCCTAAAGACGAGGAAGGCGTTGGCACAGGCATGGTGGGAGCACCTGCTTGCGGCGACGTGATGAAGTTACAAATTAAAGTTAATAACGAGGGCATTATTGAGGATGCGAAATTCAAGACATACGGATGCGGAAGTGCTATTGCTAGTTCATCGTTGGTCACCGAGTGGCTCAAAGGAAAAACGTTGGATCAAGCGGGAGAGATTAAGAACAGCGCGATTGCCGAAGAACTTGCACTTCCACCCGTTAAAATCCATTGTTCAATTCTTGCGGAAGATGCTATCAAAGCCGCAGTAGCAGACTACAAGGCAAAAAATGATATCACTGTCTGAGAAAGCCGCAGAGCGAGTAAAGATTACACTAGACCGTAGGGGCAAAGGGCTAGGCATTCGATTAGGTGTTAAAACTACAGGCTGTAGTGGAATGGCTTATATGATTGAATTTGTTGACGAGCCCACAAAAGAAGATATGAGTTTTGTTAGTCACGGTGTACACGTATTTGTTGATCCAAAAAGTCTAGCATACCTGGACGGTGTACAAGTTGAATGGGTAAAGAAAGGTCTTAACGAAGGATTTGACTTTACCAATCCAAATGAACGTGACCGTTGTGGCTGTGGCGAGTCATTTCGAGTATAAACCAAAACACTTGACAGTTACCAAAAGTTGTTATATAATAATCCTATAGTAACAATATTTGGAGGTAACTTTGAGTATGCACTTAGAAGGCCCGTGGCTTAGTACCACTGGCAAAAAGAAAGGCAAACAAAAGTTTCGTTCTGCTGAACATGCCAAAAAGGCTAGAGAGTTAGACGAAAGTTGGAAGGCACTTCAAAAGAAGTGGGCCATCGAAGCCGAAGATAAAAAACGTAAGCGTGGACTAGCGGCACCGACGATGAATCCGGTAGTCAACAAGCCATTCGTTAGAGAAACACCAAAGATTGCTAGTTTACCATTTACTGGCGGTCCTTGTTTAAAAGCACCAGATAAAGTTTATACAGGCACAATGATCAAAGGCATCGGTACTATGCACAAGAGTAATGCAGTTCCAATTTTTAGTAATGAAGAAGCCGTAGAAATCTCCAAAATGAGAAGATAGGGCCTATTTAACTAGTGATTTTGGAATTATGAACTATATATTTGTACGTTTCGCAAAGAAACTAAGATAGTTGGATTAAAGTATGTCACAAGCAGAAACAATCCTGCGAGTCTTGGCCAATTGGAAACCCGTGAGATTCGGGCGGTCAAGTTCGCCAAAGGCACACAAGTTATGAGATTGTGCGTCCAATGGAGACAACTACACGAACCCAGGGTTCTTTAATTGAGCCTCGTGAAGTTAACTCCCTTAATGTAATGTTGTTGCGGTGCAATATTATGCCCAAAATAACACTAAGTGAAAGGAGGACTTATGGAAAAGTCATTTAGATTAGTATCCTATTTTTTAGGATTAGTTATGGTTGCCGTTTTGGTTCAAACTGTAACGACTACAAAGTTTCAGTCGTTGCGTGAACGAGGCGGGCTATACTCACAGGACGTAGTGTCTATCAAGACACGAGAGCGTCAATTAGATTGTTTGGCAATCAACATTTATCGCGAAGCAGGTTATGAGCCATTCGAAGGTAAGGTTGCTGTTGCCCAAGTAACAATGAACCGTGTTGCATCAGGCAAATTTGGACAAGATGTCTGCGGTGTCGTTTACCAAAAGAACGTAATTATGGAAAAAGTTGTGTGCCAATTTTCATGGGCATGTGACTCTGCGGCAAAAACTAAACCTGTAAACAAGGAGGCTTATAATGAAAGTTACGAAGTTGCTAAGAAGGTTTTACTTGAGAATTTCAGATTGGACGTTCTCAAAGATGCTTTATACTATCATGCCTCCTACGTCAACCCAAGATGGAATTTGGAAAAAATAGGCAAAATTGGACAACACATTTTTTATAAAGGCAAGGAAACCAAAATATGATTAATAATATTGATCAACTCAAAGAGTTTGTTACTACCAAAGTATCTCAAATTTCCGCAGAAACATTTGGTTGGTTAGCAGTCATTGTATTACACGCTAGTACCATTCCAAGTTTGTTAGCAGTAATGAGTGGACTTACAGATAGACTACCAGCAGTTGATTTGGTACTGTTAGTTTGGTCCGGACTTGCGCTGTTGTTTGTCAAAGCCGCTGTCCAAAAGGATATGCTAAATGTAGTTACAATTGGCTTTGGTTTTATTGTTCAAGCCGTTTTAATGGCATTGATATTCTTTAAGTAATTCGATTACCAAACCAGTTGACACCACCTTCGGGTGGTGTTATACTTTTAACTGTCGTAAATTGTTTCACACACAGAAAGGCACATTATGAAAAAGGCACTTTTGGCAATATCTATGGTAAGTATTCTTTCTGCTTGTTCAAGCATGAAGGAAATTGAAGTCCGTAAAACTGCGGCACACCCAAGTTGGTATGCTGATTGCGAACAACGAGGCAAAGAAGGCTGGTTTTGGGCACGTGAGGGTTATGTCTATTCTTGCGGTATGGGCGAAAGTCGTTACCAGCAAGCATCAGAAGCACAAGCAGATGCCTTTGCATTAGACGGCTTTGCCAAACGCTTAGGTAGTCGAGTCAATTCTTTGACTAAAGTAGAAATTATCGACGAACGAAAGGCTACTCAGACCCGAGTAGAAACATCTACTGGTAACCAATTGATACAAGATCAATTAGAGTCTAAGAAACATCAGTACTCGTTAAACGGACAATATTACACTTATGTTCGTTTGAAAATGACTGAAGATACTTTCAATCGTCTTAAGGCAAAGGCTCAGTAATGACACACCCTTATACAGTTAAGAACTATCTGTGGTTAGCAATAATTGTAATGTTTGTGATTATTGCTCTACTCTCGGGCTGTAGTTCTGCTCCTACTAAAACGGCACAGTTTTGTAACACATCAAAAACTATCGAAGTAGTCGATGGAGCCAATGTGTCTAGCAAAACTACTGTAAGATGCTCCGATGATTTTATTGAACGTCATGTTCCTGCAAGAATTGGCGTAGATCAAAATTGTCGTCCTGTAGTTACACAATATGGAAGAAACTATGTTTGCGAAACACATCGTCAAGGTCATTACGTTTACATTTCTGACCCTGCTAATCTGTCAAACTAGTCAGGCTTCAGATCTCCGTGTTCCATTAAGTGCAACCGGAGGTGTGAGAAATGATTACGATTATCCTGGAAGTGCTGTTAGTGTTTTTGCCAACCTAATTAAAAGTTGGGATGGCGCATTGAGTAAAGAAGATAGACGTAGACACACAAATGCTGTTATACTAACATTAGAATCTGTACCAGATGGACAGGTTATGGAGTGGTATAACAACACAGAAGAATCGTGGGGTAAAATTAAACCGGTATTGTCTTGGCATGTTCAAGGCGGTGTATGCCGTAAATTAATTACTCTAGTTTATAAACAAGGCAAAAGTAGAGAATATGAAGAAGTTGGTTGCTATACATTAGATAGTCAGTTTTGGACTTTTGCTCGCCAATAAATAATAGATTATGCGATATCAAACTAGTGACAAACTAATTGCTTGGCTAACATTGTTCAGCGGATTAACCATATCCGCTGTAGCCATTTATTACAGCGTAGCGGGCCTAATGGCCATTTTCTCTGCGGCTGTTATTCCTATCATTGTTATGGGTGTAGCCCTAGAAGTTAGTAAGTTAGCCGCAACTGTTTGGCTAAAACAAAATTGGTCCAGGGCACCTAACTTTATTAGAGGTTATCTATTATCCGCTATTGCTATACTAATGCTTATTACCTCTATGGGTATTTTTGGTTTCTTATCCAAAGCACACAGTGACCAAAGTCTAGTAAGCGGCGATGTTCAAAGTAAGATTGCTATCTATGATGAAAAGATCAAAACCGAAAAAGAAAATATTGAAGCAAACCGTAAAGCACTTAAACAGATGGATGAAGGAGTGGACCAAGTATTGGGTCGCTCAGCAGATGAAAAAGGTGCCGACAAGGCTGTGGCTTTGCGTAAGTCCCAGCAGAAAGAACGTGCTAGACTTCAAGCAGAAATATCACAGTCGCAGAAGTCTATCGCGGAACTTAATGATGCCCGTGCGCCTATTGCCGCCGAGGTACGCAAGGTCGAAGCCGAAGTTGGTCCAATTAAGTATATCGCATCGTTTGTCTATGGCGAGACAAATGAAACGATTTTAGAAAAAGCAGTTACCTGGGTAATCATTATTATTGTTATAGTATTTGACCCATTGGCTGTTATTTTGTTGCTGGCTAGCCAATATAGTTTCCAATGGTTTAGGAAACAAGAAGAGGAAGAACCTGAGCCAGCGCCAATTGTGCCAACTCCAATTGATGCACAGAATGAACCTAAATACGAAGCAGACGATGGTCCATTAGTCGAAGAGCAAGTCGAACAGATTAAAGAAAGTGCTGATCCGCATCCAATTGGTTGGATGTATCCTAAACACGCAGACATCCAAAACTATCAAGTAGAAGATGCCGACGATGAAGATGCTGAAATAGTAGAACATGCTAGATCTTATATTCCAGAAGAAGAAAAGGACATTGTTGAAGACATTGGACTAGAGCAATGGAATAAAATGATTGAAGAAGCAGAACGCGAACTTGAAAAAGAAAAAGAAGCCAAGCGCATTTGGAAGGAACAGAATCCAGATGACACTATTAAGCATCAGGAAAAATTAAAAGAATCTGGTGTAATTGAAGAGTTACCTTGGAAGGAAACTTTGGACGAGCGTCCTGGGGATTATATATCCGAAGTAACAGGAGACAGATACAAGCCCGATCTTACAGAAGTCATAGAACCTGACAGTTCAAAAAAAAAGACAACCTACATAGTGAAGGAACAGAATCAACAAGTGACCAAGACCAAGGAGTAACCTACGTCCAAAACGCTGAACAAGACACAGAGACATTATGGCAGAGAATACAAAGAAGAAAATCAAAATCATAACCGCTCCGGATCGTATATACGATCAAAGTCAAACAATGCTAGTTATTACTCCTAGCGACACACTCAAAGACGCTGTACAGGAATATGCTTTAGACTGTAGTGAACACTTAAACATATATCTGTACACAGGCGACGAAGACAACATAGCATGGTTACTCAGCGTAGCCAATTCCGTCGACACTATTCTTATAGATATGGATAATAGTCCTGTAAGTATAAGCCAGTTCTTTGCTTACATTTTGAGTATTCCTACTACATACTATAGATGCACGAATATGCAAGCACCTTGGGATTTAATAAATAAAAATCGTTTTTACGACTTTCCAAAATTAACAGAGGAAGATAATGAGGGATAAACAACTACGTGGTAGTGGAGTTACTGTAAAAGACGGTGAACCCGTTGAAAGAGCTCTACGCCGTTTCAAAAAGAAAATACAGGATAGCGGATTATTGCAGGAACTAAGAGATCGCGAGTTCTATGAAAAGCCAACAACTGCTCGTAAGCGAGCAAAGTCTGCGGCTAAGAATCGTTGGCAAAAAGAACTGCGTAAACAACAACTACCTAAAAAAATGTATTAAAAATGGACGAACAAAATAACGAAGTTATGGACATTCTGCAGGAAGAGTGTGCAGAAGTTATTCAAGCAGTAAGTAAAATTAGGCGTTTTGGCATAGACAATGCTAAACACGGAACAGAGCAGACCAATCGACAGCACCTAGAAGAAGAACTAGGGGATATGCTGGCTATGATTGATATACTAATGATCAACGAAGTAGTCAGTTGGGGCAAATTGCACGAAGCAAAAAGGGCAAAAGTCGAAAAGTTAAAAAAATGGTCTAAAATACCAAATTTAGATAAAATCTGATATAAATAATTTTGTAGAACGCCAATAGGGTTTTACGAAACGGGCAGTTGCCCACAATTAAAATCTTGCTTAATTATAAGGAGAAATGTTATGAGCAAAGTCATCGGTATCGACTTGGGTACTACCAATTCATGCGTAGCAGTCATCGAGTCAGGAAATTCCAAAGTTATTGAAAACAGCGAAGGTGCAAGAACTACACCTAGTATTGTTGCCTATTCTACAGACGAAGTACTTGTAGGTGCTAGTGCTAAACGTCAAGCAGTAACAAATCCCAAAAACACAATCTATGCGGCCAAGCGTCTTATTGGACGTAAGTTCAAAGAACAGGCTGTACAAAAAGATATTGACCTAATGCCTTACGAAATCATGGAATCCAAGAATGGAGATGCATGGGTTCGCGCACAGGGTAAAGAATTAGCACCTCCGCAGATTAGTGCTGAAGTTCTGCGTAAGATGAAAAAGACAGCAGAGGATTATTTAGGTGAAAAAGTTACTCAAGCAGTTATCACAGTTCCCGCATACTTTAATGACAGCCAAAGACAGGCAACTAAGGATGCTGGAAAAATCGCAGGCTTGGAAGTATTGCGTATTATTAACGAGCCTACTGCGGCAGCTCTTGCTTATGGTGTTGATAAAAACGACAAAGCAGATCGCAAAGTTGCTGTTTATGACCTTGGTGGTGGTACTTTCGATGTATCGATCATTGAAATTGCCAACGTGGATGGCGAAAAACAAATCGAAGTACTAAGCACTAACGGCGACACATTCTTAGGTGGTGAAGACTTTGACCAACGTATTATGGACTACTTGGTCGACGAGTTTAAGAAAGAGTCAGGCATGAACCTTAAGAAAGACATGTTGGCCTTACAACGTCTAAAAGAAGCCGCTGAAAAAGCCAAGATTGAGTTATCTAGCAGTGCCAGCACTGATGTTAACTTACCTTACATCACAGCAGACGCAAGTGGTCCTAAGCACATGAATGTTAAGATTACTCGTGCTAAGTTAGAAGCATTGGTAGAAGAACTAATCCAACGTAGTATCGAACCATGTAAGGTTGCTATGAAGGATGCAGGTGTTACTCCATCAGAAATTGACGAAGTTATTCTTGTTGGTGGGCAAACACGTATGCCCAAGGTACAAGAAGCAGTTGAAAAACTATTCGGTAAGGCTCCACGCAAAGACGTTAACCCAGACGAAGCAGTAGCAGTTGGTGCGGCTATTCAAGGTTCAGTACTAGCAGGTGATCGTACAGACGTTCTATTGTTAGACGTAACACCATTGTCACTAGGCATTGAAACTATGGGAGGTGTGTTTACTAAACTTGTACAAAAGAACACAACTATACCTACTAAGGCTAGCCAAGTGTTTAGCACAGCAGAAGATAATCAACCAGCAGTTGATATCAAAGTAGCACAAGGCGAGCGTGAACTATTCCAATACAACAAACTCCTGGGTGAGTTTAAGTTAGACGGTATTGCTCCAGCACGTCGTGGCACTCCACAGATTGAAGTTACATTTGACATCGATGCTAACGGCATTATGAAAATTAGTGCTAAAGATAAAAACACCGGCAAAGAAAATCAAATCACAATTAAGAGTGACAGTGGTCTAAGCAAAGAGCAGATCGAACAAATGGTTCGTGATGCAGAAGTTAATGCCGAATCAGATAAGAAGGCACGTGAACTTATCGATGCTAGGAACACAGCCGAGGCGTTGATCAACAATGTTGAAAACGACATGAAAGAAACAACACTTTCAGACACAGATAAAACAAAGATCGAAGATGCTGTTAAAGCACTTCAAACAGAATTGACAGGTTCTGACAAAGACGCTATCGTACAAAAGACTAGCGAACTAGCAGTGGCCAGTCAAGCGATTGCACAGGCCAAACAGGACAAGCCATTTGAACCTGTTCAGGAAGATGCAATCAATGCCGAGTTTAAGGAAACAAACTAAACTCGTTATGTAGGGTGCCCGGGTGGGGCCCTACTAAAATTCTTGCTTAATTAAAGGAGATATAAAATGACACAATTAACACGTTTTGACACAGCCGCTCTAAACAGAGCATTAATCGGTTTCGACAATCTATTCGATACTTTCGAAACACGCTTTGCACATCAGATTTCGAACAACTATCCTCCATATAATATTGAAAAGTCTGGAGAAAACCAGTATAATATAGTTGTTGCTGTAGCAGGATTCGGTAAAGATGAAGTTGCAGTAGAAGTGGAAGGTGATCAATTAACTATTCGCGGCGAGAAGGCAATCAATGCTAACGAAGGCGAATACCAAGTTGAGTACTTACACAGAGGTCTTGCTTTCCGTGATTTCGAACGTAGATTTACTCTAGCAGAACACATGGAAATCAAGTCAGCAGAAATTAAGGATGGTGTGCTTACAATTCAAATCGAGCGCATTGTTCCTGAAGCACTTCTGCCACGTAAGATTGAAGTGAAAGAAGTTAAGTAAAAAATCGGGGGCTCCGGCCCCCACTAATAAATACCATTAAGAATGGAGGGCCAATATGCCAACTGTAGACACCGAAATTAAAATTGACGAAAAGATTAAAATCGATATCACTGAACCTAAGCGTTACAAGGTATTGTTTTTAAATGATAACAAAACTCCAATCGACTTTGTTATTGAATTACTAATGACTGTGTTTAAGCACTCCAGAGAAAATGCTGAACAGATTACATTAACTGTACACAATGAAGGTTCAGCAGTAGTAGGTGTTTATACCTACGAGATCGCCGAGCAGAAAGGTGTTGAGGCAACACACCTTGCACGTCAAGCAGGCTTCCCATTACAAATTAAAGTGGATTCCGAATGAGTCTAAAAGAACTTACACACGAGCAACATCGCAGAGCAGAAACAAGGCCTTTTGTTAAAGTCTTATTTTCAGGAAATGTAAATCCTAAACTATACGCAACATATCTAAAAAATCAACATCCAATGTATGAGATTTTAGAAGTCTGTGCTATGCCACATGGATTACTTTCCGGTCTACCAGAGATACGCAGAGCACCTGCAATTTTATCTGACTTCATAGAACTATGGGGCTCAGACAATCCTGAAGAACCAAAAATGTGTCCGGTAGTGGATGAATATATCAAATATATTCTCAGCATCAAAGATGATCCTAAAAAGTTGATGGCACACATTTATGTACGTCACATGGGAGATTTATCAGGCGGTCAAATGATTGCTAAAAGAGTTCCAGGCAGTGGCAAATACTATCAGTTTGGAGACGAACCTGAAAAGATCAAAGAAGCAATTCGTGCAAAACTAGATGATAGTCTAGCAGATGAAGCAAGAGTATGTTTTGATTTTGCGGCAAAATTCTTTGATCAAATGATGGATATAGTTCCACACTATGAGTAAAGTATGGGACACGCTGATTGAAGTTCAGCATCTTTTAGAAAGCAGTTTTAATGAAACAGGAACAGAAATCTTTGAACCGGGCATGGATCGCTTTAATCAGCCTGGTTGGGTTAATCGTGTTTGGACCAGTGGGTCTTATCGCCGTGCTCACGTTGATGTTGTGGATGCTAGAGAAACCAAAGGACTCTGGATGATGCATTGTTGCATCTTCCCACACTTACACAATCCAGCACCAATTTACGGCTTTGACGTTGTAGCAGGCAAGAATAAGATTACTGGCTGTTTTCATGATTACAGCAAAGCAGGAGATTCTAATCATCCTATGATGGAATGGTTTGCTGATTATGTTAAACGACTCGAATGGCGCAGAGAACGCCAACTACCAGAATGGGCTACCAACATATTCAGCCCTAGCATGGTAGCCGCAGGTAATGTGCAGAGCGAAGAAGAACTAGCGCAGATTATAGAAATGGCTAAAGATACACTGGCACATTACTTAGAAACTGTAGCAGAAACTAATAATACTACTGAAAATACCACAGAAGCGCAGAACTACTACGCAATCAATCAAAAATGTAACCCACATACTCCACGTGTAATGGCTAGTTTAGGCTTAGATGAAGAGGATGTTAGGGTATTCATACAGGAATGTTTGTTCCCAGAAATTCGCTAAATACAGAATAGACGGATTTTACCATGAGAGCAAAAGAATTCATCACAGAAGCAACCAATGCCGCACAACAAGCCGCTATCGCTATTGCTAAAAAGAAAAAGCAAAATGTAAAAGAATTTGCGCCGGATAATAGTGGCGACGAAGAAGAAACATTACTCAAGTACGCTCGTATTTGGTACAATGGCGATGACGACATACAACAAAAAGTTGAAAAACTATTAAATCGTATGGGTTGGGAAATTGGCGAAATCGAATCAGAAGAAGGCGGCGCATTTGTTGTGCAGTCTGGCGATGAGCATGGTAAGAGTTATATTGGTTTTGCCCCAGAAGACTTAACTGAAGCCGCCATGGCGGAAGGTGTCGATATTGGCCGAGAGTGGATGAGCGACACTGAATTGGATCAGTATGTGCCAGATCGCTTACAACAACAATGGCGTGAATTGTTGGGTTACGATCGCCATGGCAATCCAAGTGCATTGTGGGCAAACTTAACAGGCGGATATGAACCGGATGTTAATGATCGTCAACATCGTGCCCTAATGGTTAAAGTGGCTAACAAATGGTTTGCGGCTAAGAAGATTCCTAATGTTAAATTCTTCAGTGTTAGAGATGCAGACGATGAATTAGAATGGTTAGTTCAAATTGGCCCAGAAGGTATGTCAGAAGATTGGCAGAAGGTTAATAAGAAAGACAAAACCGATGGCATGAGCAGTAAAGCCGTTAAAGCATATCGTAGAGAACATCCTGGTAGTAAATTAAAAACAGCAGTCACTACACCTCCTAGCAAATTAAAGAAAGGATCTAAGGCAAGTAAGCGTAGATCAAGTTTTTGTGCTAGAAGTGATGGCCAAAAGAAAATGCACAATATTGATTGCACTAAGACACCAGACAAGGCAATCTGCAAAGCACGTAAACGTTGGAACTGTGAATGAGAGCAAAAGAATTTATTTTATTTGAATCTGAAGGCGGCATGGCCCGCCGTGCAGAAGAAGCCGGCCGTGGCAAACGTGTAGCATTTAAAAATGCAGATGGAAATGTTATTCATATGATTGCATCTCAAGTGTTTCCACAAGACGTAGACAAGCGAGACAATTATCAAGAACTAGTTCCAGAGATTATGGACTATGTGAAGGCTAACAATGTAGCAGTATCTAACGCACTAACACTTCCGCCAGTGGGCGGACTAAGCATACCTGAAAAAGCAGGTGCCGCATTAGTAATGATTTTTAAAGATGAAAAATCTAAAAAGAACATAGCATGGATCGCTCTTAAGCCTGCTAAGAAGCCAGGTGCTTATCCAATCTTCTTACAGACTAAACAGTTTTCAGACCTAACTGGTTATGTACAACTAAGCGGCAAAGCAGGAGAGGAAGATAAAATTTCTGGAGTACAACAACGTGCTCTAACTAATTTAAAACCTGTTGGAATTATTCCTACTAATACAACCATTGCTGTAGATGATATTCCTACACAAGTGCAAGGTTCTATTCAAGAGCGTGATGATCTAGCAGATGCTATTAAACAACAGGTAGTACAACTATTGCAGGCTGTTGCTTCTGGTAGCAGTAATCCTGTCCCCGGCGCCGGCGACTATGCTAAGAGTTACGAAATTGATTTAGGTGAAACAGCCGCACCAATTTCATTAATTAAGAAAAAGTTCTTAAGTGGTGCATGGCAACAGGCCGAAGCCGGAATGGGTTTGAAGTTTGAAGAAGCCGTTGGTGTAGAATTTCCAAACGATCCTGCTGAAAAACTATACGATAGTTATTTGAAGTTTTCAGGTGATGTGAAGATTCGTGTAAGTTCCAAAGACAAGCAAGGCGGCGCAAAGGCATCTGTATCTGGTGTGGTAGACGATATAGCGGCATACCCGCAACGTTATGAAGGATTGTTTGATCCTAAAGTCAACCCAGGCTTCCAAGAGCTACTAGACATTGTAAACATTATTAAAGACCCTGACATGAGTTATGTGGCTAAAAGCGCACAATGGAAACGAAATGGTTCTATTGCTGGTGCATTAGAATTAGGTGTCAAAGTAGGCATCATCGATGGTACACAAGCAGAAAAAATTATGGAAATCATTGACAGCGATCAGCCGCATGTTGATGACGAAACACTAGGCGACTTAAAAGGATTGTTAGTTTATAAAGGCACAGACGATTCGACAAGACCAGACTACAGAATTGGTTGGCATTTATTAGCCGCAGTAGCAACTGGCACAGCAAATAAAGTAAACAAGGACTACAAGACAGATGCTTTCTTCAAAGCAGTTCTGGAACGTTCCAATATGTTACAAGTCAAAACTTCATTACAACAGAAGCCTACTAAGGACGCTGAAGGTAAACCATCAAATGGAGCATACTTCTCCAATTTTGAAGTTATCTATCCTCCAGTATTCACGGGCACAATTAAATTGGATGCCAGCAGTAACTTCTACGCTACAAGAAGACCAGTTGGTAAAATGGGTTTCGCAATCCGTTAAGCCAAATCTAGTTGACAAATCTTACGAAGTTCATATATAATAAAAACATTGCCCCTTTAGCTCATCTGGTAGAGCAACTGATTTGTAATCAGTAGGTGGTCTGTTCGAGTCGGACAAGGGGCACCATTTTTAACTTCAGGAGAAATTTATGTTTGGTGCAAGTTACACAGGTACTGGAATTTACCGTTCAGCCGCACAGATCAATGAAGCAATGGGTCGTGTCTATGGACACATGAGCCTAGCAGTTCTTGTGTCTATGATTGTTAGTTACTTTGTAGGTACTAGCCCAGAATTGTTACAATTCTTCTTTACAGGTGTAATGAAGTGGATTGTAATTTTTGCACCACTGGTTGCTATCTTTGGTGTTAGCATGGTACTATCTAATAACCCTAGTAAACAAGTCGCCCAACTATGCTTACATGGTTTTGCGGCATTAATGGGTTTGAGCTTTGCTACAATTTTTGCTATCTTTACCATGGGCAGTATTGTTAGTGCGTTTATGGGTGCGGCGATCTTGTTTGGTACAATGAGCTTCTATGGATACTTTACAAAACGTAGTTTGGAAAGTCTTGGACAGTTTATGTTCATTGGATTGATTGCTATTGTTATTGCCAGTATTGTTAACATCTTTATTGGTAGTAGTGTAATGGCCATGGTTATCAGTGCATTAGCAATTATTATCTTTCTAGGATTAACTGCTTACGATACACAGCAAATACGAGAAATGGTTTCAATCGACTCTGATCCTGCAACCGAAGTAACAGGTGCATTAACACTATATATGGATTTTATTAATCTGTTCATTAATTTACTACAGTTGTTTGGTGATAGAAAATAATTAACTAGTATGTTAATTAATAAAAGGGCTCTTCGGAGCCCTTTTTTATTATGTGGTAATAGAATCTTTCTTGCTCTAGATTAAATAATAGTGAGATAGCCGGGAGCGAACCGAATGAAAAAACTATTATCACTTATAGCATTATTGCCTATGATTGTATCGGCAGCACCTTTAGGTGATTACACCTTTAAGAGTCCTGCCTTTAACGGCGTAGGTTACAGCAGTCATGTATTAACCATTGAGAATCAAGAGCGCACACGTCAGAAAGAACGTGCAGATAAACTACAGGCTGAAATTGACAAAGCAGCCGCAGATAAGAAAAACACCAACCTTGCTAAGTTTGTTAGTAACTTAGAATCACGTATCTATGCACAGATTAGTCAGAACGTAGCAACCGCTATGTTTGCCAATAACAACTGTACAGCAAGTAGCAACACAAACTGTTCTGGCAACATTGACTTCCAGGGCAACTATATTAGTTGGGGCAGAGTTAGTAGTGCTAACGATGCTAACTGTTCAACAGCCTACGGATACTGCATTATGTTAAAGATTGCAGATCCTACAGCCACTAACCCAAGTACAGCATCATGCACAGACACTGGAATGAGTTGTGTGTATGTTCCATTAAGTTCATTCCAAATGCCGGGGAACTAAGACATGAAAAAGACAATACTATCCCTAGCAGTTTTAACTATGCTTTCAGGTTGTGCTGTTATGCAGACAACTGGAGTACTAGACAAGAGTCCTGAAGTTACAGGGCAAATGACTAATGTTAAGAAAGAATTTGATACAATACCTAGTCCAATCGCTGGAAGACCACTAAGCGTGGCCGTTTATAGTTTTACTGATAAAACAGGTCAACGTAGACCGCAGGCAAACATTGCCAGTTTATCAACAGCAGTGACACAGGGTGCAGAAACATTCTTAATACAGGCATTACAAAATGTAGGACGCGGTCAATGGTTCGACGTTGTAGAACGTGTGGGCATTGATAACCTAACTAAAGAACGTTTAATTATTAGGCAAATGCGCGAAGCATATGAAGGTAAAGATGCTAAACCATTGCTACCAATGCAATTCGCTGGAATTATTGTAGAAGGCGGAATAGTAGGCTACGATCAAAGCACTACCAGCGGTGGTGTAGGTCAACGTATATTTGGCATAGGCAAAAATACACAGTGGAGCACTGATACAGTAACAGTAAGTTTACGAGCAGTTAGCGTAAACACTGGTAAGGTATTAGCCACAGTGACAGTACAAAAGACTATCTTAAGTTCAGCAGACAGCGTATCTGCATTAAAATTCTTTGACGCAGGCACTAAGGCATTTGAAGCAGAAGCAGGTTTAACTATCAATGAACCTGGCACTTACGCTACAAAGGCAACTATTGAAATGGCAGTCGTAGAGTTAATTAAGGAAGGACAACGTAAAGGTGTATGGGAGTTTAAACCAGAATCCGCACCAGCGGCCAAGGCACCTGTACCAGCACCAGCGGCCCAGCCGGTAATTAGCTCTGAGATTAAAGAAGAAGTTAAAGTAGAGGAGAAGAAAGATGTCGTGGTTCAATCACAAACCAAATCCGAAACCGAAACCAAGGCCGTACCCAGTACCGCCGCAAAAGAACTAGAGAAGTTACCTACAGAAGCAATTCTAAAGGATGCTCAGTTTATATACAAGGAGCCAAACGAAAAGAGTCAAAGGACTTGGCAGTTTAAGCCAAATACACGAGTATTCATAACCGGGAGCGAAGGTGATTGGGTACAAGTGCAGGACGTAGAGAAGCGTAAAGGGTTTGTTAAAAAAGAAGTAGTTAACAAACAAAAATAAGAAAGAGAGGTAGCACTTTAAATTTTTTAATGGTCTTAGACCAAGGAGCGAGTTAGGGAAGATAACCTAATTCTGTAAAAACGATGCATAAGAGAATCACAGGCGCTGGTGGGTTGTCGAGAAAATTACTCACAATTCTGGTGTTGTCTGCAATGACAACATTGGGTTATGCGGCTGACAATAGCATTTACATTGATCAGTCCGGCGATAATAGTACTATTACTATGACTCAAGACGGAGCAGGAAACAAAGTAAAGGGTATATTATTAAATGGCACAGCAGGTGGAACAACTGATCCTGCTAAACTAACTGGTGCCGCACAGACTATCAACATTGAGCAAACAGGAGCAACTAACGTATTGGCGTTAGGTGTTAACTCAACACAAGGTGGTACTGTACAAGGTTATGCTAATATTGGTGTGAATTTAAATTACCAAGTAAGTGGTGGTGGAAACACAGGTTACATTAATATTAACAATAATGGTACAGGCACAGCCAGTGGTAACGTTGTTAGTTTTGTTCAAAGTGGCGGTAGTGCAACTACAACACTTAACATGACTGGTACAAGTAACCAATTAACTGTTGGAACTAGTGGTGGTGCTAACAACACATTTACAGGTACAATCAACGCTGATGAAACTGTAGCAACTGTTAGTCAAACAGGTGGCGGCGGCAACGCAACTACACTTAACATGACCGGAAACAAAGGTCAAGTTAGTCTAACAACTGTTGGTGCAACTAACACTACATCTGTAACACAGAGTGCATACGGTGTAACTGGTGCTCAAGCAATTATCAACATCACAGGTTCTGGTAATACTACAGACGTAACACAAACTGGTGCGTACGATCACTATGCTAGTATTACTGTAACAGGCGGTAGCAATGGCATTACACTTGCACAAACAGGTGGATCTGCTACTGGACACAGCACAACGTTATCTGTAACAGGTAGTACTAATACTATTGGTATTACACAACAAGGATCAGTTAGCAATCTAACTAATCTTGCTATATCAGGAAGTGGCAACACTTACACTATTTTACAGAAAAACTAAGAGGGTTCCATGAAATTATGGATGGTAGTATTATGCGTTCCGTTGCTGAGTACATCGTTGGCCTACGCCGCGATAGGCAAAGTAACGGAACAAATCAATACACCCCCGACTATCCAGAGACAGAATTCGACACTAACGGCGTCGAAAGGGACTGGAGTGGAAATGAACGATGCGATCAAGACCCAGCAGGGCAAGGTGGGGATAACATTTGAGGACGATACTAAAGTCCAAGTCAATGAAAATTCTAAACTTGTAATTGATGATTTCGTTTATGATCCAAAAAGTAAGGCGGGTAAACTAGGTGCTAAGATTGCTCTTGGCACAGTTCGTTATGCGTCTGGACAGATTGCTAAGAATTCGCCTCAGAATGTGGCCCTTTCTACTCCTAGTGCTACTGTTGCTGTACGCGGTACTGACTTTACTGCCACTGTAGACGAGCTAGGCGAAAGTACAATTATTCTTTTACCTAGTTGTCCTAATGATAGACCAACACGCTCAGTTAGAGATATTGAAACTAACTGTAAGACTGGCAGTATTGAAGTTAGCAATGATGTAGGTACTGTAATACTAAATCAACCCTTCCAAGTAACTAAAGTTCAAAGTAGAACACAACCTCCTACACCGCCTAAAGTATTAAATCTAAGTGAAATGGCCATTGGCAATATGTTAATTGTCAGTCCTCCGCGCGAAGTCAAACAAGCACAACAAGAACAACAGAGAACATTTAATGCTTTAGACTTTGACTTTTTAAAAGAGAAAGGTTTGGAGAATTATTTAGATATGCAGGCCAATATGATTTATGAAGATAAGTTAGCCAAAAACTTTTTGTCTAATGATTTCCTTGCTAACTTATTCGACATTGTGGGAAACATACTGGATCAAAAGTTTTTAGATCCTGTAGATCCTGTGCTACCAGACTATAAAAAGTCCAGTGGCATTATAGCCTACAAAGATGATATGAGTGTTGAACTCTGTCGCGACAACGGTGCTGACATACAATGTGTTAAAACACCACTCACACAAAACTCAACAATATTACAAACACAGGGCAATTTAGAATTTAAGAACAGAATAAATCAGGGAGGTAATACTATTATTACCTTGATACAAAAATGATAAAACGTTTATTACAGTTCCTTGTGTTTTTAACTGTGTGCATTAGCGCACATAGTCAGGCTGTGACTTATAATGCTATTGCTACTGCTTATGTTACTACTACAATTAGTCAACAAGTAGTGTTTGATAGTAATATGCAACAAGGCGGTACATTTACAATGAGTGTACTAGCACACAACGGCGGCGGCCGTGCAGGACAAAGTGATACGGCTAACGTAAAGATACAGTTCTATAACAGCAGTGGTGGATTAATCACTAGCGTAAACTCAACTAACTCTGCTAACTTACCAAACCCAAATGCTGTGTGTGGTAATCCTTGTATTGATACTGCGGTACCTTGGACTACAGTAACTATCAGTGCAACGCTTACTGCGGCACAAGCAAGCCAAGTAGCCTATGCCACAGTCAGTATGTACGGTATTGATGGAAGTTACTGGGCAGGTGATTATGGTCCTTGGTATCGTGCTCCTACATTCCAACTTAATGGCGGCGGCAACTTATTGTATAACCCGGAGTTTGGGCCTTATAATAATATAACAGCACAAGGTTGGGTATCAAATCCAGGGTTCGGTGCTTGTCAAGGTGCATGGGGCGGATCAAATGCCTGTATCGTTAACAGCGATGGAGTGCCTGGTTCGAGTACAGTTGGCTTAGTTGCTAACGCTAACGGTGGCGGCCCTAGTGCTACTGGTGGTACTACTAGTGGTACTGCTGGTGGATATAATAACACAATGTCAGTGACCAATGCTGGCACGGGCGCAACTGCCGGTGCGGCTCCTGCTCCGACTCCTACAGTAACAGGAACTAGTGTAACTTATACAACTAGAACTGTGGTTAATGGTAATACAACTACTGTTTATCGCACACCTGTAACTACAACAACTTACAGCGACGGAACTAGCACAAGTACAAATGGTACTGAAGCAGTATATCAAACTAAGGTTGCGTCTAACGTAGTAACTACAAAAATTGTAAACGGTGTTCTGACAACAACTACAACACCAATTAATACAGTTACTACAACCGGCGTTAATGGCAGCACCATAGAAGCAAACGGCACAGCAACAACTACAACACAAAACATACAGCAGGGATTAAACTATAAAGTCTACAAATTCGATCCTTACACTTATAACTGCGGTTGGTTAGGTTGTATTAAAAACTGGTTAGGGCCATATCGTGTACCTGATATGCCACCTGGTGGACAGCCTGTTAGTATTGGTACAACTAGTAACGGAGTTTATGTTCCGACTAACGGCAGTTTTCCAAATATGGACACTGGTACCTTAGTTAGATTCAACGGAACGATTACTGCTCCGACGACACAAAATTATCCTGCAGGTACTGTATATAGATTATACTTCTATAGCAACAGCGATGACGGATTTGTTATGAGTGTAAACGGACAAACAGTTATCAACGATAGATCTACATTCCAACTTCAGAGTATAGGTGGCTATACAGCGTCTGGCTGGATAGACATAGTAGCAGGACAGACTTATAATTTTGAAGCATGGTACTGGAACGACACCGGCGGCTATGGACTACGTTTTCAATGGGACTACGGTGCAGGCCGTATGAACGTACCTAACTCTGCATTTACTACAGGGTGGATTACTGAAACAAATACAATTGACACTAGTGGATTTGTTTATTCTAACAGCGCAGTAGTTGACGTGTCGGGTACAACAGTTTTATTAGGACCAGTAGTTGAAGGTGGAACAATTACACAAACAAATGCGCCTGGTGATCAAGTTATAGGTAGCGGTGGCTCATACGTTCCTCCAGCAGATATAGATGTTAAACAAACTAGAATTAATACTTGGAACAACGGTACACAAAACTACAATAACGAATTGTACATCACACAAACATACGGTACTAACAATAATGTAACTATTACACAAAGTGGTACTAAGAACAAAATCGAATTTACCTTAGAAGGAAACAACAATATTGTTAATAATACTCAAACTGGCAGTAACTACTTAAAGCAAGAAGTGCCTGGGTGGGGCAATAACATAACTACTAATCAGTCAAATGCTAGTGGTTCAAATTATGCTGAAACTAAAATACAAGGAAATGGTAATACTGTAAATCATACACAAACCGGTAATCACATATTGTTCAGTAAAGTTACAGGCGATATTAATACTGTAAACACTACACAGTCTGGCGGTGCTGGCCATTTCGCTGATATTACACTAACAGGAAATAACAACTCAGCACTAGTGACACAAACAGGAAATACTGCTAACAGAGCAGTTATTGATGTAACTAACGCAGGTGGCCCAGCCAGTGTTGACCTGCAACAAACAGGCGGCAAATCATTTAGCATCATTCAAAGTTGTACAAATCCAGCGGGTTGTAGCACAGTTGTTCGCCAATAAAATCTAACTAAATATTGGATGCTGAAAAACATCTTAATATTAGCAATTATTACAACCTTAGCAGGCTGCGCCGGAATAGCATTTTGCGACAAAGACGGACGACCCAAGGGTTGCCACTCATGGGATCCTGCTACTCGAAACGGCGCGGCACCAAGATCATGAGAGCAAAAGAATTTATAAAAGAAGCAGAAGCAAGTGACGCCGATTTAAAAGCAAGATATGGTGACTTCGATCCTGAAGATAAAATAATGCTTCCAACTACAAAATTAAGCAGAGAACCTGCAGCCACGCTTTGGACAGCATATGATGTAGTTAGAAATATTCTAGGTAGAGATAGAGTAACTGACGATGATGACGAATTAGGTCCTGGAATGTATTATGTCTACCAGAGTAGCGGAGATCCAATGTTTAGGGATACAGGCGACGGCGTTGGCAGTATCAACTTACCAAATCTAGACAGCACCGCGGCACGAGACGTTGCTGTTGCGGCCCACGAAGCATATCACGCTTATGTACACGCTAAAAGTAAAGGCGGCTTTGCACACGCTAATGAAAAGATTATTAACAACTTAGCAGAAAAATGGTTGCGTAAACATTTATCAGGACAAGCCTTACATACAGCATTAGAACAAATTATAGGCAGTAGAATTAGTTACGGCCGCAACCACTTACCAAAGCCAGGATTTAAAAAATGAAAATACAATTCAAAAAAATACTAGTAAGTCCATGGACTGCTTTACTAACTCTAGCACTAGTTGTTGGTGTCAGAGTTGCAGATCCTACATTTGTTGAAAGCGTAAGACTACGTTATTTTGACACATTAATTACAAGTAAAGAAGTTACAGTTAACAACATAGTTACTGTAAATATCGACGAAGCCACGTTAGACAAATATGGTCAGTGGCCCTTACCAAGAGCAGAATATGCTAAACTTGTGAAGGAACTATACCAAAGAAATGCAGGACTTGTTGTACTTAATGTTCTTTGCCAGAGACAGATCGTACTGGTGGAGATGGTGCGCTAGGACAAACTCTAAAAGAGTTCCCTGTAGTACTAGGAAGTGCGCCAGCACAGAAAACAAAGAATACACCACGTGTTCCAGGATCGGCTGTACTAGGTCCAGAACATCTAGATCAAATTATTCAATACCCGGGACTAATCGCCAACGTTCCTCAACTAGAACAAAATGCCGCAGGTGTTGGCATTACAGGAACACTTCCAGAAGTAGATGGTGTTAATCGCCGCATGCCGTTAATTGTTACTGTAGACGGCAAATTATATCCAGCATTGAGTTTAGAGACACTTAGAGTCGCCGCAGGAGACTCTACCTTCCAAGTAAAACTTTTTGAAGGCGGCGTTGAGAAAATGCGTATTCCAAAGTTTGGTCCTATTGCTACAGATAGTTTAGGAAGAATTTGGATCGATTGGAGCCAAGAAGCTCATAGCGTTAGTGCTGTTAAACTTCCAAAAGATTTAGGTGGCGCCGTCGTTATTGTAGGTCCTACTGCCGCTGGTATTAGTAATCCGTTACCGACAAGCAAAGGTGCTGTATTTCCTCACGAAGTGCAGGCCGCAGTAATTGGTACAATGGTTAACGGCATTGTTATTCAACGTCCCGACTATGCCGACGGGGTTGAAATTTTAGCATTAGTATCACTTGGCATATTATTAATTTTCTTATCGAGGTGGACTTATGTTGGCATTGGTGCTACTGTGGTTATTGTTGGTGCCATCGTTCCTGGTACTATCTACGCTTTCAATAATTGGCTCGTCTTGGGAGACGCGACTGCGATCGCGTTTGGCCTTATTATCGTTGCTCTTCATTGTTATGGCGTTAAGTTTATAAGCGAGTTTTTACAGAAACAGGCAATTAAGAAACAGTTCGCTGGATACTGTAGTAAGGAAGTAGTAGAAATGCTACAAAAAGATCCAGACCTAATCAAGCGTGGTGTGCGTAAAGACGTATCCGTTATGTTCAGTGACTTGCGTGGCTTTACACCCATTGGAGAACACTACGGTGATGATGTTGCTGGATTAGGCAAGTATATGAACGGTTACATGGATGCTATTAGTCAGCCTATCATGGACAACAAGGGTATGGTCATAAAGTATGTAGGTGACGCAAGTATGCACATACACGGTGCTCCGATTGAAGATCCTAATCATGCCCGTACTATTGTTGCTGTTGGTTTACAGATGTTAGATGCTGTTGATGAGTATACTAAACTAATGGAAGCACAAGGCTTACCACCAGCCGCAATGGGTTGGGGTTGTAACTCAGGTATTGGCTTTATTGGTGAGATGGGATCAACTGACAGACATAGTTACGACATCTTAGGTGACATGGTTTCAACCGCCGCTCGTTTAGAAGCACGTTGTAAGGCCTATGGCGTGTTATGTATCATCGGTGCTGAAACTTACAACCGTACTAAAGATGACTTCTTCTATCTAATGCTAGATAACTTACAACCTAAAGGCAAAACTGTAGCAGACTTAATCTATACAGCATTAAGAACCAAAGGTGAAGATTACAGTAAAGATAAAGTACAGCACGAGTTGATGCATGCCTTGTATAAACAAAAGAAGTTCGACGAAGCAGCCGCTATGTGTAAAAAACTAAAAGGCAACTTTGGTGGACAAATGGACAAGTACTACAAAATCTGGATTGAACGTTGCGAGTTTATGAAAGAACAGAACCTTCCAGATAATTGGAATGGTGAATTCATAGCACATGAAAAATAATTTGACAGAGATTATAGCAGAGTGTACAATAGACAGATGTGTAGAGTTATATCTATATTGGTATTTTTTGCCTTTTTACATCATGGGCAAACAAGCGCCGCCACTGCCAAACCTCTGTCTATCACCGCTCAGAGCTGGCTCGTGGCCGATGAATCCGGCAGAATTATTCAAAGCGAAAACATAGATCAACAGCGTAGTATTGCCAGCATTACTAAACTAATGACGGCAATGGTTGTGTTAGATGCTAATCAAAACTTAGATGAACAAATCGGTAAGTATACCCGAGCCGAAACAATACAACTAGCATTAGTACACAGCGACAACAAAGCGGCTGATCTACTGTGTCAATACTATCCTAATGGTAAGGATGCCTGTGTTAGAGCAATGAATACTAAAGCACATCTGTTAGGTATGCACGACACAAAGTATGTCGAACCTACAGGGCTTAGTGTGTTTAATGTAAGCACAGCCACTGATTTAATTAAACTAGTTCTAGCGGCAAAGAACTACGCAGAGATTATTGAAGCATCACGCACACCGCAGGTTAAAATTAAGATAAAGAAAAAGTGGTTTATCTTTAATAATACTAATCCAATTATTGGCAAGCGTCATGAATTTATTGTCAGCAAAACTGGCTACATAAGAGCCAGTGGAGGTTGCATAGTAATGATGTTGGATACAGAAATAGGACGCAGAATTGTAGTAGTACTAGGAAGTAAGAATACTAAGACACGTATTCCTGAAGCAGAGTTTATTGCTGTTAATTCCTAACCTGTGCAAGGTTAAAGAAGCGTAGTACCTTAATATAGATCCAACCGATATCTAATTCAAACCAACGTTGACGGAAACTAGCATTGGCCCCATCGGCATGATGATTGTTATGTAGTTCCTCACCACCGATCCAAATAGCCCAAGGCCATAAGTTACGGCTAGTGTCTTTGGTGTCAGTATTACGATATCCCCACCAATGTGCCAGTCCATTAATAACACCAGCGGCCCAGAATGGAATCCATATCATTTGAATGCCCCACACAAGAATACCCCAAGGACCAAAGAACAATAAGTCTATGACTAACATTAAGAGAATTCCAAGGCGGCTGTGTAGGGTGTAAACATTACGCTCTAGCCAATCATCAGGAGTACCTACTCCTAACTTTTCAACCATTGCGGTATCTTTACTGGCAGAGTGATATAAACTCCAGCCTTTGAATAGCACAGTTTTAATACCGTAAACTTGTGGACTGTGCGGATCTAAATCTGTATCGCTGGCTTGATGATGTTTGCGATGTATTGCTACCCATTGCTTGGTAACCATACCTGTTGTAAGCCAAAGCCAAAAACGCATGAAGTGATTTACTGCTGGATGGAATGTTACTGCTCTGTGTGTTTGTCCTCTATGAAGATAAAGGGTAACACAGGCTATGGTGATTTGAACCATCACCAAGGTGGCTATAATTGTTGACATTATTAACTCTCGCCAGCGGCCGCAGTCTTTTTATCGTCCGGGTCAACTTTCTTTGCGCCAATCTTGTCTGCTTCTTCCATTGCTTCGTGGAACTTCTTGTTAGCCTGTGCTTCTACAAGTGCAGTTTCCATAACACGATCCGATTCAATCATCTTACCACGTAGGTGTAAGACTGTATTAACTTTTTGGTTAAGACGAATCAAGTCATTGTCTAGCATACGGATACGGTCGATAAGAGCAATCAACACAGTATTAGCATCGCTGATAACTGGCTTAACTTCTTTTGTGGCCCATTCCCAAACGTATTTGATAATGAAACCCATACCAACCGCCATAACGATTGGAAACCCATACTTATTGACTAACTCTACGACATCCATTATATAATCATCCCTATTATTAAACCAACAACTAATCCAGTAATGCCAGCCTTCCACATATCGCTGTCATACCAAATTGCTCTTGGCTGATCCATCCAATCTTTGATGTGTTGGGGTTGTGCATCATACCACAACTGCCATTTATTCTTCTTGAACATTTACTGGGTATCCTTTTACAAATTGCTCTACTGGGTGCATTTTAACCAGCATTGCCTTACCATTAACGTTGGTAATTCTAAAGCAATCGCCGTGCTTCCAACCTAACTTATCAATATCAAGTTCTTCATCGAATATGATACCGCTAGGATTTAAATCCCAACTGTAATCAACATACAGCATTTTCGACTCTTTCCTTAATCAATACATTGACTCTATTAGCACAGTTTCTAATATCGTCACTAAGGTTACCTCGGCCAACTTCTTGTTCAATTAGTCTGGCTATGTCATGCAACGTTATAATTGCATCTTGTAATTTTGTATTAGTCTCGTCTAGCATCGTTCTTACCATCTGCTCTAGCAATACGATCTACGTCAGGGCGTAAACCTAATGCGTTGGACACAATAGTATCAATACGTACAACATCGTGGTTCATTGTTTTTACACGATTGTCTAACGCAGTAATAATACCGGCCATACCTTTGATACTTCCCAAAACACCTTGTAGTAGTAATTTGATTGTTAGGTAAACAAAGTATCCACCTGCCAATGCCGCCGCTACCGGCATACCCAAATCACCAATTATTTTGAATATATCACCCATTTTACGCTCCGCTCTTTATACGTGTATTTATGTTAACTGAGTAGATAAGTATTTGACAGGTTAAATAAATGTGTTATAATAGTAGCACTTAATAAAGTAAGGAATCATGTCACAAGCACACGTTCAGAAGTTCGAAGCATCTATGTTTGAGTATTGCTCGGACCATGCCGAAAGGGCATACAAGTTATTTGAAGATGGAGAAGTAGATGTTGGATTGGAAAGATTAGGCCATTTAGCAGATATACTCCAAATGTTAAAAAGTTCTAAAAGTTCAAACGGAACTATTAACATTAATACATTTGCACAAGAAGTAAAAGCATTAGATGAAATAGATAAAGATGCCGTATACACACACTTCCAAGAGAACGGCTTTGGACAATATATACCGGAGTGAAAATGAAAAAAATTGATGAGTTCAATGCGGAAGATAGAATTGATCTTAGATTACTGGAAAATTCTACTTTTTATTTGAATGGAGAGATAGATGAAGATACAGTAGGCGAAGCCATCAAATGGATTCTCTATGAAAATTTACAAGGCGAAGGTAGAACTTTGACCTTGTATATTAACAGCACGGGCGGAGATTTGTATCAGGCTCTAGCGTTAATTGATGTAATGCGTAGCAGTCCACATATTGTAAGAACTATTGGAATTGGTGCTGTCATGAGTGCGGCATTTTTAATTTTTGCCTGCGGTGATAAAAAGCATCGTTATGCGGCTAGTAATACTAGTTTTATGTGTCACCAATTTACATCCGGAATGGATGCTAAGTATCACGACCTAAAAGCAGAAATGAAAGAAACCGAATTGTTAAATGAAAAGATGATAACAATTCTAACCGAAACAACAGGCTTGGTTAAAAGTAGAGTTAAAGCAAAACTACTACCAGCCAGCGATGTTTACCTAACTGCACAAGAAGTGGTTGACTTTGGGGTAGCGGATCATATAGTATAGTGATGTATAAGGTAAGATACTACATGACTGCTGGAACACTTTCATCGAGAACGTTTGCTACACTAAGTGAGGCAATAGAGTTTTCGGTGTACAAGGTCGGCTTCATGCAACTCTACGGAATAGATAAGATAGATTAAAATGCGTAATCATTATTGGACTTGTTCAAAATTTGCAGATTGGCTTCGTGGTACTACTAAACTAAAGTGTGGGACTAGCGAAGAGTGGGACGAGTGGGAATCTCGTGCTAAAGCCGCGTATCCTATCCGTTGGTGGTTAGCAGAAGAAGGATTGGATCATTTACAAACAGTTGTATTTTTTATTCCGGATAAACTACATGCTCTCAAATATTACATTAACAACCGTTGGGTTACTAAAACTCATGCCCTTACCGCTCATCCTCGTGATATCAAGCCCGGTGATTGGCACGATGTTGGTAATCGTTTTTTACCTTGTCTCTTTAATGAACTTCAAGATTTTGTCGAGGTTGAACTAGCCTGGTGGCACATAGCATGGAGTGACAAGAGTGAAAGAGAAAAATACAAAGCACCGTTTTGGGCTACTGGTTGGTTCAGATGGCGCACTTGGCGTTGTCCTCAAGCCGGACTTGACAACCTTGAATGGCAACGTAATCTACGTTGGAAAGAAGACGAAGTTGGACCAGACAGTAAGAACCTTGGCGAACTTACTCCGCAGGCAGTCAAAGCGCAGGAAATCTTAGACTTGTACACATGGTGGACACAGGTATATCGTAATCGTCCAGAGCCGATGGAAGCAAGTGGCTGGACTGCTTACTGTGAAGCCGCACGTTTAGCCAACGGTGGCAAATTAAGTTTCAGTAATGACAAGACTCCTGAACTTAGAAAGATGAGCGATAAAGCACACAAGTTACTTCGTAAAATCGAAGCAGACTATGAAAAAGAAGATGAGGCTATGATGATTCGCCTAATCAAAGTGAGGCACGGATTATGGACATAAGTTATAAGTGTCCTGTCTGTGAAAGTGAGAAACAATATAGCAACAAGTACGATGCGTATTTTTGCGAGTTGTGTAATAAGTGGCTAGAAGAACCGTGCAAGGATCCAGAGTGTCAATTCTGTACTACACGGCCAGAAAAGCCCAGCCAAGTTGGCTAAAAGTAATAAACATAATAACAAGGAGAAACATTATGGCAACAAACAGATTTCAAGATTTTTCAAAACTAATCGAAGCCGCAGAAGGTGACTTTGAAAAGTTCTATGACAAGGGTGTTAATGCCGCAGGTACTCGTGTTCGCAAGCACTTACAAGAGTTAGCCAAACTATGTAAAGAAGTTCGTAACGATGTAACCGCAGTAAAGAACGAACGTAAAGAATCCGCAGGTAAGTAATGGATAAAAAAGAAATCAAACGCGATGTAGCAACATTCGCTCATATGCTCAAGGAGTTAATGAACGATCCTACACCAGATGTACTAGTAACATTGGATCGCGACATTCAGCATTTCATCTATGGCAGAACCGCAGTATTAGTAAAACATAATGAAGGCAAGCCAATTGGTACAGTAGCAGATATTGCCGCAGTAGTTGGGGCGGCCTTTGCTGATGTACTAAAAGAATTTACTAGAGGTCGTGTTAGTGATGCAGAATTAGATACAATAGTCCAAACTGCAAGAGCCAACTTACTCAGTGGATTTGAAGCAAGAGCTCCTAAGCCTGAAGTAAATACAGAAGCACCGGCAGAAGAGCCAGCAAAAGAGGAAGTAGCACAATGATTCCAGCATACAGTGAAGAAGTAAAGATTCATGTACATGAAAAAGATCCAAATCTTCTTCCGCTGGAGCAACAGGTTCGACAACTTCAAGAGCAGGTTCGACTGTTACAGGAAAGCGTTGAGTATATAAATCGAGAACGCAGTCGTTTAAAAAGCGAACTTGATATAATTAGAAATGCAATGAATAGGAGTAGCAATGGATCGTGAAAAAATTCAACACCACATTAAGCATTTACAAAAGAAGCACGACGAATTGGATCGTTTAATTCAAGAAGAGTTTAATAGATACCAAGACGACAAAGCAGTAAGTAATCTTAAAAAAGAAAAATTACATCTTAAAGATGAAATTGAAAAATTTAAGAAGGACTTAGATTTATTATGACGTTGCTGTTCTGGTTAATTATCGCCGCAGTGGTCGGTTGGGTCATTTGGTGGATCATGGACTGGCACGATAAATTTCCAGATGGCGAATAACAATGCAGTACAATGAATTTTTAGATTGGGTAGATATTGACAAGTTTTCAGATGCTTGTAATAACATCTGTCATCAGACAGTATTAAATGAATCCACAAATCGAATGATGAAAGAAAAATTCATTATTGCGGCAATGCAATTATCTAATCATAAAAAGAACATCGAGTGGACTGACGTTCGCGATTACGATATAAAATTTACCGATTGGACCAATGGCGACGTAGAAGTTAAAACTGGCAACGAACCTTTGTTCTACGCAAAGTCAGGAACTCCTAAAAAGACAATCAGTCTTAAATTAAAAAATGTTTACGAAAGTAAGAATCAAAGAACTACACTAGACAAAGTTTTTAATCATTTAATGATAGTCCAAATTAAAGGAACATTCGCTGTTGCCTTTGTAGATTACGCAACAGTTAAGGCTAATCTAAAACAATTAACAGACGGCTTCTTAGTCAAACTAACACACGACCAAATAAATATTGTGTACAAAAAAGATATGAGAAATGAACCGACATCTTGGACAATTGACTTAGATCCAAAACCTTGGATATTTGGCACATTAGCAAAGGCAGGCGTTTAAAGAATTGTTGTAATCCCTTCAAAGCGAAGGACTTCTGGACGCGGGTTCGACTCCCGCCAGGTCCACCATAAGGACATAAATTTACTTTGGTATTCATTGTAAATTTACTTTGGTATTGTGTTTTTATGATGGGCCTGCCATGGTTTCGACAGGGGTAGATAGTAGAGACGGCAACACGGTAGGCGATGACCGTAAATCAAGCAAAACTAGTAAATGCAAACGCATCTACATTTGAGTACTTCACTGTTGAAGGCTTCACAGCCGACAATGGTCTAGTAGCAGCCTAAGAAACTGCAACTCCGGGGTAGGACTTACCTTGTAACCCAAACAACCAAAGGGCCTTCGGGCCCTTTTTTATTTTACCAAACACATTGACAGATGCCCTGTCCGAGCCTATAATACACAGTATCGCAGTTTTATTTCATAGAAAGATCACATGACCTATTTCCTAAAGCAAGGTAGCACTTACCGAGTATCCAAAAAAGAAGCACTTGATATTCAAGAGAAGTTGCCGGCTGGTAACTATGTCGTTAAAAAGGACGAGATGTCTGGGCAGTTGTTTCTTGAAACAATTGACAAGTTCGAAATCAAAGGCAAGATTTACGGCGATACAAACAAACGTGCCGACCGTATTCTTTATGCGTTTGAGGATCGTCCCAGTACTACTGGCGTAATGCTTACTGGTGAAAAAGGTTCTGGCAAAACACTATTGGCTAAGATGCTTTCTGTCAAGGGATATGACAAAGGTATTCCTACTATTGTAATCAATGCTCCTTGGTGTGGAGACCAATTCAATGCGTTCATTCAAAGTATTGAACAACCTGTAATTGTAGTGTTTGATGAATTTGAAAAAGTCTATGATGAACACGAGCAAGAACAGATGCTGACTCTGCTGGACGGTGTGTACCCAACCAAAAAGTTGTTTGTGCTTACTTGTAACGACAAATGGCGTGTTAATAGCCATATGCGTAATCGTCCTGGTCGTGTTTATTACAGCCTTGAGTATAAGGGCTTGGATGCAGACTTCATTCGTGAATACTGCATGGACAATCTTCAAAACAAAGAACACATTGAAAAGATTGTAGGTATTGCTGGTACGTTTGACCAATTCAACTTTGACATGCTGAAGGCATTGGTTGAAGAAATGAATCGTTTCGACGAAACTCCGCAGGAAGCAATGACTATGCTGAATGCCAAACCAGAATACGGTTCGACTTCTCGTTATGCAATCAAGTTGGTTATCAATGGCGAAGAAGTCAAAGAAAACAATTTTGAAGACAAGGAATGGGAAGGCAATCCTCTTAACAAGAATGTCAACATTTCTTACAAGGTTATTGAACGTGACGAAGAAACTGGTGACGAAGATTGGGATTGGCAGGGTATCCGATTCACTCCGGACGAGTTGAAGAAGATTGATGACAATGGTACCAAGTACGTGTTCACTAACAAGGAAGGTGCAAGCCTTATCCTTACCAAAGTTAAAGAGAAGACTTACTCTTACTGGGACGCTTTTTAAGCGCAAGGGTGTTGTAGAAATACAACACCTTTTTTACGATTGACATTTCTTACTAGATCGCTTATACTAAAAGCCTAGTAAGAAAGGAGCCCAAAATGTCCGAAGTTAGAGTTAGCACCCTGTACAAAGTCACCGTAACTGAGTACGAAGCAGGATGGGGACAGCGTCCTTGCCCAGAAGAAACCAAATTCTTCACTACCCGCGAAGAGGCCGAAACCTACGCAGAAGCCTGTAATCAAGGCACTTATGAGATCTATTGGAGAGCCCGCATAGATCAAATTGGTTAATCTTGTGTCGATGGGTTCATATTTTGGACTCATCGACAGTTGACAGACCACAGTTCATTTGCTATAATATACACATACAGTAAACAACTAGGCGCAGAAAGGCTAAAGATGATTATTAACAATGCTCCGCAAAACGAAGCAATTTTGAGTAATGTAAGTGAAGTGGGCGAGTTCCGTATTCGCAACTCTGCTAAGGCATTTAACATTTTGAGTTCAGGCTTGTATGCTAACAAGATCCGTGCTATCATCCGTGAACTGAGTTGTAACGCAGTAGATAGCCATACTGCCGCAGGCAAACAAGATACTCCTTTTGATGTACACTTGCCCAACCAATTGGAACCTTGGTTTAGTATTCGTGACTATGGTACTGGTTTGAGCCACGAACAAGTTACAAACATCTATACCACATACTTTGAAAGTACTAAGACCAACAGCAACGATTTTATCGGCGCATTAGGTTTGGGTTCTAAGAGTCCTTTTAGTTATACAGATAACTTCACGGTAACCGCAATCAAAGACGGCGTTAAAGGTGTTTACTCTGCTTTTATTAACGAAGCAGGTGTGCCTAGTATTGCCAAGATGGGTGAAGAACAAACCAGCGAACCCGACGGTGTCGAAGTTAAATTCTCAGTCAGTGACCGTTGGGACTTTAGTAAGTTCCAAGAAGAAGCACGATATGTCTACACTTATTTTGCTCTGCGCCCAGTTATCAGCGGTGTCAGCGACTTCCGTTTCCGTGATGTAGAATATGATGCTAAGGATATCATTCCAGGCGTTCACTCATACACAGACGGACACCGTCGTGCTGTAGCCATCATGGGCAATATTGCCTATCCTATAGATGTTCCTAACACAGAACAGGCTATGGGCGAATTGCGCCTGTTGTTGAACTGTGGTTTGGAAATGCACTTTGCTATTGGCGAATTAGACTTCCAAGCAAGCCGTGAAGGTTTGTCATACATTCCTCAGACTGTAGATGCCATCAAGCGCAAGTTAGAGGCAGTAAATGCTCAGTTGGCTGTTCACGTAGCCAAAGAAGCAGATGCTATTCCTAACCTGTGGGATCGTGCTATCTTCTTGACTAAGAAGTATCATAATGGTTTGTGGCAAGCGGCGGTTAAGAAGTATGTAGCAGACACTAACCTGTCTACATTCGATGACAGCCGTTACGGCGGTACTAAGACTTTCAAAATGGGTGTTGAAGATCTTGCTAAGAAATACAACATCGTTATCAGAGGTTTTAACTATGCCAAGCACACTAAGGCATATCCTAACCGTAAGGCTGACACACAATACAGTGATAACAAGAACGCTCAAGGGCATTACGATATGTTTGCCTACTGGGGCATTACTGTAGAGGACCGTGTACAGTTTATCGTTAATGATACCAATATCGGTGCCCTTGAACGTGCCAAGTTCCACTATCGTGAAACTAAGCCAGACAATAGTGCTACAGTCTTTGTCTTAGATAAATTAAACAAAGACAAAGTCATGAACACTAAGGCGTTCTTTAAGGCTATTGCTAATCCTCCAGAGGATCGTATTGTAAAAGCCAGTTCGTTGTCGAAGAAAGAACGTCAAGTTGGTTTGGCAAAGAACGTTACAATCTTGTGTTTGCAAGAACGTGGCACAGGTGGCTACTATCGTGAACGCGAAATGGTTTGGCGTGATGCTGGTAAGGCTGACAGTTTTGATGATGCTACTACTTACTACTACTTGCCTTTGAGCGGTTTTGAAGTTCAAAGTAAGTATGGTATGAGCAACGTCAAAGAGTTTTACAACGATTTGAAAGACTGTGGTTTAACTGGTTTGAAGACTACAATCTACGGTGTGCGTAAAGGCGACATTGAGTTTATTAAGACTCAAAAGAATTGGGTCAACATTGAAGAGCACATTGTTAGTGTTTTGAGCAAGCCAATTGATAATAAACTTGTTATGAGTTTGGTATTGCAGGCTGTTGACAATTTCAACCTGTTGCAGTATAATGAAAGCATCATGTTTAATGTTACTAACAAAAATAGTCCGTATGTTGAATTGGTAAAACAGTTCAAGGGCTATGAAAAGATTAAGTACAGTGAACAAAGTTTGAAGCGTTTGTGCAATCGTTATGCTCCTGGTGTAACCTTTAGTCCAGAAGCTCAAGTGCAGAAGTTTACTGATGAATGTGCAACCATTAGTAAGCGTTATCCGTTGTTGGCATACTTGCGTAGTGCGCCAAATCATGAAGTTGCTGAGTACGTTAATTTGATTGACACACAGAAAGGTGTTTAAAATGTTTCCATATTTGATTCAAGGCAAAAATATTGTTGTTGTAATTAACAACAATCCACATACAATTACTTCTACTCATATTGCCTATGAGAAAGTCAAAGAAGCAATTAAGACAGGTGACTGGGACACAGTACAGGAAGTAATTGAGCCAAAGAAAATTGTGCTCGAATATGGTGCTGGTAACATCGCTATCCAAGGAGACAAGTTCTACTGGAAGGGACAAGAGTTCCACAACACATTGGCAGATAGAATTATTTCTATGTACCAAGATGGTTTCCCAATTGAGCCTATGGTTCAGTTTATGGAGAACTTGATGAGCAACCCAAGTCATCGTGCTGTTACAGAACTGTACAAGTTTTTGGAAAAGGGTAATTTGCCAATTACCAATGACGGTCACTTCTTGGCATACAAGAAAGTTCGTAAGGACTATAAGGATTGCCACAGTGGTACAATGGATAACTCTGTTGGACAGATTGTTGAAATGGAGCGCAACCAAGTTGACGACAAGGCCGAAAACACTTGTAGTTCTGGTCTGCACTTCTGCTCACGTGAGTACTTGGACCACTTTGGTGGTGAACGTACAGTGATCCTTAAGATCAATCCACGTGATGTTGTAAGCATTCCTACTGACTACAATGCGTCTAAGGGTCGTGCTTGCCGCTACGAAGTTATTGGTGAATTGGGCGTACATCCAGACGATGCTTTCAAAGCACCTGTCCAGGATGAAGCCTACACACAAGAGCAGTTGGATGCCGCTGTTAAGGCCGCAGTCGATGCCGCTCTTAAGGTAACACAATGATTAGACTTTGGCTAGTCTTTGCAATCCTTGCCGTCCTGATCCATTTAGGTATTACTACCTGGAGGAAAATGGAGGGCAAGGAGCGTTGGTCATTGACAAAGTCATTGGCCTATAGTATAATTGTTTCACTGTTAGCACTAATGGTGATGACAGCAATCGTAATTTTATTTTAAGGAAAAACAATGAAGCGTATTTTAACTCTCTCTATTCTTGCCGCCGCAGTTTTGGCAACGGGTTGTACTCGTATCGAAACTGGTGAAGTTGGTCTCCGTGTCGGTTTTGACAAGCAGGTCAAGAATGAGGAATTGCTTCCTGGTTCGTTTAACCAAACTATTATCGGCGATGTACTTACATTCCCAACTAAGGAAATTAGTGTCAAAGTTGAAGACATGACTCCATTGGCTAAAGATAATAGCACAATGAAGGACTTTGATGCGTTGGTTACTTATAATATCAATCAAGCACAAGTGGCCGAGATTTATAATACAAAAAATAAATCATTCCACGCTAGTCATAATGGCGATGTTTACTTGATGTATAATTACATCTTTAATGCTTCACGTAATGCTATCTACAAAGCCGCACGTAAGTATGAAGCATTGGAAATGGGTGATGCACGTCAAGCAATGGAAACTGAAATCAAAGAACAAGTTACTCGTACACTGGCTGAAGAAAAGTTGGATGGTACTATTGTAATTGGACAAGTTCTTATTCGTAACATTGTGCCTGCAGACTCTGTTGTAGCCAGCGCCAACGAATTGGTCAAAGCCAAGAACGAGTACAAGACCGAAGAAGTCAAAGTTGCTACTGCTAAGAAACGTAACGAATCGATGCAGGCCAATCCGATGGCAATTCCATTGTTGAAGGCGGAGGCAGAAGCAGAAGCCATGCGTAAGTTGCCCGATGCTATTGCCAACTTCAAAGGTCAAACTTTGGTTATCAACGGTGTTGTAACTCCTACTGTTACTACCAACGGTAAGTAATATGTTAAAACGTTTACTTTGGCAACGCAGTGGCGGACATTACCTCTTTTGGCTGTCCGCCATTTATCTAGTAGTTGGCTTTGCTAACATTGCCTACAAATTTACAGAAGCAGAATACATCCAAATGGTTTGGATTCTTTGCTTAATGATTCCGCTGGTAGTTAAACCCGTAGCACGTTGGCTCAACATGACTACAATTTGGGAACGATAATGCGCTTGAAGCTCAATGGATAGGCAGGGACTTCTAAACTCCCGATAGCAGGTTCGATTCCTGTCTAGCGCACCATTTTTAAGAAAGAGAAGTAGTATGGATATGGATCAGGCGGCAGTATTTTTAGCCGGATCAGTTTTAACAGTTTTAGGATTCTTGATAATCCTAGGCGGTATTCTTATCGCTAATAACTTAGTTGCCAAATATTGGAAGTCGTGGGGTTGGTCATGGATGCCACATTGGGCACATGAACCACAACGGTTTATGACACAAGAAGAATCTGAAAAGATTCCGCCATATATGAAAGACAATCATGGCAAAGAAGAAACAAGCAAAACAGTTTAACTACGCAGTAGGACATTACTGGGAAGGCGAAACCGGCTCGGTAGGAACTTATGCTTACGGTAATGACATCTTCTACGGTACTATGGAACAGGCACAGAGCTTCTTGAAGTATGTTCAGGAAGAGAACAAGAAGAAAAAAGTGGCTGATCGCAGAGATTGGAGAATTTTTCAACTGATCGAAGTGCCGATATAAATAAATTTGTAGGGTGGTCCTACACTAACACTCTTTAATAACTAGGCGTTTAGAGTGTACGCCGTAAAAAGGAAGAACCATGATGTATAATCAAAAACTAGTAGCCTCTATCAAATCAAAAGGCAAAGTGCTCCGTGAATTCAAGGACACAGTCTATATTCCGTTCGCTAGCGAATATAGTATCTTACTCAAAAATCTTAATACAACTCGTGCTGTCGTAAATGTGTTTATCGACGGAGAGAATGTCGTCCCTGGCGGATTGGTCATTGACCCGGGTCGGACTGTCGACTTAGAGCGTTGGATTAAAAACGGCAATCTCTCCGAAGGTAACAAGTTTAAGTTTATCGAACGCACAAGTGCAATTGAAGATGGTCCACGTGGTATCAAACTAGAAGACGGGTTAATCCGTGTTGAATATCAATTTGAAATTCCACGCCCTATTCTAAACATTCCTACTTGGAGCTCAACTACTCTTACTAGGGGTATTAGTGGTAGTACAGGAGATTGGGCAAGCCCGATGGGTGCTACTTACTCTACCAATGCCAGTCTTAACAGTATGAATGTAACAGCAAGTGCCGCAAGTTTTAAAAATGAAACCGGCATTACTGTTCCAGGTAGCAAGTCCACTCAGTCATTCCAACATGTCACAGTTGGCGCACTAGAATCTACAGTACACAATATTGTGCTGAGACTAGTAGGCGACTTGGGAGATAACAAACCTGTTGAAAAGGCAGTGACAGTTAAAGCCAAACCAAAATGCGTAACTTGCGGCAAGCAGAATAAAGCTCACGCTAAGTTCTGTTCAGAATGCGGTACTGCATTAGAAATATTTGCGTAAATAAAAACACGGGGGGTGAAAGTCCCCCTTTAACTAAAGGAAACGAAAATGAAATAGATTGAATATGCTTGTAAGGACCTAGTGTTCCATTTTAACAAAAAACACTTAGAAGATCAGACCATACCTATGTGGGTCTTAAAATTTCATGGGGAGACATTATATGTCAATCACGTAGACTGTACAGTTGCTTGGAGCACCAAGGAAACACCAGACAACAGTCATACAAAAGGTAGCATTAAAGTCAAGAACGTACTATTACGTGTCGACGATGAAAACAATGCTCAAATCTCCGAACTCACGTTAATAGATAAATTTAGACTACGTAACCAAAAGTTAGGTATTACTAGAATTATGTTTAGACCTCATAGCGAAATGCACAAAGCATTGTTGGCTAACGAATACAAGCACGGTCCTATGAAATACATTCAAGGTAGATGTACTAGTACATTTATTATTTGTGATCTTTTGGATAGGAAACAAGTAACGTTCGCCCAACTCAAGTATGATGATTGGAGAGAAGTTAAACCAAACGAGTCGTACTACACACAATACGATGACACTAAAGGATCCAATTTACATGTCGACTATGGACACCCAAGTACACCGTTTGAATATAGTTGATTTGGCACTAAAATATATTGACTACTGATTTACACTTATATATACTATACAAAGTGATTTAGTATAATCGCTTTTAATTGCCGTACGGAAGGTATGTAAATTTGCCGTACGGTTTACACATAAGGAAAATTTAAAATGAAAAAATTTGTTATTGCAACTCTGTTTGCCGCTGTTGCCGGTGTCGCTTCTGCGGCAGGTAACGTAGTTGGATTGGAATATAAATTCGAAGATCCACGTGGCACAGGAGCCAACCAACAAGGTTATGAGTTTACTATCGGTACACAAGCCGCATCAAATGTTGGTGTTGACCTAAAAGGTGAAAACATGTACACAAATGGTAACGGTGCAAACTCTAGTAAACTAGAAGTTGGTGTTACTCCAACAGTTGGTATTACAGACAAACTAAGCGGATATGTTCGCGGTGCAGTCGGTGAGAAATGGCAAGTTGGTAATCGTTTCGATTACTACTCTGTTGAACCAGGTGTTAAGATTGCAGTTAATGATCGTTTTGGTCTAAGAGCTGGTTATCGTTATCGTACTGGTTTCTCCAGTGGCGACAACTACATGACACGCACTTGGAGAATTGGTGCTGACTACGGTGTTACTAAAAATGGTACAGCCTTTCTTGGATTTGATCGCCAGGAAGGTGATATCAACAGTAACGTAGTAAGTGTTGGTTACAAGTACGGTTTCTAATCAAACCAAAATTAATAAAGGGCCTTCGGGCCCTTTTGTTATTGAAAAAACCTATAAGCGTTATTAAAATAATTATTGGAAAAACCTATTGATTTTGCATTTTAATAGGATATATAATATACACATACAACGAAGAGTTGTTATAGTTTTCAAACACACACAAGGAGAAACAAATGAAAACAGTTGGACATAAATTAGAAAAATTCGCAATTACTGGTGTTAAGCCAGGACAACCAGAAGATGCTTTCTTTGACATTACAGATGAAAGTTTTGCTGGCAAGTGGAAAGTAATCGTTTACTACCCAAAGGACTTCACATTCGTTTGCCCTACAGAGATTGTAGCCTACGATAAACTAGCAGGTGACTTTGCTGACCGTGACGCAGTATTGCTAACAGGTAGCACAGATAACGAGTTTTGTAAAATCGCATGGCAAAAAGCACACCCAGACTTACAGAAAATTACACATACACAATTTGCAGACACACAGCGTGGCGAGTTGTCATTGATTGAGCAGTTGGGTGTATTTTATGCTCCAGCAGGTGCGGCTCTACGTGCTACATTTATTGTTGACCCAGAGAACGTTATCCAGCACGTTACTGTCAACAACTTGAACGTTGGTCGTAGCCCAGAAGAAACTTTACGTATTCTTGATGCGCTACAAACTGGTGAGTTGTGCGCTTGTAACCGTACAGTAGGCGGCGAAACTCTTTGATAGGATCAATTATGCTTGATTGTTTAATCCTAGGCGATAGCCTAGCAGTAGGAGTAGGACAAGTTCGTACAGAATGTGTTACTCGTGCTAAGAGTGGCATTAACAGTTATGACTATGTTAATCGTCATGTGTTACACACTCAGGGCACTACACAGGCAAAAAATGTAATCATTAGTCTAGGGTCAAACGATACAGCAAAAATAAACACAGTGGAGGAACTAGACAGTCTAAGACAACTAGTAGACGCCACTCGTGTTTATTGGATTGTACCTAATATCAAGGACGATAAGAGACGGGCAGTTCTTGCAGTAGCAGAAAAATACAAGGACTTTGTAATAGATGCTAGAAAGCACGAAACTAGCCCGGATCACGTACACCCAACTTACAAAGGCTATAAAAGCATAGCCAAAGCAACTAAAGGAGACACACTATGACACAATGGGTTGATCAATTAAAAGAAGGTTTACCAGAATACGCCAAGGACACAAAACTAAATCTGGATGCAGTAATCAAGCGTAGTACACTATCAGATGTTGTAGAAGCAGAAGGTTGTGCATTGGCCGCGGCTATGAGCACCGGCAATGGAAAATTGATTAGTTTCATCATGAGCAACATCACAGACGAAAAAGAACGTGATGCCGCGATGACCGCTGGTTCAATTATGGCACAGAACAACGTTTGGTATCCATATGTTGAGATGGCAGACGATGAGCAACTAAAGGGCTTGCCAGCACAGTTACGCATGAACGCTATCGCAAGCCATGGCGGAACTACCAAGGCTCGCTTTGAAGCATACAGTCTTGCCGCAAGTATTGTTGGCAAGTGTCATTTCTGTGTTAAGGCGCACTACGAAACATTGAAGAAGGAAGGCTACACCGTAGAACAACTTCGTGACATCGGACGTATTGCCGCAGTGATCAATAGTCTAGCAAAAGTACTAAACGGTTAATACAAAAGTGTGGCGGTTTTCAAAATGTTGCAAAATCGCCACATTTCAACATAGGTATTGACAAGTTTTATAAATACTCATATAATACAAATATTGTAAAGCAATCACTTTCCACAAAACATTAGGTTGTCCAAAAAAGACAAAAAGATGTTGACAAAGATGTTGAAAGGCATTACAATACAAAGACAGTAGCAATTCCGCTACAACTTTTAAGAAGGTAAGAAAAAGAGAAACAAAATGCAAACGATTAGTTTACATAGACAAACGATATCTAAACAAGCCAAAGCGCCGGCATGTATGTCCGCCTATTGGTCACAGTTTAGTAATGTCGGGCTAGGTCTAGGTAATGATCGTACACCTGAGATTATCGTAGGGTTCTTGGAGGATCGTGTAAGTTAACAGTAACATACACAATAACTTTTAAGAACCCTGGACTAAAAACCCAGGGTTTTTTGTTTTGTAAGATTTGGAAATGAAAATGAATTTTGAAGATTTTAGAAAACAGAAAAGTGCCAAAGTGCTAAGTGAGCATGAACTGGACGACGATGCTTTTGAAAAACTCATCGAAGAAAAGTTTAATCGTGCTCGTGCTTATCACACAGCACTTTACAAGAGAGAAGTTGAGCTCGTAGAGCAAGACTAATCTCAAACGTGTTATAGGGAACGCGACCCTGCCTGCACGTAAAACATGGGCTTAATGTGGGCGGCCTACCGGATGGTAAGTTCTAGGCGATAACTAGAATGTGTAAAAAGGTAGCGTATTAAAGCATACTGCCGAACAATCAAATGGCAGTAGCCGATGAGTAGTATGCTTTAATACACACTTTCGAAAGAGAGTGTTATGTATCCCTAGTGTTAATGGCAGCACGACAGTCTCCAAAACTGCTAGTCGGGGTTCGAGTCCCTGGGGGTACGCCAATAATGCAACGGTGGCAGAGAGGCCCAATGCAACGGATTGCAAATCCGTAAAACCGTCAGTTCAAATCTGACCCGTTGCTCCAGGTTATATCCCCCGTTAGCTCATGGAGAGCAGGTCGGCTTATAACCGATTAATCTAGATAAGGTCCAGGATGAGGTTCGATTCCTCAACGGGGGACCATAAGGAGAATATTATGGCAGTACTTGTAGTGTTAGTTATAATGTTCGTGTTGTATCAAGTTTTGAAAAAATATTAAAAGGAGAGTAGCATGAAACGTGCTAAACGTTAGTGTCACTCTAGATCTCCCGTATGGTCTAGGGTTGGCACGTAAAATCAAATCAATACGTACAACCCTGTTTAGCGTCAATGGTAGCGCACTTGACTCTTAATCAATGAGGTGTGAGTTCGAATCTCACAGCAGGGACCATATGGGGGTATAACTTAATGGTTAAAGTAGCGGGCTTTTAACCCGTAAATCAGAGTTCGATTCTCTGTGCCCCTACCATATGAAAGCATTCTTAACTGGTCGCATAGCGTCAGTAGTAAGGACGGGCCACCATCTTATGACGAAAAAGGCATAAGAGTGCTTCCATATGGTAGTGTATAAAAACAAACTAACCACAGCCAGGAACTATAGACTCTGGGTGCATAGCGCATTGTCGTTAGTTTCTTTTTGTATAGTATTATTCCTGGATAGTTAAATGGTATAACAATCGGCTGATAACCGGTCATTCTGAGTTCAATTCTCGGTCCAGGAACCAATTTACATAGCGTTCGACTTCTGGGGAGGTCATCACCCTTTCAAGGTGACTAGGCGGGTTCGATCCCCGTACGCTATACCAGAGCAAATAGAGATCTTGTGGGTTCATCCATGTTCTCTCAATGTTTGTTAGTTTCAATGGGTGGTATAGAAACTAACACCAATTTGGGGGCAGTAGTGGGCTACGGTCTTCCCTTGCAAGGAAGATGTCTAGAAGGATTCGATTTCCTCGGCCTCCACCAAATTTGCGACAATGGTGGGTTAACCGGCCTTGCCGGGGCATTCTAGATTACCGCGAAGGTTCGAGTCCTTCGGTCGCAATTATTTTTATCTCTGCGTAATGTCAATCTGGTAGACGGCCTGATCTGGAGTCAGGAGGCTGTACGTTCGAATCGTACCGTGGAGACCAATTTTGCCCTTGTATCCTTAGTGGTAGAGGTCCTGTTTTGTAAGCAGGGTGTGGTGGTTCGATTCCATCCTGGGGCACCAAGTTTTGTAAGTGTCAGCAAGAGAATGTCACGCTATTGTAGGTAAGTTCGAACTACCTTAATAGTAAAAGGGGACGGGTTCAACTCCCGGGGGATCGGAAGATCCCTGCAGATTGGTTGCTAACTGGACTAGTATCCCAAGTGACGTACCGAGTCCCAGCCGGCTTTATATACATGGGTGAATGGTTGCTATAACGATGGGGCAACTACTTACAAATTCAATCTGTTGGCCTATGGTGTAATGGTAACACAACTGACTTTGACTCAGTCGTTCCAGGTTCGAGTCCTGGTAGGCCTGCCAATTTTAACGGTCCTTAACTCAATGGATTAGAGTGCCAGTCTTCGAAACTGGAGGTTGGGAGTTCGAGTCTCTCAGGGCCGGCCAATGGTGTTGCTAGTGTAGTGGTCCGCACGGCTGTCTGTGAAACAGTAAGGCAGGGTTCGATTCCCGGCTTCACCCCAAATATCGCCGCTTTAGCAAATGTGGTCATTGCACCGGTTTGAAGCACCGAGGAACTTGGTTCGATCCCAAGGGGCGGCACCATAATTATGCCCTTGTACGCTAATTGGTAATGCGAATGGATTTAAAATCCGTTGTGTGTAGGTTCGAATCCAACCAAGGGTACCATGCCTCTGCTGATGGAGCAGTGCCAGGTCTTCTAAACCAGGTTATAGTAGTTCGAATCTACTCAGAGGCGCCAAGGCTCTTGTAGGTAAATGGTATACCAGTGTCTTGGTACGACACAATCGAAAGTTCGATTCTTTCCTTGAGCACCAGATATACCCCTGTGGACAAATTGGTAAAGTCGTCTCTCTCAAAAGGAGAAGTTCTCTCCGTTCGAATCGGAGCAGGGGTACCACATTTGTAGCAGATTCTATCTACAACGAATTATACAAGTAAAACAACGAAGCGTGGCAGAGTCCGGTTTATTGCACCTGTCTTGAAAACAGACGATCCGAAAGGGTCCGTGAGTTCGAATCTCACCGCTTCGGCCAAAAGGTGTTGACTTGTTTAACAGTTGATCGTATAATACAAATATAGTGAGTTGGCCGAGCTGGTCGAAGGCACCTTCCTGCTAAGAAGGCATTCCTGCAAAAACGGGGATCAAGGGTTCGAATCCCTTACTCACTGCCAAAATGTCTTGACTAGTTTCTAAAGTTCATATACAATAGAGACTAGTTAAGAAATTAACCTAGTTCTTTAAAAATTTCAAGCAGATATGGATGTGTAGGAAAATTGGTAACCCCAGTGGACTGTAAATCCGCCGCCTTACGGCACTGCTGGTTCGACTCCAGCCGCATCCACCATTAAGAAATAGCATTGACGGGTATCGTCTATGGACGCATAGACTTATGAAGGATAAGGCCATCTTACCCTTCTGAGAAAACCGTGAACAATGGCTTATGAGGAGAATCGAACTCCACTCAGAAATACGTTTCATCCCATAGGGTGTAATGTTATTTTTTAATGGTAAAAATTTAAGGGTAGTTTATTATCCTGTTGGCGGTTCGCCGTTGACGAAGAATAAGTTGAGTGATCAACCCAAAGGAGGTAAGCCTACGCAACTCCGCCAGTAATGGTTCATGTAAACAAGCCTGCTCACTACCGCGAGGTAGCGTTCACTGAGAAGACCGGTGGATGTAACAATGAAGCAAGTGTTAGGGAAAGAATGTGTATCGACTGGCCCGCAAGGGAACCAGGGTGCATGAAAAGTAACGGGTGGTGCTGACTTCCTAACAAAACCAACTTGCGAATTGGTATGAGAAAGGGTAGTGTATTTGTCCAAGGGGTCGCTCCTAAGGGCTTGTATGCAATATTAATGGTTAGTGGACTGTTTTGATGCAGGACATTGATCGTGAAATATCACTGAGTAGTCCGCGAGACAAAAGGTATGTGGTGAGTTGTATTCAGTAATCCAAAAGGTTATTGAGCAACAGAGGCAGCTCATCGCGGTAGGTTTGATATAGCGTAATGGTAACGCAATTGCCTCTTAAGCAATGGACTGTTGGTTCGATCCCAACTATCGATTATAAAATGCAAAGACTGCCTCGGTCATATGTGAAAAGCATCTAATACTCGAGCCGCAAGGTAATCGAGTCAGACGTAGCTCGCAAGGTGAAATCTGTTTATGCTGGAAGTTTCGTAAGTGGTTAGCGCCGCTGAATGGCTCGCAAGGTCAACGGAGTAGATAGCGTAGAATAGCATATGGCGACAAGACTACTGCCTGTCTTTAAAAACGGCGATGCTGATAGTGGACATAGGTACAGTAATGGCTTATGTGGATGTCTAGAGAAGGTTGGCTCGCAAGGCTGACTATAATGCTAGAGGCACTATTGGCTAACGTATAATCTCAGCGTTAGCACTATTCTAAAACACATTAGCTCGAACCGAATAACGGCATTATAAATGCTTCTGGTAGTTGGTTAGTGTGTTTCAGAATAGAATTTGCACCGTTAGCTCAGTTGGTCAGAGCGCCGGCCTGTCACGTCGGAGGCCAGGGGTTCAAGTCCCCTACGGTGCGCCAAGATAACTATTAATATGAAAACACTTTTAATTTTAGGAGATTGCCAAAGTAATGGCAATAATTGTTTGGCTGGTGACATAGTCAACGACGATGCTCCGAGGACTTGGAGTCTACGTTTCCATAATGATTTTAGAAGTGTTTTTAAATGGTATCTAAAACATAGAAAAGAAAACAATGTTACAACACCTATGCCCAATGGCAATATGGAAAATGTTGTTTGGCATTATCTATGGGAAGAAGAACAAAAAGCCGCATGGCCTAATTTCTTAAATGTTTCCAATGTAGTTAATATATCTATTAACGGTGGACATTTTATAGGTCATCACAAAAGATTAAAACAGTACCTAGCAGAGAATCCTAAACCGGATCATGTATTAGTTACAGATTACACGTTTAGTCATATAGCACACAGTTTCAAATATAACAATCAACGATATGTATTTGAACGTGAAAATTATGTAGACGGAGAATGGAATCCAGATAGATATCCAATTGAAGTTCATAAAAAGCGATTAAACGGTATTGCTTTTCAAAAAAGTCAAAGCAAAGATTGGCATATTCGTAGACATAGAAATGGTTACAATATGTTAATTAAGTTTTTAGATTCTCAAAATATTAAATGGACGACTGTTAGGTTTGGAGATCCTAATCCTGACAACTCAGAAATTTTTAAAGAGTTTATGCACACTGGTATAGATTGTACTGAATACGGAAAACAGTATATGAGTGCTAATGGTGAGAATGCAAAAATTAAATTGTCTGTGCAAGAAAAAATTGCAACGACAATTCAGGAATACTTAAATAGTATTGTCAGTTAATGCCCTGGTGGTGGAATGGTAGACACGCTGGTCTTAGAAGCCAGTGGCGAGAGCCGTGAGAGTTCGAGTCTCTCCTGGGGCACCAAAATATGCGGGTGAAGTGTTTGTGGTTACACGTCAGTCTTCCAAACTGAAATAGACGAGTTCAACTCTCGCCTCCCGCTCCATCATTCGGAGTGTAGCGCAGTCTGGTAGCGCATCTGGTTTGGGACCAGAGGGTCCAAGGTTCGAATCCTTGTACTCCGACCAATGTTAGTTTGCCTGGTTAGCTCAGTGGTAGAGCGTCTCGTTTACACCGAGAGGGTCGGCAGT